AGCTTTTTATTGCACTTTTTATCAGTGTTTGAAGCTATTTGACACTTTTGGCATTGACCATTTTTGTCAATAGGTTGTTCTGGTTCTTTCTTACAATTATCTGGATTGTTTTTGTTATCTTTATCTTCATCAAGATATTCTATATTATAAAGCTCAATAATATATTTATCTTTAATTGTATATGTTCTTGTGTTTTTACACATACTAATACCAAGAACACCTTTTTTTATTAACTTATCAAGAATATATCTGATTTGTCTAACACTGAACATTTTTGATAAATCAGACATTTCATTCATTGACATACAAATATGGTTGCAATTATTTTCTTTAATATTTTCTTTTACCCACATAGCAATATTTTCTATTAAAATAGCAGGTCTAATGTCATATCTTTTGGATAGTTCTAAATTAAAACTATAATTAAACATTTTTGATTCCTCCAATTTTTTTAAATTTTTGTATATACTTTTTTAATGAAAAAATATAAAATAAAGTATTGACTTTAAAAAAAGTATATGTTAAGATATAAACATATTCGGGGCGTACTTAAGCATAGCCTTGATTCGTGGGAGAAAAAAAGCTTGAATTTTAAATTTTATTATTAAGTTTTTAGAAAAAAAGCTTTAAATTTTAAAATTTATTATTAAGTTTTTTAGAAAAAAAGATTTAATTTTAAAATTTTATTATTAAATTTTTTAGAAAAAAAGCTTTAAAATTTATTATTAAATTATTAAGTTTTTAAGTTTTTAAGTTTTTAGCAATATTAAGTTTTTAAGTATTTAAGTATCATTTCTTATAAGCAAGTTTAAAAATTAAATATCTTTTACAAAAAAATTATGACGGTTAGTTTCAGCTAACCGTTTGAATCGTCCTAAAGAAAATTATACCACATAAATAAAATAATACAATATCAAATCTAAAAAAAATAGACCAAATTTTTTGGTCTATTTTTGATTCTTACAAATTTGAACATTATCATTCATACCATATTTCATATGTATAATCTTTATATTTAATATCTGGAATTTTAACTTCAACTAACCATGTAAATCCTTTTTTTAATTTTTCATTGCTATCTGAAGTTTCTTTAACAATATTTCCATTTTTATCTTTGAATATAAATTTTACATAAACCATATTCATATCTTTATTTAATGTATTTTCTAATTCGCCAATAAGAGCATCATTTGATAATCTTATTGATTTTATTTTTAATTCTGTAGCTTTAATTCTAATATCTTGTTCATTTTTATTTAAACAAATTGAAAAAATAATTCCAATTATTCCAATCATAATTAAAATTATAATTATTTTTACTGTATATTTTTTCATAAAATCACTCCTATTTAAAGTTTAATAAAATTAATATCATTAAAATCTATATAATTTTTATTGAATTTGTTTAAAAATAAATTCAATAATTTTACATATATAAATTTTATAATATCTTCTTCAGTTTTAATCGGTCTAGGTTCATGCTTATTAGTAAAACTATTATAAAACATAACTATATACTGATGTCCTTTATTAGTATAATTTAATGCAAATTTAAAGTTATAATCTTTTATTTTAAATTTACATATATAGCAATTAAAATTACCTAGCTTATTTATATTTGAAAGATGAATTTCTTTTATAACAGGTTCAAATACAAATAAATCTTTTATTCTTTGATAATATTGTTCTTTTGTTATAGCCATTTAAATCTCCTTTATATTTTTTTTTAGCATAAAAATAATATCATTAAAGAATAAAAATGTAAATATGGTATAATAAACAAGGGTGATAAATATGATTTTGTTATGCTGGAAATGTAACAAAGAACATGATATAGAATATAAAATAGGAAATCCAATATTTTGTGAATGTGGTGGAACTATAATAAGTAATTCAGGTAAAATAATGGCAGGAGTAAAAGATTGTTTTAAGGATGATAAAAAAAATGAAAAAATCAACAATTCGAAATCAAAAAAAACAGAAAAAGATTGAAAAACTTTTTTTTGAAAGATTAAAAAAAGAAGGATATATCATTGAGCAATTTGAAAATACACCTAAACAATATGCAATTAAAGGAAATTGTATTTATGGATTTATAAATACAAATATTAATTCTACAACATTTTGGACAGATGGGATGATTGTTATAGACCATAAAAACTGTTTTCAAAAAACTTCAAGATGTCCATGTTGTATTTATATACCACAAACAGAAGAAAAAATTGAATATATAATACAACAATTAAAATTTTGGGGAACTGATGAAGGTTTTAAAATATCAAATGAATATGAAGAAAATAAATGGATTAATGAATATATAAAAAAAATTAAATAAAGGAGTTTGAATTTATGGCAAATAAAAATAAAATAAAATATAAAAATAATCTACAAAAATATAGAGTATGGAAAAATATGACACAAAAACAACTGTCTGAAATGTGTAATGTTTCACAACCAATGATATATAAAATTGAAAAAGAAAATTATTTGCCCAATTATATCATTAGACAAAAAATATGTAAATTTTTTAATGTTACTCAAAAACAAATGTTTACAGAATTAATTGAATAAAAAATATTTTTGTAATATTTTTTATATAGACAAATTATTTGATTTGATATATAATATTTTTGTAGTATTATCTATAGTATAAATAAACCTTTTTTAAAATTTTGTTCAGTACAAAAGAAACAAACACAAAAAACATAAGACAAAAACCCAGTATGAGCCATACTGGGTTTAAAACTATAAAAAAATAAATTAGGAATTTGAAAATGCATACATTTTTAATTCAAGTTGTAAAAAATGAAATAGTTGATGATTTTTGTTTTCATTTAATAGATGCTAAAAAAGAAATACATTAAATAGTATTTCTTTTTTTTGTATAAAATTTTGTTCTTGGATTAACACAATTTTCAATATTTTCTTGTGCGAATTTTCTTAGCTCAATTTCAGCTTCTTCATTTGATTCAACATATACTATTTTATATACACGATGTCTTTTACCATTTTTATCAAATCCTAAAGAAATACTAAGTTCATATGAACCAGAAGGCAATTTTCTATAATAGCCTGTATTATTTTTTCTTTTTTTCATAATTAGTCAAAATTTCCTTTTTAATTTTATATATTTTAATTTTATGATTAAACAAAACACAATTACAATATTCACAATCATTTATATCAGAAATAAAACTTATATATTTTTTATATTCTTTATTTTCTTTAAATAAAAAAAGTATTTGAATTATTAATATAAAAAATATAAACATTGCAACAATATAATCACTATTACATATAAAATATATAATAGGAACTATTGTAATAAATATACATACGGAATTAATTATATTTCTAACTATAAAATTAAATTTTTCTTTTTTCAATATTTTATCCATTTAATCACCCAAATACATTATATAACATAATTATTTTTAATGTAACATTGATTATGTTACATTTTAATTTATAATGTTACATTTAAATACAATAGCAAAATGTATTGACTGTTACCACATAATTAAATATAATAAAATTATAATTTATAGTATATGATAAAATATGATTTTATAAAAGATTCTCTTTTCTTTATAAAATATGTCATTTCGTTAAAATACACTAATATATTCATTATCATATACTATAAATTTTTATTTTAATGAACACCATTTTTTATTTAAACTTTTAATTTTATAATTAGCAAAAATAATTTTTAAAATTTCATCTAATTTATTTCCTTTTAAAAATAACCACGGATTAATAAATATTATTGTTTTATTGTTATTTTTAATTTTATAAATTATCTTTTTTTGTATAAGACTATTGATTGAATTATATACAGTAGTTTTAGGAATTGAAGTTAAAGCAATTATATTTTTAATGCTCATATATCTTTCATTTTTATACTTTAAAGAGCAATCATAATCAACATAAGGTAAAATACTAAATAAAAAAACCTTTTCAGTAAAAGATAAAATTTTGAGCTGCAGCATTAATTCATCAATATTTATCTTTATAAAATTTTTATAATTAAACCTTAAATAATCTTCAGAATATTTCTTTTTTGGAATACAATTTGAAGCAGAAATACAATTATAACCGTTATAATATGAATCATATAAATCAATATAATATTGTTCTTTTATATCAAGTTCATATGAATTATCTACAAATTCTAATATCTCAAATTGAAAAATATCTTTATTAGTTTCTTTTGTGTAAGCTTCTTGAAGTTTAATTGAATGATGCTTTTTGTTTTTCAACATGTAAAAATGCTCTTCATATCTTTTATCAAGCCTGGTACTTTGACCTATATATCTTTTCCCATTTTTAATATTATGAATACAATATATTCCCATATTATTATTCATTTGTTAATCTCCCCTATAAAATAAAATAAATATATATATAAATTATAACATAAAAAAAGAACTTTTATAAAATGAATAAAAAAATAAAATATTGACCATTTTTAAGGAGATTTATAAAAGTTCTTTATACAATATCAAATTAATAAAAATGTAATAAATATAATAGAAATAATTAAGTAAACAAATACTAACTGCATAAAAACGTGGAATGAAGGATTCGAACCTTCGCACCCTGTTTTACCAGAATCTAATGGTTTAGCAAACCATCCTCTTCACCAGACTTGAGTAATTCCACATAAACAATTGATTGATATAATAGTTGCCTAAAATAAATAATAAACTACAAATCTGTTTTTGGAGAAACTAAATTTCAATACTATATATTTAACTATTATACCAATCAATTAAACGATAGAGGTGGGATTTGAACCCACGGAACTTTTACATCCCCTAGTTTTCAAGACTAGTGCCTTAAAGCCAAACTCGGCCACTCTATCAAATATTTTTTTTGCTATATTGTTCAAAAAAGTCTTCATATGTTAAAATCTTTGATTCATTATCACTTATTAAAATTGCAACTTTTGAACAATTATTTATTCGTTGTAATCCTGCAAATACATCTGGTTCTCTTTCAACAAAACCTTTACCCATACAATTGATACATAATATACCATAACCATTATGATTAACAAACAAACCAGTATGATTACAAAAATCACAATTATATTTTTTCAATATTATTTATCCTTATGTTAATCTAATTTTGCACCAAAATTATCACATACACCTTTTAACCCATTTTGAAGTCCACTACCAATTGCATTAAACTTCCATTCATTTTCATGTCTATATAATTCACCAACAACTACAGCAGTTTCAATGCTGAAATCTTCACTTAAATCATATCTGATTAATTCTTCATTTGATTCTTCATTAACAATACGGATGAATGCATTTGAAACCTGACCAAAGTTTTGTTGTCTTATATCAAATTCATGAATTGTTACAGTAAAAGCAATTTTTTGAACGTTTTCTGGAACCATTGAAAGATTGATTTTTATTTGTTCATCATCTCCTTCACCTTCACCAGTCAAATTATCACCTAAATGTTGAATTGCACCAGATTCATTTTTTAAGTTGTTGTAAAATATTATACTAGTTTTTTTATTAACAACCTTTCCATCATCACCTATTAATACAGCTTGTGTATCTAAATCAAAATCATGTCCACCATCATATTTTTTAGTATCCCATCCTAAACCAACAAATATATTTTTTAATCCAGGATTTGTTTTAGTTAAATCTATTTTTTGACCTTTTTGTAAACTAATTCCCATATAAATTACCTCCTTCTATTAATATGTAAATTATATCAGATTATTTATAAAAATCAATATCTTTATATAGCTTTTGAAACATTTCACAATCATTACACCAAAAAACACATTCAATATTTTTGCATTCATCAAAATTCAAACCTTTTCGAATTTTAAAATGCGTACAATATTTTAATTTTCTCATATTTAAAAATCCTAATTTTGTTGTATGAATTTTTTCCTTACATATATACCCATCCCAATAAGTTAAATTGCCACATTTTTTACAAATATGATTTGGCAAATCTTTATCAATTCTATTCATAAATAACACCTCTTATGATATTATATCATTATAAAAAAAGGAGTGTTTATATTGGAAGCTAAATTAATTGGGATAAAGGGAACATGGAGAGAAGTTGCTGATTCAGCAAATACAACTATCAATCGAGAAGCTGGCGAAAAGGAACCTTCATCGAAATGGAAACGAAGAATGTTAATGTGTGAGCATTCACCTATAAGGCAAATACTTATAAAATGCAAATGGTATGAATTAAAATCATGGGTTTCAGTACATTTTGTGAGGCATAAATTTGGGATAGAACATTGGGTTAGAACCCAAAGGACAGATAGAACATTTATAAAAAGAGATGAACTATCCCAGTCAAATTTTGTTGAACATGAATTTGAAGCAAATGCACAAGCGATTATAAATATATCAAAAAAAAGATTATGTAATCAAGCTTCTAAAGAAACAAGGGAAGCATGGAAAGCTGTTTTAGAATCAATAAAGGATGAACAACCTGAATTATACAGTGTTTGTGTTCCAGATTGTATATATCGTGGATGGTGTTATGAATACAAATCATGTGGATTTTTTGTAACAGATGAATATAATGAAATGTTAAAACAATATAGGAGTATGTATAAATAAAATGAAAGTGAAATTGAAAAATATATCAAAAAAAAATATAAATAAAACAAGTATTTTAATAAATAAAAAAAGTATAGGATATAAAGAAACTGATTTTTTAAATGTAATAAATATATTTTTAACTGAAGGTCGAAAAAGAAAAGGATATTTATTTAATATGGATGATTCTAAAGTTAATTATAAATATTATACATTTATGGATGTTAAATCAACACACGAATTAATATTAAGATTAAGAGCAGTATTAAATTTTCATATTTTAAAAGGATTATCAATTGAAATTTTAAAAGAAAATTTTGTTTTGCCATATACAAATAATAAAAATATAAATAAAATATGATATAATATTTAAAAAAATGGAGGGTTGAACATATGAAATTGTTACCAGCAATTGAAAAAAGAAATATATTGCAAGAAAAATTCACTTCTAAATTAAAAGAAATAGAAGAAGAAATTTTTTATTCAAGCAGTAATTTTGAAGGCAAATACAGAAGTTATATTCCAAATTCAGAAACAGATGATAATTACAAAGATGCATATCTTTCAGAACCAGATTGTAGTAAAATAGAAGTAAAATATATAGTAAAAGATGTATTAAACAATTTAATAAAAATATTCAATAAATATGTAAATGCTACAATAGCAATAGAAGAAACAATTGGGAATGAAAACAAAGTTGAATTAAGTTTAAATAATAAAATAATAGGAAAATTTTCAGGAACAACTTTGTTAAGCATTGAAAATAATCTAAGAAAGCTTTTAAAAATATTCAAAGATATTCCAACTTTAGATATGAGTTATGATTGGAAACAAAGTGATAAAAAAAATATATTTGAGCATACTGAAATAGTTAATCGTACAACTAAATTTGAAACATATCAAGTAACTTCACCAGCAACAGAATTTCAACAAGCTGTAACACATAAAGTTGAAAGACCAATAACAGTTGGAAAATTTAATGATAGATATTTTTCAAGTGCTATATATCAAGATGAAAAAGATGCATATATAGAAAAAATTGAAAATTTTTTAGTTGATGTAAAAAAAGCTAAAAACAAAGCAAATGACATTGATGTTCAAAATTATAATATTGACTTTTCTAAATTAATATAATAATATAAATATGTGTTAGATTTAGATTTATAAATTTAACTTAGATTTAGATTTAGATTGTACATTTATTGTACGAACACAAAAGATTTAGATTTAAAAATGTAGATTTTTATATTTAATTAAATATTGTTTCAGGTCATAGGTTCAAATCCTGTCACTAGCTTATGTGCTAGTGTAGCTCAGTGGAAGAGCAGAAACATAAAAAATATTTTATTAATATATAAAAATTACAATTAATAAAACAACATTTGAAAGATGTTGTAGAATTTCTTTTTTATGAAAAGATGACAATGAAATATATCCATTTGGAGGATATATATTGTAAAATCAAATTAAAAAGAATAATAATACAGGTGAGAAAGGGTGCATGGATAAGCACCCTTTCGTTTATATAAACGAATTAAATAAATCACAAAAATAGTTCAAGTTTTGTGTTTAAAATCACAAAATTTGAACAAAAAAAATGCATCCGTTTAGATGCATTTTTTTTGTTGCATTTTTTAAAAGTATAAATGAAAAAAAAGTTATTAATATTTATATTTTAACATAAATAATATTAAAAAACAATATTATTTTTTTTGAATATACTATATTTGTATGGTATAATTACATAAAAAATTATAAAGATTTAGAAAAAAATTATTTAATGAATGAATTAAATAAAAAAATAGATAAAGGTGAAATATAATGAATACACAATATGATTTACAAAAAATGATTTTTGGAACAAAAATAAGAAAACTTAGAATTTCAAAAAAATTAACAATGAAAGAACTTGCTGAAAAACTAAATATAAAATCACAAAAAATTAATATGTGGGAAAATAAATATGCTATTACAGATTGTTGTACATTAATTAAAATTTCAAACTTTTTTAAAGTCTCAATAGATTATCTTTTAGGAAATGATGAATTTATTTTTGTTTTTTGGGGAAAATATGTTGTTGGGATGTTGTCGAAAAATAAAAATAAATATGAGTTTATGTATGGATTTCAAGTAAAAGATGCAGTTTTGAATGGATTTGATTTATTTATACCATTTGATAATATTAACAAAATATATAAAAATGAAAAAATGTTTCCTATTTTTTCAACTAGATTACCAGACAAAAAAAGACCTGAGTTAAAATACATACTACAAAAATATAGATTGAAAAAATATAATGAATTCAAATTACTAAAAAAAAGTGGTGGTAAGCTACCAACTGATAAAATCACATTTAAGGAGAATATAATATGAAAGAAAAAAAACTTTGTGATATAACATTTGAAGATATTCAACCTTCTGAGAATGTAAAAACCAAATCGTGTATCAATTGTGTTGAATGCTGCGATTTAAGCAGTGTGATAACATATGAAGAATTACATAATCTTATAAAAATAGCAAAATGCAACAAAAAAATAATTGAGCATATAAAACAAAGGATAAATCTTGATATAGATTTAATGAAAACTCACAAATGCAATTTTAAATGTATATTTATAGAAAACAATCAATGTATGATTTATGCAAACAAACCTTATATATGCAATGTATTTGATTGCAAAACGAATCCATATCCACATACAGATGAAACATATAAATACACATTACTTGATGTATATTTAAAAATCATAGAAAATATGAATTTTGAAAATCAACAAAAAAAAGATGTTGAAATTTTTGTTGAATTCATGAAAAAATCAATGCATGATTTAAAAAATAAATATATGGAAGTTTTTATGAAAACAATGATTGAAGGAAAAGATATTGAATTGAGTGGGATATCAATTGAAGAATTTATGAAAAAATATTAAATATTTTTAAGGTGTATGTAAATATGCTTTTCAAATGGTGAATTTTCAGTTGCATGAATGTAATCAATATGAATTGTATCAATTGAAGTTAATGGAATACGTTTTTCAAATAATGTATTTTCTATAACTAATCTAGTTGAATTTTCTTTTAGTTTAGTGATTACATATTCATTGTCTTTTTTGTAAAAATATACATTTTTAAATTTTGAAAGTATTAAACTATCTCTAACAATCTCAACAGTATTAAGCATAAATTTCTCCTTTTAAATATATATTTATTAAAAATATATAGATTTTTTTATAAAAATATTATATCATAAAATAAACTGAATTTGTTCAGCAAATCATTCGGAATAAAATACGGAATATTTCAAAATTAAATAAGGAGGATTAAATACAAATGAAAAATTTCAACATATTACAACCACATAAAAATGCTGGATGCATGATACCAATTATAGTAATTATACTGATATGCATAATATCAATATCTGTATATGCTCATTCTGGACGAACAGATTCATTAGGAGGGCATAATGTAAAAACTTCTGGTACTGGTTATGAAGTTGGAACATATCATTATCACTCAGGCAAATATGCTGGATGGATTGTTAAAAACAAAGGTGATATACCAGACCCCAAAAAAGATAAATACGATGCTTCATTAATCAGTGATGGTAGCAAACCAATCATTACACCTATTCAAACAACTCAAAAAACAACAATTATTTCTACAACATCAAAACCAACTTTAACACCACAAAAAACAGAAGTCGAAAAAACACCTGTACCAACTTCAACATCAAACAAAATATTTAATGATGTTAATGAATCTCATTGGGCAAGTGAATCAATCAAAAATTTAAAAGATAAAGAAATCATTAAAGGTTATCCAGATGGAAGTTTTAAACCAGATGAACCTATAACAAGAGCAGAATTATGTTATATTTTAAATAAACATTATAATATTATAAATAAATAAAATGTTGATGATTAAAAAATGAATGAAAAAATATATATAAAATATGGAGACAATAAATTTGATATAAATAAATGGAACCAAATAAAAAATCAAATGCATGTTAAACCATTTGGTGGTTTATGGGGTTCAGACATTAATGCAAAATTTTCGTGGAAAGATTGGTGTGAAGAAAACGATTTTTTTAAAAATGATTTTAACAAATCATTTAAATTTAAATTGAAAAAATATTCAAATATTTTAACTATAACAAATTGTAGTCAAATATATAAACTTCCAACTCAAAATGGAAAACTTTTTGAACAATATGGAATTAGTATTAATATGATGTTGTATATTGATTTTGAAAAATTAAAAAAAACTTATGATGCTTTAGAAATATTGATTTCATCAGATTAGGATTTGTATATGAAAATATATGGATGGGATTGTGATTCAATTTTAATTTTGAATGAAAAAATTTTAGAGTTTGTATAAAATGAGGATGATATGGATTCAAAACAAACATTTCAAAAACGAATTAAAGAACTTCGTTTAAGTAAAAATATGAGCATGGATGAACTTGCTTCAGCATTATGCATTAAAAAATCAAGAATTAATATGTGGGAAAATTATGGGAATATACCAACTTCAAACGTGCTCATTCGAACAGCAAAATTTTTTAATGTTTCAATTGATTACCTTTTAGGTAATGAAAAAATAAAAATAAATCATGAAGGTTCAAAAATATTTGAAGAAATTGTGAAGATGATTCATTTTTATGACGATGAAAAACTTGAAAAAGTAAAAATAATACTGGAATTATTGTTTGCAAATTAAAAAAGGTGAATATTCACCTTTTTTTAAGCTTCATATATTTTTTTCAATTCATCGTTATCTATATGATTTTTACCAACTCTATTTTTCATGATTTTTCGAATTTTAAAAAATGCTTTGACCATGTTTTTTTCAAAAACTTCTATAGTTTGATTTTCTTGTGCTATATAATTATAAAACACACATATATATTTTTTGAAACCATCTAATCTTTTACCACAATATTGACAATATCTAATTTCACCTTCATTACAACATTTCATTTTATATCACGCATTTGGATCGAAATGTTTGATTGCATCTTGTATCTCTTCAAAAACTTTTTTATGGTCTTTATTAACCCTAAACATTTCTTCTATCATTTTTTCTAAAACTACTGTTAATTGTTTATAATTACATGTTGTCAGTATGTGGTTGTAAAAATTATCATCAAAATTAGCACCTGAAAAAATGAATGTTTTATGATTGTTTACACCAATTTTATTATATCCATTATCAACATCTGCTACTATTTTATCTGATATGCTATTAATCATTTCCAAATATTTTTCATCAGATTCAGATTTTGGTTCAAATTCTATTGTATGCTTAATATTTGCTTTAACTTCATCATTTTTCATACGTCCTGTTTCAATGTATTGTTCTAAAAATTTACTCAAAACATCATTTAATGCCATAAAATCAACTCCTGTTTTTTATATATTATATAGTATATACAATTTATTCAATTTATACAATCTGTGGAGTTTGAATTTTTTGTGTGGAGTTTTGAATCCATTGTTTAGCCATATTGAAATATATATAATTTTGTTACATAAAAGTAAAATTTTTCATTTCAAATATATTATATTTTTATGCTATAATATACACATAATATCTTTAGAAAGGTTGGTTGAATATGCAAAAAATAATTATAGCACTTATCCTAGCTGTTTTTTTTATTATGGCTTTAATAGTATTTGATAATATAGACAAATTTGAAACAAATGAAATTAAACCAGAAAAAACAAATGAATTAAAATTTGAAAAAATTAATCCAATCAAAACTCAACAACCTAAAGAAATAAAAACACCTTTTGAAATCAACACAAATGTACCTGGATTAAAAATAACAATAACAAAAATAACCAATACTAAATTTTTAAAGATTTTTGCAACATATGAAAACAATACAGTTTCAGTATATCATTTGACCGAATCGCTTTGTAAAATAGTAGCTGATGGAAAACAACAGCAACATAATATAATAAGAAGATTTGATTTTGATGATAATGCTGTATATGATTTAGAAAGCAACGCATCGTGTGATTCAGTTTTGGTATTTGATAAAATCAAATCAAACTTATTTGATTTGATTTGGAATGTGAATTATGAAAATATAAGAATATATAATGTTTTAGTAAATTAAAGAAAAGGATTAAACAAATGAAAAAATTAAATAAATTTGGTGAAAAAATTAAATTTTTGCGTGAAAAAATAGGACTTTATCAAAGCGAACTTGCAACTTTGTTAAACACAAGCAGTTCAGTTATTCATTCTTGGGAATCAAGAGGGTGTATACCTCAATCAAAAATATTGATACAACTTTCAAAAATTTTTAATGTTTCAATTGATTGGCTTTTAGGCAATGAAATAGAAAAAACTTTTGAAGATTTGATTGAAGATTTTATGAGTGCAGGGAATAAAGTAACAGATATGATTGTAGAGTCTGATAAAAGTTTAGATGATTTTTATAAAAAAAATCAAAAAGAAATAAACAATTTTAAACAATTTTGCTTAGATGTAGGAGGCTTTTTTGAAGGATATGAAGCAGTAACAAGAAAAATAAATGAAATCAAAAAAAATTAAAGAAAAGGATTGATTAAATGAAAAAAATTACAACATTTCAAATTATAGCATGTGTGATTTTTGCTTTTTTGTTTGCTACATTTGTATTTATGTTTTTTAAAGATTCAAATATTGAACAAAATCAAATACAACCAACTCAAACAATTGAACCTAAAACAACATCACAAACTCAAACTACAGAAAAACAAAGTTTTATTTGTTTTGCAAAAGAATATAAATATGAACTTGAACAAAATGGATTTTTGAATGTGAAAATTAGTTCAGTTTTGAAATATATAAAAGATAAATTTGATGACAAGATATTTTTGGTAAAAACAAAAATACAAAATGAAGTTGAAATAAAATCATTTAAATGTAATGATGGAAGTATTTTACATGTTAAAATAAAAGATAATTTGGTTGTAGGTTTTGATTTTGAAAAGATATGAAAAGAAAGTATGAAAATTAAAATATGGGAAATAAAAGAGTAATAATATGATAAAATTATTAAGTTTGAAAATATTGAATAATTTGTTTTATATATTAAATATAAATAAAATACCTGAACTTAAATATAGTTTTAATAAATATGATAAAATTCTTACTGAAGAAGAGTACACAAATGAAATCAGATTTTATGAAAAAGAAATAACTAGATTAAATAAACTTGTAGAAAGTTTGATTGAAGAAAGAAATCAAATCATATATTCAGATACACAAAGAGCCAATAAAATACTTAATTTGTATACAGTAAAAAATAACCCAACTGCAATGTATGAAAAAGATATAAAAACATATGATAAAACAGAATTTGTAAAAGAAAAATGTATTATAGATAAAAATATATATAGTACAGTTATGTTTTATAAAGGTAAAAAAATTAAAATTAAATGGTTTTTTGAAGATGGGTTAAATAAATTGTATGATATTTTAGACTATGAACAAAAAATAATAGATAAGGTTTTTGATGGTTTTCATGAAAAAATACAAAGATGTAGTGATTTAGGGAAAGGAACGGATTGTTAAATGGAAGATATTAATTTAAATATAGAAAAAATGAATAATAAATATTGTAAAAATTGTAATGAATGCTGTGATTTAACAACAATGATTACAAAACAAGAAAAAGAAAAATTGGTTAAACTTGTTTTAAACAATAAAAAACTTATGAATCATATTGAAAGTGAAATAAATAATAAAATCGAACAAGCAAATATGGAGATTTGTGATTTAAAATGTATATTTAACAACAACGAAAAACGTTGTGTGATTTATAAACATCGACCATTTATTTGTAAAAGCTTTCATTGTGATACAAACCAAGATGTAAATATTGATGTTAAAAAATATAAATATAATATTTTTGATGTAGTTAAAGATATTTTTAATCAAATAAAATTAGATAAAGAATCTAAAAATAATATAGATTTATTTATAGAATATTTTCAATCTGGTATAAATGAATTAAATTTTAAATATGCAGAAACTTTACTAAAAAAAATGGAAACAAAGGAGATAGTTAAATGAAAAAACATCGTATTGAAAACATATCTGTAGTAATCCTGATATTTGTAATAATTATTGTTATTTTTGTAATATGTAAATCTTGTGGACAATAAACAAATGATTTTAAAAATATTAAACCTGTACAAACAGTAGAAAGTATTGAATAAATAAAAAAAATAAAATAAATAAGGAGATTTAATATGAAATTTGATAAAGTAATACATGATAATGGAACGGTTTCTGGATTTGTAGATGTTTCAAAAGAAAATTTATCTACAGAAAATAAAGAAAAATTAAATAAAATAAGAAAAATATTAAAAAATGCTGCAGTTTTAATAGATAAAGAACGTACAGAATCAAATTTATTAGACACAAGTATCTATATGTACATAAGTATGGATGTAAATGATGGAATATTATCAGATACATTGTCATATGTGGATTATAAAACTATGATGGATGTTTTGAAAAGTTCTGTTAGAAGGTTAATGATATTTAACACAGTTCAATATGAAAAAAATAAAATAAACAAATCTAAAGAAGAGATTGTTACTGATATATTGAATGAAATAACTGATGTTTTTTTAGAAAATATTTAAAAAACAAATTTAAACAATATCAATGCTACACAGACAATGGAAACATCAAACAAATAGAAATCATTGATTAACATATCATAAAAAGCTACAAAAGCTTGTATACAAATATAAAAAATTTAAAAACTAAAAGAGATTTAATATCTTCAGTATTAAATCTCTTTTAATTGGTATTTTTACAAGCTTCACAAGTAATTTGATTTACAAAATAATAATAAATTTAGTAGTGATGACACTAAATTTCATAAGCCACAGACGAACTTTTTTTAGTCGTTTTGCAGAGTTCCTAGAAAATATGATACCATAAATTTAAATTGAAGTAAATACTTTTTGAAAGGAGAATTTTTAAAATGTCAAAATGTGTGAATTGTATAAACTTAAATACAATAAAATGTAGAATTTGTAGTCGTAATTTGAAAAAATTGATGAATTTTAATAATTTAAATGGAATTGATAATTATGAAGAAAAACATATAATAATATCAGGCAAAAAACATTATTTAGATAAAAATAATATAAGTGATGATTTTTATGATGTTTTAGATGAAAGCATAGAAGAATACAATGAAGCTATAAAAAATATGGGTGACGATTAAAATATAATATGGTATAATGAAATAGTATTTTATTTTTCTAATATCATATTGAGATTTCCAAATAAAAAGATGATGTTACTATTTTGGATAACATCATCTTTTTTATTCAATTTTTTTGTATTCAACTTCATATTCTTGAGGTGTTTTAGAAATAGTTACAGGTTTTTTGCAACCATGAACCTTATAGCCTTTTTCAGCAATCCATTTGTTAATATTGATTATTTCAAATACTTTTAATTCTTTTAAAAAATCATTTACTTGCTTTTTAGTACATCCAAACATATATAATTTGCCACAATTTGCACAATGAATATCAAGCAGTTGTGTAGATTCATTGTATAAAACAATATATGGAATGACTTTTTCCTCAAACTCTGTGATTACAATCATACCTCTACTAATTTTCATAATCTAATATCTTTGATATTATTTCGTAACCATATTGGTCTTTACAAATATCAACAAACTCCTTAATACTATATTTTTTATTCATATTGATGTTGTTGTTTTCAACAAAAAATTTTCTGCCAAATTCACAACTTTTAGTTAATTTACCATGCCAAATGAAAAAATCTTTAGCATCATATTTTTTGTTGAAATCAAAGTGTTTGAAAAATTCATCCATTTTTTGTCCTGCATCTAATTTGTCAAAAAGCTTTTCATTCAAAGATTTGAAAGCTTGTTTTAAATTTAAACCGTGTGCAAAACAAGCTTCTTTTTTTACAACAAATGTGTCTTGAAATGTGAAATCATTTTTTAAAATCTTTCCTTTTGCTATGTAAAAGCCTTTTGTTTTTTTGATTTTTTCTAATATTGTTGGAATGCAGTCAATTAAATGAACCTTATAATTGTTAACTGAATCAAAACAAAAATCAAAACTAGAACTAGATTCAACAAAACTACCAGAACCAACAGCATCGCCAAAACCAAAACCATAACCATATACAGAATTCATATCATCAAAAAAATTATCATTTGAACTTAAAAAATCATTTAAATATTCCATGTTGGTACACCTTCTATACTTGATATAGCAACATCAGTACATGGAACAATTTGACAAACACCTAATACACAAACATCGTTTACTGTTAATGTAAATTTGCATTTTTCAGGTTCTTTTACACCTTCAACAGCAATTTGAAATATTGTAAAAGCACCAAACCATGACCACAACCATCTACAGTTTTTTAACTTTACTTCATTACCTTCTTTTTTAACAAGCTCACCAAAAAAAACACCTGCTTCTTTTGACCGAACAATTACTTTTTTGCCTATGTATTCTTCATACATGTATTTCACTTCCTTTCTTTTTATTGATTAAATTATACCATTTTTTTTATTCAAAAAAAAAATTCAATCAACGAAAAAGAGATTCAGTGGCACACCGAATCTCTTTCTTAGGAAAAATTCTTAGTCTTAGAATTTTGTAGAAACAAGTCTAAAAATATAATATCATGAATTTTGATTTTTGTAAATCATGGATTTGGGTTTGGGTTTTGATGGTTTTTTTTACAGAATTTTATTTTGTCATTTGTTTTTCATTTTTAAAAATTGTATTTAAATGATTTTTTTTTATGATATAATTGTTAAAAAAAAAGGAATGATAAACATGATTGATAAATTAAACGATGAAGAACTTAAAGTGTATAAATTGATTCAATCTAAAAAAACAGAAAAACAAATGGCAGAAATCCTAAATATTAAATTGTACCAAGTTAAAATGTTGATACATTCGGTTTGTAGAAAATTGAATGTTTGCGGTAAAAGAGATATCGTAAAGCGTAAATTTGATACACTTAGACCAGATAGAAAAAATAGAACAGATAGAATAATTTCAAATAAAATCAATGGTGACAGAAAATTTAAAAATATTGAATATGTAAAAAATAAAACATATGCTAAAAGATATAGATTCCTGAGAGAAAAAGGATTTTCAGCAGCAAAAGCAACATCTTGCTCAAGTGAACTTAAATTTCAAACACTTTGTAAAAAATATAATATTGAAATTAAAGCTATAAATGTTTAAACATTTGATGCTTGTAATGTGATTTCTGAGTTTGATTAGTTGATAATATAAAATTAAATTTGATTGATTAACTAATCAATCTCATAAAATCATTGGTTTTGCTAACTCAGAACGAAATACAGCAACCTCTTTTTTGAATATTGTGTTTGTTTTCATTGTTTTAAATCTTTCCATTTTGTATTGTTCATTACTTTGATTTTGTAGTTCTTGAACATTGTTTTTAAAACCTTATTAATTCTATTGCCTTTGCAAAATAACCAGGGATTAATAAATATTTGAACTTCTTTACTGTTTTTGCCTTTGTATAATATATCTTTTTTAATTAATGAATTAATTGATTTATGAACAGTTGGTTTCGAAATACCAGTTTTTTGAATGATATCTTCAATATTCATACACGAATTGTTTCTATGTTTTATACAACAATCATTATAACCAATAAATGGAACAATGGAAAACAATAATGCTTTTTCACCTATAGTTAATTCAGTAAGCAGCTTTTCAATTTCATTAATATTTCCTTTAAAAAATCTTTCAACAACCCATGTTTCATAAGTATCTAAATAATCAAGACTCTCTTTCCTGATAACTTTGATAATATCACCATCTCTTATTTCTTTATCTATCTCTCCAGTTTTTGTGTTCATTATTATATTTGACATAAAATTATATCTCCCTATTAAATTTAATTAATATTATTTAAATCATAAGTTAAAAACTTTAACTCAAAACAAGGGGATAAGTTAAAATCTTTAACTTTTGAAAAAACCTGAAATCCATTGATATCACAAACATACAATACGATTTTTTGAAGTTTCGCCCCTCTTATTCTATAACAGAGTACATATATCGAAAAAAATATTTAATCGATTTTCAATTTTCAAAATTGTTCAATTTTATACATATTATACCATATATTTGATTGTTTTTCAAATTATCGAAACAATTTCAAAAAAATCTACGAAAATTTGATTTTTCAAATTCACTGAAATTGTGGTAAAATATATATAAACAACAAAAAAAAGGATAGGTTTTGAATATGAATAAACAACAAAAAAATGTAAATGATTTATTACAATTAATAAAAGAAAATCCAGAACTACCAATACTTCCGATAGTTGATGGTGAAATAGTTTCTAATGATGATAGTAATTTTTTTGTTGGTAGTTGGGGAGAATCAAGAATAGATTATTATTGGTATGATGATGATGAAATGATTTATTCTAAAGAAAATGACTTTGAAACATTAGTGGAAGATATAATTGATACTGATAATAATTATGATGAAAATTTTGGGTTGCTAAATAATGAACAGAAAGAAAAAGAAGCAATAAAAATAGTTGAAAAATATAACTGGGTAAAATGTATTTTTGTAAGCATTAATCTACCAAATTTTTAAATAGTAAAATTGAACAAATTTGAAAAAAGGGTGAATGCAAATTGAATAATTTATTTAAAATAATCGATGGTATGAAGTTTTTAATGATTTGTTTTTTATTAATTTATGCAATAATTGATTTGTTGTCAGATGGAACTTATGTAAATACACAAGCTGTAAATACAATAAATAAATATGAATCAAATACTCAAACCTCAGTTAAAACACCAAAACCAACAATAACTAAAATACAGATAATTGAAACTAAAAAAATAGAAAATAAGGAGATGGAAAATATGAATAAATATTTGTTGCAAAATCAGTTGCAAGAAAGACCTTTAATGAATGGATTGAATACAGAAAGAATAGGAACATATGCAAGAGTTGTAACAAGTAAGGAACTTTTAACTGAAGAAGTTTTGTTGAGTTTTGAAAAATATTTGAAAAATAAAAATTTCAATTATACATTGATAGACTTTCAAGATGGAACAGGTTTGCATGTGAATTATGGGATTTATACATTTTGTAAAATTGGAAAAGATAATAGAGGTATTTATGAAAATCAAGGTGATTTAGGGAAAATGTTTTTTGTGTATTTAGATGAAAATAAAGTAGATTGGAATAACTTTAAATAACTTTTTTGAATTTGAATTTTGTTTTTGAATATAAATCTAAACTATATTTGATTTAATCCTTGAACGTAGATTCAGGGATTTTTTTTGAATTTTGAATTTTGGATTTTGTTTATCTAAACTGTGATTTAAAATATGCTTGAACGGAGATTGTAGTTTTTTTGAATTTGAAATATATCTAAACTACATTTTAAATTTTGCCCGAGTCAAAGACGATGGATTTTTGAATTTAAATATATATATCTAAACTACATTTTAAAATATCCTTGAACAGAGATTCAAGGAGGTAGGTGGGATAATGGGTATCTCCATATTTTTACAAACGTAAAGTAGGGGCTATTATTATATAACTCTGTATTCATCAGCATTTCAATTGTTTCAGTCAATTTAATGAGTAATTAAATAGAATCATCAAAATTGGGATAAAACATAAACATTTGTATTTGCTGTATTTTTTGATTTATATAGGAAGCAATTTTACCTAAAAAGATACGCAAAATTTATACAATGCAATTCGTTACACTCTTTCGCAATATTTCATCATATTACTTCATCGTTCATCATCCAACTTCATATACTACCTAATCATATGACCTCATCTTATGACCTGGTCATATTATCACTTTGATATTATCATTCTGTTATTATCATTGTGTTAATATCAAATTGTTATTATCAAAACATACATATCAAACAAATGTTCTATCCATGTCTGTACAACGTCTGAAACCTGTTCAATCCTATATCCTATCTATTGTCCATCACTTAACATCGTATCATTTCTATCATGTATCAACTTCAAAAACCTAAAACCATTCAAAATCATTCATTGTCCATCATCCAACGTATGAAGCCTACTGAAACACTACACAACACACATTCAAATACGATACATTGTACTGTATTAGCTTAACACAATACAATGTGTACTATCTGAACTACAAAATACAAAACAATGTCTATTTGTCTCAAAACAGCTATTTCAAGGCGTTTGAATACAATCAGCATATCTGTATACAGTCAGTATTTTATATACCTATATAGGGTATCTTTTTACAGCTGCTTAAACATACAAATCTAATCTGTATACAAACATACATCAAATACACTATATAAGCTGTATACACGTATATCATATATGCATATATACATATACATGCATTAATATGCAATATGTTACAATTTACATATATGGTTTTAAAGCTCAAAAAGGCATATACAATCGATTAAAATTTAAACAGATATAGTTAATTGATATGGTACATACAATCAATACAACATTAAATATTAATTGATATATTGATATATATGATGCTGTATACCAGCAATGTTATATACATCATATATCCTTAAAAAATGGCATAAAAAAAAGGCCTTACATCAAGGCCTTAACATATCTCCATTACTTATTTATCAATCTTATAATCCCGCTTTTTGTTACATTTTCAGCGAATCTATCATTTACAAAATCCTTTACGTAATACAATTCATTATCTTTTCTGTAAATTCTATATCCTTTGTTTAATGCTGCTGTTGCCAAATCAGCGAATGTTTTATACATAATCTTTAATCTCCTTTAAATTTTATTTTGTTGATATAACCATTATACAGCAAAAACAACTATTCAAATATTACAATTCAAACACAAAAAACCTATAAAAACATTACTGTTTTACAATCCAATTTCAAACATTACAAAATCATTAAAAAAATCGGCTTTTCAAACTTCCAGTTTTTCAAAATCTGGACAAAATTCAAAAAAATTTTTTCATCTTCAAAAACCTATTTAATCACACTGTTTTAAATGTTTTAATCCATTCAACCTATATTTATTCAGTCAACTTTTTTTATTTTTTTTCTGCAAAAATTCAAACTTTTGAAACCTTTACACAATCTGCATTCAAACAAACAAAAAAATTAAAACATACAATTTAACTTAAACAAAAAATTTTAAAATCTGAAAAAGGTTATCAAATCTAAAACACAAAAAACCAAAAAACAAAAATTCTTTCAAAAAACTCAAAAATAAACAAAAAAAAGCGAAAAAAGGAAAATGATTAAGCATTTTAAATCAAACATCAAAAAAACAATCAAAAACAATTTAAAATCAACATTTTCAAAATTTTTTAGGCGTTATATGATTACGGTGTCGACGGACAACAAGTCGACATGACATCTTTGATAGCTTTTAAGTAAATTGACTTGTTCTTTGAAAAATTAATAGCATTGACTTTAAATCCGTACTTTTGACAGGAATGGAGGGATATTAGAAAACTTATGTCAAAAATGTACATTTTGGATAAAGTTGTTTGTGGTGTAACTAATGAACTCGATTTTGTTAGATACATAAAAATTGATATGACATTAATCGAGTCAATTTTAATTGACCGTTATGCTTAAATCTAAGGCTATACAGTGTATACACTATGTCAATCGATTGAAATTACCACGTTGACTCGATTCAACGAAAAATTGCAAGCTTATATAAACTTGCATGCTAGTTAAAATCGTGTATCAGCTCGAATTAACGACTTAGATTATTGGGGAAAGAGAATAACACAAACAACGTGTAAACAATAAAACCGTTTAACAATGCTATTTTTGTACATTGAAAAATTAATAAAAGACAGCAAAGCACGAAAACTCAATCATTTTACAGTTATGGAAGTTTCATTTTTTAGGATATGACATTAATCTAGTAAAATACTGTGTTACGAAATACAAAGAGAGTTTAAGACTTGATAACAGTAACGAAACAAGTCTTGAAACTGGTATGAAAAGAGTAGTCGCTTGAAAAGTCGTGTAGTAGCTGAATTTTGTTACATATAGGGATATTGACATGTATAATGTAACGTGAAAACCGTTATTTTATTAAATTGAGTATACTTGATTTAATAGGCGTAAACACTTTGATACAACAACAATTAACAAACAGTAACGAAAAAAAGATACTAGAGATATAGTATATTGTATATGTTGGAAGTTTGTTGTTATGTAGCTACATACAAGCAACATAAAAACTAAAGCCACGGAAAATAGGCAGTTGTAGACTACGCTATTTTCTACACGTCGCAAAATTCGAAATATTTCTCCTTTTCTCCTTTAACAATGCAAAAAGGTTTTATGGAGTTCTGTATTTTTGAATTGTATAAAATCTTTTTTGTATTGTATAAAGCTTGCAAAACATTGTTTCAAAAACTTTGTTTTTGTTGTTTTGCAGGTTTTAACAATACAAAATATAAGGAGAATGATAAAAATGAAAACAATTATTGTAAATGAAAAAAATCAAACTACTTTTATAAATAAAGAAGATATCGAATATTTTTATAAAGATAACAAAAAAATATATCATTATTTTGATATGGTTACTAATGATTATATACAAATTAAAGAAATATTATTTACAATCAATACACAAAAAGAAAGATGCATTGATACAAAAATCTGTGGAAAACAATATTTAAAAATATTTGAATGTTCTTGGAATAGTTTTGATTATATTGCTTTTTTGTATTCACTTGACCCAAAAAAACCTAATATAATCAATTGGATTAAAAAAGAAAATTTGTTTAGATTTTTAAGTAATAGTGAAATTGAAATACAAATAAATATAAAAGTTTAAAGCTATATAGAGCGTACAATTTTTAAAATTGTATGTTTTAGTATGTTTTAAAAAAACAATGAATTAAAAGGAGAATGCAAAAACTATGCAAATTAAAAAAGATACAAAAAATATAATAAAATTATTTTCTGGTTTTACTGGAATAAATGAAAAAAAGATTGAAAATTTTTTAAAAGATAATTCAATCAATAATTTATTTGAATATTCAAAAATTTTAAATATTACAGAAAACCAAAAAGAAAAAATAAATGATTTAATTAAATTATTTAACACATATACAAATTTAAAAGCAGAAAACAAATATAATATATATTGCACTTCAATAGCTGGGGAATACATGAAAAACTTTTTTAAACATAAAAATGATAAAGAATATATAGTATGTATGTTTTTAAACAATGCTAATGATATTATAAGAACTAAAATCATAAGCAACGGAACAATAGACGAATGTAAAACATATAAAAGAGAAATGGCAAAAAATGCATTATTTTATAATGCAAAAAAAGTTATTTTGTCCCATAATCATCCAGGTGGTAAATTAGAAGCTTCAAACGCTGATATAAATTTGACAAAAAATTTAGATAATACTTTTTTTAGTATTGATATTGATTTAATTGATCATATAATTATCGGGAATGATAATTATTTTAGTTTTGCTGAAAATCAAACATATAATTTTTTACATAATGAGAAAAACTTAAAAGCTGCATGTAAAAAAGCTGAATATAAAATATTTTAAAGCTACATAAAGCAGATAATTAGAAAATGTAATTATCTGCTTAAATGTGTTTTAAAAAAAACAAAAAAGGAGAATGCAAAAAAATGGATAAAAATAAACCTAATTTAAAAGAATGTAAATATAATTATGACTGTGAATGCAAAGTAGGCGGAAAATGCATGTATTTCAATGAAGTATTTAGCATTGACACACAAAAATCATGCAGTGAATTAGAATTGCGATTGTTAGACTTTGATTTATATAGAAAATATCATAATGAACAAGTCGAACAGATTGACGAAATTAGAAACGATTTTAGCAAATTGTTAGCAGATATACAAAAATTTGGTCAAAATATTTACAAATATAGAGTTGAAGAAGATACTCGAATAAAAGAAAATTCAGAAACAATCGAAATAGTTGACAATCTTTTTAAAAATCTGAATGAGTTTTTTAAAGAAATTGGGAAAAATGCATTAAAAGACTATGAATTTTTAACTAAAAACATTAAAGACTTAAAAGAGTAAACCTTTTAAAGCTGTATAGAGCATATAATTTTTTTAATTGTATGCTTTAGTATGTTTTAAAAAAACAAAAAAAAGGAGAAAACAAACAATGAATAAAACAATAAAACAAGAAATAGAACTAAACAATCATACATACAGAAATATTGATAAAAAAGAAGCTGAAAAGCTATATAGTGAAGGTATTGAAATTGTATTGACTACAATTGAAAATAATTTTGATGAAGAAATACCTTTGTATTACTGCTTAAAAAATGAAGTACATGACTTAAATTACTATATAGATTTGTATAAAGACATGTACAATCAATATGCAGAAAAAGAAATAATTTTTTATACAAAAACATTGATAAATAAAACAGCTTTAAAACATGAAGAAATATCAAGGATGAATTCAAAAGATTTAAAAGAAATGTTTTTTGTTTTAGCTACACACGCAAAAATTAAAGAACTGAAAAACAAATATATCAAAGACATTAGAAATTTTTATCTGGTTAAAAATGATTACAATTCATCAATTTTAAAATCATTTACTTTTAACTCCAATATTCGTTATAGAGTAACAATTGACGATATACATTATTTTCTTGATTTTGAAAAAAGTGTAGAGCAAAAACATCCAAAAAATAAAATAAAAGTAGAAGTAAGTTTACTAGATACTTATTTAGTAGAAATAATCAAAGTTTAAGACTGTATAGAGCATACAATTTTTTAATTGTATGTTTTAGTATGTTTTAAAAAAAACAATAAATTAAAAGGAGAAAACAAACAATGAAAATTGAAAATTTAAATCTAATTGACCATCAAAAAAAATACGTGAATGAAATAATTTTACCTATAGAAAATATTTTGACCTCAAAAGAGGAAAATTTATTTTTTGCTCTTGATGAATACATAAAAGAAAAATACAAAAACAATGCAATATTTTTGTTATCTTTAGGTATTAAAGATAACAAATATAAAATTTGTATTTTTACAAAAGAAGGCAACAATTGTTATTTTTCTTTTGATATATCTGGAAATGAAAAATTGATTGAAGACATAGAAAACACAAATCATTATATTTATACAAGTGATGAAGATATAAAAACATTCAAATATATTTTTTCAAATGTCAAGCAAGCTCAAAATATAAAACTAGGTGATAAACTGTATTTCAAAGTCAACAAAAAACTAGATACCGTTAGATTTTTGTTAAACTGGAAATTAAGTTTTTTGGTTACAATTGAAGAGTTTAACGAATTTAGTTACATGATATTGAAGCATACAGCAATTGTGCTCTAACCTTTTAAAGCTGCATAAAACAAACAATCATTTTTTTTTGATTGTTTGTTTAAATGTGTTTTAAAAAAAACAAAAACAAAGGGGAATACAAACTATGAAAAAAGAAGAACAAATATATAACAATGTTGAATATATCCGTGTAACTAAACCAATAGCCAAAAAAGCATACAATTTTGATATGTCTGTTTTGGTTTTACCTTTAAAGGTTAGATTTGATAATATGTGGGTAAAACCAACTGATATAACCGAATACAATAAAAACAATGAAGAAAAACAAAGTTTTGAAAAAATGATGAATGGATATGAAGCATACAATTGTAACCAAGAGTTTGGTACATATTCAAAATATTATATCAAAAAAGCTGATTTTGATAGACTTCAAAACAAATTTGCAATTATAGACTACAACCGCGGTCAATTGCCTTCAACGATTAAAGAAGCAATCGAGTATACAGGGATGACAAAAAAAGAACTAACAGAACATTTCAAAATTCATAAAGACGGAATAATAAAAATAAATCGAGATTGTTATATTTTCGGTATTTGTTTAACTGAATATTATACATTTTTAAAAGATAAAATTTGTGAAAATTAAATGTTTAAAGCTGCATAGAGCAAACAATCATTTTTTTTGATTGTTTGTTTTAGTGTGTTTTAAAAAAAAATAAAAGGAGAATGCAAACTATGGAATTAAAATATTTTAGTGAAAATTTAAATACAGCCGATGAGGTGCGTCAACAATTAAGGGTACTTGTAAAAAAATATCATCCAGATTTTGTTCAAGATGAAAAAGAAAAATTAAAACATACTGAAATTATGAAGGCAATCAATAACGAATTCGAGTTTTTAAAAAATGAAATAGGTAAAAATTATGACAAAACAAATCATAAAGAAACTGAAAAATATAGATTTTTTGATGATGAACTAATAAAAGATTATGGATTTATAATTGTTGCATTAAACAATATGTCAAAAAGTTTTCCAGAAATAAAAATTGAACTTGTTGGATGCTATTTTTGGTTGACTATGCCATCTCGTGAATGGTATAAAGAAAGAAAAAATGATTTGAAATTAGTTGATTTAGGTTTTACTTACAATCTTAAAAGAAAAAAATTTATGAGGTCACCAGGCGGCAAAAAAATAAAAACATGGAACAACAAAGGAAGTTATAAGGATATAAAAAATAAATATGGTCATTCTGCTTTTAAAGCGAATGATGAAAGAAAATTATTAACAGTTTAAAAACTATGTAACCTTTTAGAGCATACACAAATTTGTGTGTGCTTCATAAAGCTTTATATAGCTTAAATAAACAAAAAGGAGAATGATATAACATGAAATATACAGTTGTAAAAACACACGAAAAAATTGAAAGAACAACTTTTGTAAGGTCAAAAGACATTGAAAAATGCGTAAAATTTGAAAGGCCTATGATATTTTTCAAAAATATTTCAAAAAAGATACAAGAGGAAATAATTGAAATTGCAAAAAATAAAAACTATGACAATTCAAATATTGATTGTTTATGGTCTGATATTATAAAAAAATATCAGGGGAAAATAACTGCAATTAAAATCACTCATACATTATATGAAGATTTTATATATGATAAATATGTTTTTGATATATCAAGAAAAATATTTATTCCAGCGTGTTATTTTTATAAAGACAATAAACGCTTTATTGGTTTCGATGAAATACAAAACAAGAAAGTTAAAACAATTGAAATTTCAAAAAAGCTTTTTGAAATTGATACCAAAACAATGAAATATCAAACAATAAAAATCAATACAATGGAACATTTAAAAATATTCGAACATCCGATTTTCGAAGAGCAAAAAGTCGCTTTGCATTTTCACGCGAATGATAATATTTGGAAAACATATATATTAAATATGGAGTCAAATACAAGACATTTATATTTTTGTGGCCTTGATAGTTTTTCAAGACCAATATACAAAACCCTTGAAACAACTAGCATATGGAAGGATACAACATTGGGAAGTTTGAAACCTGAATTATACAATTGTTCAAGTTTTGAAGGTGAGCCAGATTGTCCAGTAAAAAAAGATTTAAATGTAGTGTATATAAATCAATATTTTGACAAATAAAGCAAAGAGAGCATATCAACAAGATTGTTGGTATGTTTTAATGTGTTTTATTAAAAAAAAAGGAGAATACAAAAATATGAAAAAACTATATAACATTGAAAATCTAAATGAAGAAAATCTAATTAAAATCATTTCCATGATTTTAGAAAAAGATAAAGAAAACCAGGAAACAAACTATAGCTTAAATGCTTTAAATTTGATGTCAACAATCATACATTACAATATTTTTGATGAAATAAAAACAGATATCAAAAAAATTGTTAAAACATTAGAAAAATGCAAAAACGATATAATCATACATGAAAATATTGAAAATGTTTTAACAAACAACAAACTAAATTGTAAAACATGGTTGAGTGATATAATATCAAGTATTGTTCATGATTTGAAATCAAAGTCAATATGTAATGTTGCTTTTGAAATTTTCAATCCTGATAATTTGATACAAACATTGTCAAATTTGGGTTATGAATGTAAATTTTACGATAAAAAACTAAAGTTGATTAGAAACAATAGGCAATCATGTATAAACTACCTAAATACATATTACAATGAAAATCAATATGATTTTGAGAATATGACATACAATCAACTAAAGAAAGAAGCTGCTCAAATGAGAGAAATTAGTTAATTGATTTTTTGTTGATTTTTTAGTTAATATTGAAAGAGTGTATTTTATACGCTCTTTGACTTATGAACTAAAAAAAATATAAGGAGAATGATATAAAATGGAATTAATAATAAATAACAATACAATCAACAATAGTGAAAATTTACAAATAAGTGCAACAAATTTAAATCTTAATGAAATATTTTTATTAAATTTTGTTCAATTTCAAAAAGCATATAAAGAAAATGACAAATATTTTCAAACATTAAATAGCTTTACAAATGAAAAAATATTTATTGAATTTTCATTTAAAGAAATGTATACATATGTAAATATTTTTGTTTTGCTGAATAATAAAACATATAAACATTATTTTTGTAGAATTGATTCTAATAATTTTAAAAAGAAAATAAATTTTTCATATAATATGAATGAAAAATAAGATTGAATGCAGATAAAAAGAATTTAATACAAATTAAAAGGAATGATTGTGTTAAAATTGTTCCTTTTTGTGTGTATTAAAAAAACAAATCAAAAGGAGACTGAAAAAAATGCCAAAAATTCAAGTAAAAAAAATCAAGGAATATCAAAATATTGATATCAATGGATACAAAGTCGATATGGGTTTTATATATCACGATATAAAACCTTTGTTATACAAAAGATTGCATGAAGATGAAAAACACATTGTCAATATTGAAATCAAATTCAAAAATCGTTCAAATTCAAAACAATTTGTGATTGAAATTTCAGAAAAAGAAAAAACCGAAAATGGTATGGTAAAATGGCAGTTAGGGAAAAATTATGATGAAATAGTTTTCTCTGAAGATGTACAAAGATATAATTTTAAAAGATTATGTCAAATTTGCGAAATATTGGGAAACAAAGAAAATGAGGGAAAATGGTTAGATGCTTATAAAAATTGGGCAAAAACATCAACCAGAAAAGCAAAAAGTTTGTTTGACATGATATAATCTTTTAGAGCGTATACAGTTTAACTGTGTATGCTTTTTAAAGCTTATATAGCTTAAAACAAAAAAAAGGAGAATGAAAACCATGTCAAAAAAAGAAGAAACTTATGAACCATTGCAATCAAGTGAAGCTGAAGAATATTGCTTGAGTACAATTGCAACAATACTTGAAAAAAATCCAAATAATGAAAAAGAAAAAGCAGAAATTAAAAAAGAAATGGAAATTCTAGAAAATTTTATAAAATCTGTTTGGGTTTTGAGAACTGAATTGCATAGAGAAATAATGTCGTATAATATGTTACATGAAATTAAATTTTTCTTTGACAATAAAGAAAAATATGAAAACAATTGGATAAAAATACCTACTTCAAATAGGACAGTATCTTTTAATTTAAAAGATAGAAAAATATCTATCTTAAATTTAGAATTAGAAAAAACAGTAGATATAAATATAAAAGATAAAATGAGTGATACATTGTATGAGTTTGTATGTAAATTTTTCAATTACAATGTAAATCTTGATTTAGAAAAATTAGGTACTGAAGAATTTAAAGTTGAAAAAAATATTGATTTATCTGGATTTTAAATTAAAAGGATGTGAAAAAATATGGCAATTGGAAAAAGAACTAACACAAAACAACATTTTGAAGATTTTCTGAATGAAAATCTATCAAATACATTGTCAGAACAGGAAGCTATAGACAAATATATTTATATGTCTAGCAAAAAATCAGAAAATGTAATAATTAAAAATCATGAACAAAGAACATTAGGTTCATTTTTACGAAAAAATGATAAAACACAGTTCAATGTAATGTATAATGAATTTTGCAATCAGCATAATGACATAAATAAAAGGTAAAGTAGTTAATATAAAGAAAAGGAATAATTGTAGTTTAAATTATTCCTTTAAATGTGTATTAAAAAACTAAAACAAATTAAAAGGAGACTGGAACAAAAATGATAAATTTAACAAAAAAAAATATACAAACAAATTGGAGAAAACCATTGATTACTCCAAAAACAAAAATTCATTCATCACTTTTCTATAAACAAACAACAATTACACAAATTAGTGAAACATACGGGATTGAGTTTTTAAACCTGTATAAAAATAAAAATTCAAAATCATTAAAACCTAATGATTTTCGATTAAAAACACTACATTTAGTAGTATTAAAAAATTCAGGAAGTTTAATTTACAGGTTTGACGAACTAAACCAGACAATTTTATCAATCGCAATCAATATTTTTTATTGCCCCAAATTGTTTTGGGTTTTTGTTGATGCTAAAAATCGTTATACAGTTTCAGCAGCTAAAAAACCAAGTTTGTTAAAATTATTAAAAAGTTTTATAAATCAAAAATCAGCTTAATGGAGGTCGGAAATGAGTATTTTTAAAAATTTAAAAGAAGCAAAAACAAGTAAAGAAAATAGAAAATACATCAATTTGCTTAATGATTTTTATGAATTATTAAATGGAATATGGAATTTGAATGATAAAAAAGTTGACTGGTATGTAGATATGGAAAATAAAAATGTATATTGTTGGCGTTGTTTTGTAGATAATAAAGAAATAATTTTAGCAGCATACAAAGGAAGTAAGGAAATTGGTGTATTTTTTCATGAATTTAATTCTGAAATTTTCGAACAATTTTATATTGGTAAATACTGGATTGATGTAAAAAATGAACTTGAACATATGAAAACCGTTGACAATGACAACATTGACAATGATGGGAAATGCATTGTTGATTTTGATAGTTTTCCAGGTTTAAGTGTGAAAGGTAAAATTACATCGTTATGTGATTCAAATGAAATTGAAATTGATGATTATTCGAAAATTTATAAAAACAATATATAATCTTTTAGAGCGTATACAGTTTAACTGTGTATGCTTTTTAAAGCTTATATAGCTTAAAACAAAAAAAAGGAGACTGATATAATATGTCAAAAAAAGAAGAAACTTATACACCTTTAAAGAGTAGTGAATTAGAAGGATATTGTTGTCAATCAATTGCAGTAATATTAGACAAAAAAAATAATGAAAAAGATATTGAAGATTTGAAAAAATTTATAAATAGCTTATGGGTTATTTATAAAGAATTGAGTAGAAATTTTATGTCTTATAATATGCTTTTTGAGATATACAATTATTTCAAAAATAACAAAAACGAATGGATAAAATTATCTACAGATAATAAAGATGTAAGTATAAATATAAAGGATAAAAAAATAAAAATTTTAAAATTTGATTGTGATGTAGGAAAACAATGTGAAATAAAAATTGAAAATGAATTGAGTGATGAATTGTATGATTTTTTAACAAAATTCTTTTGTGATACAAATATAAAATTGGATTTATCAAAATTACACGAAAAAGTAACATTTTTACCTGATTTGGATTTATCAGGTATTTGATTTTAATATTTATCTGGTTTTTAAAACTTATGAAAATTTTACAACTATACAAAGTTTTTTTTGTATAGTTGATAAAGTCTTTATAAGACTTTATATTAATAAAAAGGGGAAATGTAATATGATTAACAAAGAAAATTTAAAAACTTTTCCAAAATTGATTCAAAAACAATTAATCTTGAACAAGCTTTGCAAATTGCTGAAAACATTCAAAAAACTAGAAAGATTGAATGTGAGTTTTGGTATGTAACCTTTTATAAAAAAGGTACATGTCATATAGAATGGAAAGATAAAGAACTAATCAAAAAACTCAATATATTTGCAGGAAAACGCAAAAATTGGCTTTTTGATGGATTTGGTGAAAAAGAATACAATGATTTAAACAATGAAGAAAAAACCGTTTGCGAATCTTTTTCAGGCAAAAAAGACTATGAAAATATATATAAAAACAGAATGTTTTATCTTCCGAAATTTGACACGCTGAAATTGATTTCATAGTCCAAAAACAGGGTTAAATTTGATTTTAAATTTAACCCTAAAATGTTTTCATAAAAATGCATTCAAAATTGTATGTACAATTGATTTAAATTAAAAAATAATATAAATATACTATAAAAATTTAAATCGATTGTAGGTATCATTTTGAGCTTTAAAATGATATACTAAAAAAGGGGATGATATAAATGAAAAATATAAATATAATAAAACAAATGCAAAAACAAAAAAATAAGGTAGATGTTAAAATAGTTTTAAATTCATCTGTTTTAAATGCTGCAGTTGAATTTAAAAATTATGAAATTTTAAAACAATATTGGATAAATAATATTATTTCAAAATTGAAAGAAAATCCATGTTTTAATGTTTACATCAATATTTATGTAAACTATGGAAATTTAAGATTTAAAAGAAGATTTAAATTTGAGATTGATAAAGATATTGATTCAGACAAAATAATTAATCCTTTTATATTGCTACATAACCATTGTGTAGCTCAAATAAATGGATTGAAAGAAATTGGTTATCATAGAAAACAAGCACTAGAAAAAAGCAAAATAAACCATAAAGCAATAAAAATGTACAATTTGTTTATATATTTGTTTAATATGATAGACTTTCATGAAAGTCTATCATTAAATTTTGACTCAATGGTCTATAAATACAAAATTATAAAATCAAATAAAATGATAATTGATGTATTGTATTTTAATCAAAAAGATGAAGATTTTGTTAAAAGAATAATAGAAAGTTACAAGAAAAATAATATAAATATAAAGGTGGAAATATTTGGTATAATTGCATGGAAATTATTTAGTTTTATTTGGTTACAATTCAATGAAAAAAAACATACATTAAAAACTGAAAATTTTACATATGTATATTTTGATTCTTGCAATCAAATTTTATGTAATGACAAAAAGACTTTAAAAATTGATTTAAATTTACCAGAATTGTTGAATGAATTAATCGAATGTAGAATATCAAGATATACTTGTATAAAATATAATACAAGTGTTCAATACCAAGACATAGTAGGCAGTGAAGGGTTTTGGATTGAAAACAATGAAGATTTTTCATCTTTATTTTTAAAGATAAAAGATTGTCATAAAATAATTGATTTTTACAAAAATCTAAAATTACACGGAGGTTGAAAAATGAACAAGATTGAATTTTTTGAAATAAAAGAAAAAGAAATAAATGTTTTTTGCACAAACAATTCAAATGAACAATATATAGGGTTTATTTGGATTGATGATAAAGACAAAGAAGAAATAAAAAAAGAAGCAAAAGAATTTAAAAAGCCATGTTTTTGTAAATATAATGGCAAAATAGTAACATGGTCAACAAAATGTGTAAAACATGCTATGGAAACATTTAACATGGAAAAATCTGGTATAACTGAATTTATATATAATATGGGGAAAGGTGCATTGACAAAATATTGGTATAAAAAGACCTGGAATTAAAAAATAAAATTAAAAATTTTTTACATTTTATACACTAGTATTAATTAAAATTTGATATTAGTGTATAATTTTGTATATATATAAAAATAAACGGAGGGAAACTATATGCAAATTAAAAACATTAACAAAAATTTTATTTATTGGTATCAAGTTAGAAATGCATTTGAAATAGTTTTATACAAAAACAGAACTGTTTCAAATGGTTTTGTAGTTGAAATATCAAAGAATAAAAGGTTGTATATTAGATATTATATAACTTTGGTAAATACAAAAGATTTCATAAAACAATACAATGAAATCTTAATAAATATAAAAGATAATAATGTAATAAATCAATATAAATATGCTTAAAAATAAAAAGGAGAGTGTTAAAAAATGGAAGAAATAAAAATAGGAAATGAATATATGTTGGATGATATTCATGAAGATATAAAAATATTAGGGATAGAGTATTATTTTGATGATGCTGTTTTTGATTTGGAAATAGGAAAACATGATAAAGTTTTAAAAGGAAGTTATAGTTTTCCTACAAAATATGAAGATGGAAACCCAACTGAATATACAAATTATGTTTTTGAAACTGTCGGAGAATATGAAGTTATAAAAAATATACATGGGAATGTATATGACACAATCATAAACAGAGATTCCATAAAAGTAAAAATTACAGATATTGAAATAATATAAAAAAGGAGAGTGTTTTTAAATGAAAACAAAAAAAATATCAAAAATCAATTTTACAATTTTATGTGCTTTATGTGTTTTGATTCCTATTGCTGCTATGGTTTTCGTATCATGTAGCGAACAACAACACCAACAAGCTCAAACGTCAAAACCATCATTCGAAATCAATCAAAATTTCGAAGTTGCACATTACAAAGATGGAGTAAAAATCATAGATTTTTATACCAAAAATAGTTGTATATATGCACAACTAGACGATACATCAAGTTATTTTGTTTGTGAAATTCCAGATAAATATACAATAGCAAATATTGAACTTGAAATATCTTCAATGTTTAAAAAATACCAAAATATATATTTATCTGAATTTCTGGATAAATTCAAAGAATTAGAATACAATTAGTTAAACCTGAATCAAACTTTTGTTTTTGTTGTTTTATATAGAATATAGAAAATTTTCTATATTCTATAGTAAAATAATAAAATTTGAATATTTGTCAAAAGATTCAAACAAAACCATATCTTAAATCTATTAAAAAAAAGTTTGAGAGTAATTTTACCTTTAAAATTTGAATCAATTCTAGGTATGTTTTTGAGCGAAATTTGACTATGTCAAAAAATCAAATAAAATGGAGGGTTTTGAGGATGAAAGAATATATGTTGTTGTCTAATGAAGCGAAAGAAATTTGTAAAATTGAAGCTGATAGTTTTGAATCAGCTTTAAAATGGTTTGAAAATTTTTTAATTGAAAGAACAATGAATTATGATTTTTATATAATCAAAATTGAGCAAAAATATATTTTGATATATTTAAAAAATGCATATTCTGGTATTTTGAATTTAGGGAAAATCATTCCAGAAAAAGAAAGAATTAAAGCTGTTCACAGGCTTGAATTTTTAAGGATTGCAATCAAAGATATATATTTTATAAAAATGAAGGATTATGTTTTCAAAAACAATGAAAAACATGAAAACTCATACGAGCAATACATTCAAAGTCTAATAGATAAAAATGTATATATCACATACGATTTGCTGTATAATGGTATGAATATGTATGATTGCAATGCAATTCGTGAACAGGCAGAATTGTATTTGTATGAATTTGAAAGGATTTACAATCATATGCTAAATAAAGCATTGTTGTTGTCAGATGAAAAAACATTTCAAAAAAATATAAATGAATATTTTGATTCATATGAAGAAACAAATATTTTAAAAATTATCAGGATTAATCATGAATCAGGATATGATATTGGATTTTTTAAAAAATACAATGATAGATATGTTTTGATGAACAATGCTTCAATTATGAGAGATAAAATTCATTCGATTGAAGAATTTAATTCATCATATCAAAAAGAATTGAATGATTTTAAATATATAATCCAGGCAAAGCATTATATTTAAAATTTATAAAAACGTCTATAGTTTAATGGATAAAATACTTGATTACGAATCAAGAGCTACAGGTTCGATTCCTGTTAGACGTATTGTTTAAAAAAAAATAAATATAATGGAGTGATTTTATGGAATTAAAAATTAATCAAAGTATTGGTAAATTTAACATAAAAGGTGCAATAGAAATAAAATTTAATGGAATTATTTTTTTAATTTGGCATAATACAAACAATACAGCAATTTATATTTCTGGAAACAAAAATGTTAAAATAAATCAAACAGCTTCAAATGCCTATGAAATCACAGAAACATTTTTTTGTGAATATTGTGGTCACCAATTTAAAAAAAATAAAATTGGTGAAGATAATGAATATTATACAATTTGTAAAGAATGCAAGATGGAAATTGATAAAAATATTAAAAAAAAGGAGAATGATAAAAAATGAAAGAAGAAATTAAATATCCTGAATATATTCTTAAAGCAATTAGAAAAAGAATGGGTTTAGAAGAAAATGACAATTCGAATGATGAAAGAATTAACAAAATGTCTAAAGATAATATTCTAAATGAATATTTTAGTTGGCATGGAATAATAGGATATGGAGAAGAAATAAAAATGGTTGTTGAAGATATATATAAAGTAGATTTAAATGAATATTGTGAAAAAATGGTTTTAAATAATAAAAATAATGGAAATATAAAATCAAAACAATTTGAATTCAATTTTGAAGTAACAAATGATTCAAGAAAAGGTATACCATATGCAGCAAAAATCAAATTAAATGATAAAGGTAATTTTGAAAGAGAATTTTTTGATTTGGATAAAACATATGGTAAAAAAGAAGTAACAGTTTCAGGAAAATATTTTGCTGAAGTAGGAGATATAATTGAAGAAAGAGAAGCAGGCAGTTGGAAAAATGATTATAGATATTTTTATGTAATCAAAGAAGACGGACAAAAAGAAAAAATATGTGATAATTTTGATAGCAATGGAAAAACAAGAATAAAAAAATATTTAAAAAATGAAATAAGCATAGAAGAATTAATTAGAGGAGAGTGATTTGATTGAACCCAATAAAAATGAAAGAAAGACCATTTAAAAGTTTTGAAGACAAAACAGATGAATATGATGCCCAATGTCGTGATATATTGCGACATTGGTATGGTGGAACACAAGTAAAAGTTTTAGCACATAATCTAAATAAAGATATGTTTGATGAAATTGAATTGAAAGAAGAGCTAGAAAAAAATTATCCCAAATGTCCAGAATGTAAAAAACATTTGAAAATATGGGATGATGAATTTAATAATGAATACATGTATTGCAATGACTGTAAATTGATTTTAAGACCAATGGCATTGCATCAAGAAAAAACACCTAAACAAGTAGAAAATTTGAAAAACCAATGGCTAAATGATGGTTGTTGGGAAATTGAAGATACAGATGGTTTTGAAGATTGGTACGATGAATTGCTTGAATTTAGATTGGAAACAGTAAAAAAACTGGAACAGGAACAAAAGAAAAAAGATTTAAAAATCAAAAAACTCATGCAACAAAAGTTAAGTGAATTAGGGATATATGGGATGTTTGAAATACTGATTGAGCAAAAAATGGAGATTGAAAATCTGAAAAGCTGCATATGTATGCTGATTGATGGAGACAATCGGCAAGCATATCAAAATTTAAATAAAATGAATGATGATTTTGATATAATTGAAACAATAAGAGGTTTTAAAACAAATAGAGATAATGTATAATATATGTAAAATATGAGGGGAATAAAATGGAATACAATATAAATATAAAATCTGCTTTTGAAGTTTTAGACATCGTAAAATTGAAAAATGATTTGAATAACAAATATATCAAAGTAAAAATCACAAATCAAATATTGTTGATTTGGAACGATTTGCTTTTGCATGGTGCTTTTTCAGAAGGTAAACCATTTGCTTTAGTAAATTGGATAAAAATTAATGAAAAAGATTCGATACCATATTCAATTTTGTATGATTGTAAAACAATTTCACCAAGTTGGTATAACTCGATAAACACACAAAAAATAAAAAATCATTTTATGATGTCGGTTTTTGAAAATGAATTGTTGTTTAGACAAATAAAAAAATAAAAGGAATTGATTTCATGAGAAAAATAAATATAATGTATTTGATATTTAGTTTAATATTGATTTCATATGCTATATTTTTTTATGTTAATCGATATCAAACTAATGAAAATAAAATAGAAAATTTTATAAATTTAAAAATTGAAAGTTTAGAAAAAATGTATAAAACATATGATGATTTAAATGTCGATATAAAAATTTTAAAAAAATATAGAAATAACAAATTTGATTTCCAAATAGATATAGAAGATGATAATTTTAAGGAAGAAGATTTTTTAAATAATGAATTAGATGAAAAATATTATTTAAAATTTATTTTAATAAGTAATTATACTGAAAATATTAAAATTATAATTAATAAAAAATATTTTTCAATAATAAAATATAATAATACAATTGATGATTTTGATATAATAAAACTGAATAAATTTATATAATTAAAGGGGATTGATTTTTATGAATGAAAAGATTTTAAAATTCAAAAAAAGAAAAGAGGGAGAAAATGAAAAAAATAGAATTAGATATTAATACAACATATAAATTAGTTTGTGTTGATGAAGATTTTGAAGTAAATGTAAAAATAAAAAAAGATAAAACAATTGAAATAAATATGCCATATGGGAATATAGCAATAGAACCATATGCTAGTAATGAAGTGAATATAAAAGAAAGAAAATAAACAAAAATATATGAAATGAGGAATAAAAAAATGTATAATATGACAAAAGTTGAAGAATTAACAAAAAATTTGCAACAAGAAGACAAAAATGATTTTAACTTCATGCTATCTGGAATCAAAAGCATCTATGAAAATTTTGGATTTTCAATGATTAATGATGAATTGATTGAAAGTTTATTTAATTCATTCATGGTCAACAAAAATATTTTTGAAAAAGAATTTGTGTATTTAGGCGAAAAAAAGACTTTAGGTGAAATCGTATTGTTTGTTTTTGATTTTTTAGATTTAAGAATGAATAAAATTAAAGAATTAAAACAAATACTTATAGATAGTTGCTCAATCCATGTAGATAAATACGATGAATTTGTTCATTGTATTAAAAATATATCTTCGGAAAAATTTGAAGAATATATCTTAGAAAATCATAAAGATGGATATGTTTTTAAGATTGAAAAAATTTTGAATAGTGAAAAGCTTAAATATATTGACTCGTTAAAAATCACAGAAATTAAAGCAATTTTAGCAAATGAAATTGAAAAAATATTTAGAACTGAACACACAAAAGAAGCACAATTGAATAAAATAAATTCAATGAAGTTTGTTTCGGTTTTACCGAAAGGAGGGAATTGGTACAATATTAAATTTGTAGATTTTGAAAGTGATATACATGATACAATTATAGAAAAATCGTATGATGAATACAATGAAGAACCAGAAACAATAGGTTTAGAAGAATATAATATTAAGGAGTGTAAAAAATGACTGAATATCAAGAATTGAAAAAAATTGTAGATGTGGAAAAAAGTAAGGTTGTGACATATAAATCATTTAATTTTGATGCTTTTGAAAATCATAAATATAATAGAAGTGAAAATCCACATAAAATAAATGAACTTGTACACAGTTTCGAAGAAGGGTACATCGAAACTGTGTGTATATGTAAAATCGAAGAGGGTAAGATAATGATTTATGATGGTGGAAATAGAAAAAAAGCACTAGAGATATATAACAAAAAACATAAAGGGTCTGATAAATATCCACAATTACCAATTGTATTTCAATTAAACCCAAATATTAATGCAAATGATATGAGAAGAATTAATGACTGTAATGGAAGTTGGAAATTGAAAGACTTTTTTGAATCATATTTAAAAGAAGGGAAAAAGAATTATGAAATAGCACAAGGTTTCCAAAACAAATACAAAGATATACCATTAGCTGTAATAATTGTGCTGTTGGCAAATAGACCAATGTCACATGTCATACTGGATGCATCAAAAAAAGGTGTTTTGAATATACCTAATTATGAAAAATCAATTCAAAATGCAGATAGAATTATGGATTTTCTTGAAGTTGATTATAAAAAATTCAGTCATAACAAATCGACATTTTATGCATTGTTAAAATTAATGAGGATTCGTGGATATGAACATGAAAAATTCATTAAAAGATTAAAAAACAATCCCAAATTGTTATATGATATAGGATATTTTTCAAACCAACGCCAATATGGTGAAGGCTTTCACAAAGCGTATAATTATAATATTGGATATAGTAAAAAATTAAATATACGTGGAATATTTAATTATGAAGTAAGAGATTGGGAAGATAAAGATGAAGATGTTAGTTGAAGGTGAGTTTGTAAATTTGATAAAAAAAGATAAAAGAATATTTTGCAAAGTTTTTAAGGTATATGAAAAACATATTGTCTTAAAAAACAGACAAAACAAAATATATCTTTTTAAAAAAGAAAGACCTAAAAAAATTAAAAATATTTTGATTTTTCAAAAACAAAATGTAAAATTTGAAAAAATCGATTTTTTTGAACAAACAAAAAAAGAATATGAAAAAGTGTCTACAAGTATAAATTTTGATATACTTATAAACAAATATACAAACTATACAATAACAAATTATGAATTTTATTTGTTATGCAAATATTTTGGAGTGATGTTACCTGGTGGTATTGTAAAATGGATGTTTACATCCATTTTAATAATCAATAAAGATTATTTGTTTCATAATAGGTATAAATCAAAAGAATTTGAAAAATACAAAAAAATGCTTAATGAAGCAATAGAAAAAGAGGTGGTTAAGTAAATGATTGTGTTTTTTTTTATATGGATTTTTGGGATATGTGTGTTAAAAAATGTGCATGATATATTTGAAAAAAAAGATTCAAAAAAATATGGATGGAGGATATAATGGTATTTGGTGAAAATAGTATGAATGCAGTAAAAAAAATTCAAGAAAATGAATATGGAACAATAGAGGATTTTGGAAAAGATGTATATACAATGAGTGTAGTTAGAGATTTGCTGATAGAAAAAAATGTGGTGTATAAAGAAAATAAATTGATGGGTGGAAGTAAATTTTACTTGACTGATGATTTTAAAAAATGGTTGAAAACTAATAAAATTGAAGATATAAATAAATGCAATTGGAGGATGAATAAAAATGAAGATTGATAACATAAGATATGGACTTTTTGAAAATGCTAAAAAATTTAAAAAAAGCAAAAATATACAAAAAATTGCAATATATTTGATTAGTGGAATATTTTTTAGTGGTATAGGTAAAATATTCTTTTACAAAGAACAAAGTTTTTTATGGATTTTAATTTCATTTTTTATAATAGCAACAATTGTTGAATTAACATTTTATATTTTTAGGAGGGTTAAAAATGGAAAAAGAAAAAACAGATATTGAAATCATAATGGAAAAATTAGTTTCAAAAAAACAGAAATATTTGACAAAATATATAAATACAAAAGAAGTTTTTGGTGCTTCAATTGAGTCTATAAAAACATATACAAGTGTGATTAACAGTTTTATAGAATATATAGAATTGTTAATCACACAAGGAAAGGAATTTTGTAACAATGAATATATATTGCATTGCAGGAATGTTTTAAGAAACAAAAATACAACAATAAAATATAAATTCATTGTATTAAAAGATTTTATGAATTTTTTGACAAAAGAAAGATATTTGTCAAAAAATATAATTAAAACACCATATATCAACATACCAAAATCAAAAAAAATGCCTATGCCTAAAAAAATATTTGAAAAAATATTAAATTCAAATATTTCAGAAAAAAATAAATTAATGGTTGAAACATTAGTTTATACTGGAATGAGGAAAAAAGAGCTTTTAAATTTAAAAGTTAAAGATGTTGTTAAAACAGGTTTATTAATTGGTAAAGGTGAAAATGTAAGGATTTTATATTTTAAGGATTATATTTTTGAAAAACTTCAAAATTGGATAAAGGAACAAAAGTTAAGTCCAAACAACTATGTTTTTTTTGGGCGATTTAGTAAAAACAAACCCATGAATAAATCAACTTTGAATAAAGCTTTAAAGCCTTTTGAAGTGTGTGTTCATTCAACAAGGCGTAAATTTGCAAGTGACAACAGTGATATACTTAATGTGTTTGAATTACAAGATGTTTTAGGGCATAGTAGTATTGAAACTACTAAGTTGTATGTTTCAACCAATTCAAAGAGTATTTTAGAAAAATTAAATTCAAAACATGAAGCTGTTTAAAAAAGTACCATATTTATTTGTTTCAATTGACTTAATGTATATTAAGTCAAAAATTTTAAATCTTGGATTAAAATATATGTTGTCATAGTTCTGGTGTTTATAAAATTTATTTTTATAGATTGTATAAGTTTTATGAACACCAGAATTTACGTAACAAACATGAACTCTAACAGAATTTTTAATTTTTATATCTAAAACCATAACCAAATCTTTATGGGCTTTTAATTTTGTATGCACATATCCAAAATATTCAAATTCTTTTTTCAACAAATCGAAATAATCATATGATTTTTTTGTTAATGCATTTTTGATTATATAGTTAATCAAATCTTTTGAATCAAATCCCTTATACAATTTATCGGTTTTTTTATGAGGTATTTTTTCAAACCAGGTCTTTTCAATTTCAAGCAATGCATCTTTTTTGAATTGTTTTTTGCCAAAATATTTTTGAAATATTTTAAAACATTCAGTTAAATAATTTGGGTTCCCAAAATTTTTGAAATAATTTAAATCAATCAAAATTCCAATTTGTTTTTTATTAAAGTGATTTAAAAAACGTTCAAAAACATCTGAAATATTTTGGTATTTTTGATTGTATAAATCATTTAAAATTTCATCTGAAATATTGTTTATATATTTCACTGATTTCAAACCTTTATACATGGTTTTAGTGTTTTCATCGTATATGTATTTGCCATATGAATATTTGAAACAAATACTTTCAATTTTAATGCCTTTTAATTGAGCTAAATTAAAACCATCTACATAATCTTCATTTTTATCAGCACGATTTAAATATGATTTGACAAATGAAACAGGATGATAATGTCTTAAATATATACCTGTACATGTATTCAAAGTATATCCTAATGCATGATTGTATCCAAATTGATATCTAGATGCATTGATTAACATTTTTAAAAATTCTGTAATTTCTTTTTTTGCTGTTTCAAAATCCTTTTTTAAAGTTGATTGATATCCTTTTGTTATTTTTTCTGTATTATCTTTTATCACATCTAAAAGTTTTTTTCCTATTGCTCTACGGATTGTATCTGCTTCACTTCCTGAAAACCCACAAAATTGTTGAAGAAATTTGATTGTATCTTCTTGATAAACAATATATCCATAATTATCAACTAACAATTCATCAATTTCTTTAGATGGATTTCGATTGAATTCACGGTTTAAGAGCTTATCGCGATAACTAGCACCTGATGGACGAATGGCAGCAGTAACAAGCGTAATATCAAATATATTTCGAGGTTTGAATTTTTTCAATTGTTCAAATGCATATTCTCCTTCGAACTGAAAACATCCAACTTTTGATTGAATGATTTCATCAAATATATTTTTATCTTCCCAATTCATTTCGTGAGACTTATGATATTTTATTCCTATATCTTTATATGTATCTTTGATTATTCCCATCATTTTCAAACCTAAGATATCAAATTTGCAAAAATTTAAAGATTCAATAGGTTTCATTGAACAAACAGAAACAGGAAAGTTTTCATCTCCATCTTTGTACCAAACTCCAATATGTTGAATTAAATCAATTGGAGAACCAATTATTCCAGCAGGATGATTGCCTTTTGAGATAATAGTATTTTTAAGCCCATCAAAATAATAAAACACATCTTTATATTTTTCCTTTAACTTGATATAGTTATCATATAATATGTTTAATTTTGCTATAATAATAATATCATTAATTATTACAACAAATTTTTCATGGTTATCTATATCATTTTCTATTTTATGTTCTTCCAGGTTTATAGATTCTTGAATGATTTTTTTATAATCAAAAAGCAATGTTTCATATTCATCTTTGATGATTTTAATTTCATCTAAAGGCATATCTAATCCACGACCTAAAACATCTAATGTTCCACGGTCTTTTAATTTACCAAATTGTGATATATATGCAGTATTTCGGGTTGTAAAACGATTAATTATATATTTATATATTTTCCCCCTGTCTTCAGGTGCAAAATCAATATCTATATCAGCTAAAGATATTCTGTCAGCATTACAAAATCTTGAAAAAATGGTTTTGAATTTAATTGGGTCAAGGTCTATAATATCAAGTATATATGCAATCAAACTACCACCTACAGAACCACGACATCTTCCATATATAATATTGTTTTTTTTACAATATTCAACTAATTCATGCATAAAATATAAAAAGCTTTCCATTCCTTGTTTTTCAATTGCTTCAAGTTCTTCTTTTTGCCTATCAATATATTCCTGATTTTCTTTTATTATGCCTTTATTTAATTTGGTTTTATAATTTCTATCTACAGCAGCTAAAAATTTTTCTTTAGGATTTTTATATAATCCTGGATATTTAAATTCATAATTCAATTCAAATGGTTCAACCATATTAGCTAAAACATTTGTATTCTCAATTGCTTTTAAAAATTCAATTTCTGGTATTGAATTTTGTTGTTTAAAACATTCAATCAATTCATCATATGTCTTCCAGGTTAAATCGAAACTATCTTCATTACCATAATATGAATTATTTGATTTTTGAAGTATTTTTCTACATTCAGCATAATATGAATTTGCACTATGAGTATCAGTTCCAGCAATTAAAGGGATTTTGTATTTTTTTGAATATGATAAAAGAAGTTTATTGTATTCGATTTGTTCGATATGATTGTGATATTGTATTTCAAGAAAGCTTCTATCAGATATACTTGATAAAAATTCTAAAATTTCATTTGTAAAATTTTCAAATTTTCTTAATTGCCATAATGCACTTTGTAAACAAGCAGTAGTAATGATTATGTTTTTACTAGTTTGTTTAAGTTCAGAAAAATAAATCCTAGGAGTTTTGTAAAAATGACCATCTTTTAAAGTTGATTTTGAAGCAAGTCTATTCAATTCCATAACACCATCATAATTTTTCGCATAAAGACCTATATGAAATGATTGTTTACCCATATCAATTATATCCATATAAGTTTCAATACCATGTATATATTTAATATTTAATTTATCGCAGGCCTGTTTTTTTTGAACCCATTCAAAGATATTGCCATGATTCGATAAGGCAATTGCATTCATATTTTGAGCTTTTGCAAGTTTTAAATATTCCTTAAATGGTGTAATTGAATCATAATAACCATTGCAATTTGAATGTTCATCATGAAGATGAAATACAGTATATGTTTTCATAATTAATCCCCTATTAAAATAGATTTTAATAAAAATAAAATAAAAATCTGTTATTAAAATTTTTAATAAATTTCTTTAATAACATTTACAAATAAAATAATTTAATATATAATAAAAATGGAAAGATGAAAAACAAATTGTTTAAAAAGCCAATTTATTATGTAAAATAGCCTAATATCTTTAAAGATGTTAGGTTATTTTATTTATTCATTTGTTTTATTCACCATATCTATATAAATCCTTTTAAATTCAAGCAATCTATCATACGCTATATCATAATATTTTTTTTTAATTTCAAAACCTATATATTTTCGTCCATTTTTTAAACAAGCTAAAGGAATTGTACCAGAACCAAAACAATTGTCTAAAACAATATCATTTTTGTTTGTATATGTTTTAATTATATCTTCACATAACTCAAATGGTTTTTCAGTTGGATGTTTTGGATATGTTGGTTTTGCATATCTTTGAATAGTTGTTGGATATCTTTCAGTACTACAGTATGAATTTGATTTGCAATAATTATAATTTTCACTGTTTACAATTCTATTTGGAACTGATTTTTTTTTGTGACCTGTTGTTTTAATTGGATTATATATAGGAAGTTTTTTGTAAAACACCATAATATAACCATGTGAAACTAAAGGCCTTTTATTTGCATTTAAAAACCCTGTTGGTTGAGAATATTCAATTATGATTTCATATTTAAACATTTTTGGATTTGAATTATATAACATGTAGTTAAAAGGTGTAGAAGCAAACAATAATATAATGCCCCTATCTTTTATTATTCTTTTGTATTGATTCCAAAGCAAATCAAAATCAATTATATTATCCCATTTGTTTTTTGTTATACCAAAAGGCAAATCACAAAAAATACAATCGATTGATTTGTTTTCTATTTTTTGCATACCAATTAAACAATCTTCATTGTATAAAATATTTGTTTTCATAACTAATTAATCCTCTAAAAAATATAATTCCTTTCAATTTAATTAATACGAGTGGAGGGATTTGAACCCTCAAAACACGGATTTTAAATCCGTTTTCTATGCCAATTCGAATACACTCGCTCAATATGGGTAAAGGGATTCGAACCCCCATTCAATAGATTAGAAATCTATTGCTTTGTCCAATTAAGCTATACCCACATAATTCAAGTACATTTATGTAATATTGCACCAAATATGATTGCTAAAATACAACATATTAATTTTAAAGTAGCATCTGTATGGTCATCCATTTTTTTAATCCTCTTTTATTTTTTGTATGAATTTTGCTTTTCTATTTTTTAATATTTTTTGATAATCATTTTTTGAAAAATAAACTTCCAAAAGTATATGTAAATCTGCAAGCTCATTGAAAAAATGTTCATCGTCTTTTTTAGGTTCAACTTCATCGTAAAATGCTTTGTCACATATTTTTAAATATGTTAAAATAGCATTCAAACAATGATATGGATTTGACCATGCATCTTTTATATATTTGAAATCTTTGTCTTGTTTATTCTTTAATTTGTTAAAACAATCAACACACAAAGTATTGTAAAAATTTAAATCTTGTTTTCTACAAGAATGACATTCCATTTTAATATCCTCCATATATATCTTTCATATATTCTTTCAACAAAACCTGTGCTTTTGCAAAAACATATTCAACATCACAGTTTTGGATATCTAAAACTGTTTCACCATGTCTTGAATGTGTTTTTTTATACACAATTTTAATATTCCAATCAGATATATTAGATTGTGAAATATTTAAACAAAAACCGTATTCTTCACGTATTGAATCATAAAATTTTAAAAAACTTTCCATAAAAACCTCACTTCAAATTAAAAAATTCTTGAATAATCGGAATAGTCAACATATAATCATTTAAAGCCTGTTGTGCTGTTAAAGATAAATTTTCTGGCAAATATTTAAAATCAAACCATTTCATTTCTTTATGGGTGTTTGGTTCCATATTTTTTGGTTCATCATTTTCATTGCACAATTTTATCAAATAGTTTATACAAACCCAATGGGTTCCTTCTTTTTTGATTATCTGATTTGTAACACCTAACATTTTAACAATTTCAATATCTACTCCAATTTCTTCTTTTGTTTCTCGAATAATTGCATCTTCAGCAGTTTCATTTAATTCAATTCGACCACCAATCAAACCAAATTTATCTTTTTCAGGTGATTTGTTTCTATATAAAAGTAAAACCTTTTTATCTTTTAAAAGCAATCCTGTAACACTAACACCAATATAATCAATTCCTTGTTTCATTAATATTCGTCCTTTCATTTAAATATTTGAAATAATACATCAATGCATCCCTAGATGATGCAGCAATATGACCAGGCAATGCATTAAAATCAAAAAATCCAATTTTTGAATGTTTTTTAGATTCATTGTTTAAAAAATTTCCAGTACATTTGACTAAAAAAATAGTTGTATTGCAATGGTATTTTTTTTCTGGAATAATATAATTTGAAACTCCTAAAATATCTATGATTTTAAAATTTTTAGTATCAGCATTTATTTCTTCTTGAAATTCTCTTTTTATTGCTTCTTGAACTGTTTCATCATGATTCACCTTGCCACCTGGCAAGCACCATGAATTAATTTCAGGTGGTGTTTTGCGTTTTAACATGCATATTTGATTTTTAAAAAGCATAACACCTGAAACAGCAACATCTATGTAATCAATTCCACGAACAAATAATTCACTTTTACGTTCATGATTATAAATTTCATTCATTTTTATTTCTCCCCTATATAACATTTAATTGAATCATATAAATTACTTTTATCTTTACAACGTATTGCAAATGAAAGCAATCTTGAATTTCCATCCATTACAAAATATTTTTTATATTTATTTCGAACCAATGTACAAAACAAAAAATCAAGTCCAGTATCTTCTTCAGCTTTAATCCTTTTCATTATTGAATATATTTTTTCAGCAAATTTAGTTGTTTTTTGTGTAAAATTAAACATTGTATCATATAATGTAAAAATCTTCATTTCATCATCCAAACAATTTATACATTCCTCATTTTTAAAATTTTTACATTTTTCATTGATACAAGCAAATCGTCTTAACCATCCAACTGGACACATATATACATTCAACAACTCAATAATGCTCATTTGAGCTTCATACCATTTCAGATTTTCATATCTTGATATAAACCTGTTCATATGCCCAATTGAACCTTTGAATTTGTTGAATTCGTTTTCATGGTCACTATCTTTAAAAAACATAACCTTTTCAAAAACTTTTGAAAATGCAATTGGTTTTTTTTGAAATATTTTAATATTTGATGGATAATATTTTAATTTGTAATCTAAAGTTTCTTTTTTCATATGAATCTCCATAAAATTTAGAATTTGCTATATAACTGAGCTTCAAGGTTTTTGATTTTGGAGTTTTTGAACCGTGAAATCCAGTAAAATCAAGTGTTTGAAATATGATTTTGTATACGCTCATTTGTAGCGTTTTTAAATATGCAAAACGATGTTTGGTTCAGTTTAAAAAAACTGTGAAGCTGTAAACTAGTCTATACAAATTGAATTTATATGGTTTCAATCAACCATTCTTTGGTTCTACATCTTGTATAATTGATGTTGTTCCAAAGTTTTCGATTTATATAATTTATTGATGCTTTTTCATTTAAAAATTCTTGTTTCCAATATTCAATATAAAATTTTACAGTTTCAATAAAAATTTTATCTTTTAGTTGTTGAAAAAAATTAAGTTGTTCGTATTCAACCATACAAGCATGTATTTTTTTATCTCTATCTGTTTTTTCACCATATATCCATCCATCTTTTGCTTTTTCTTCAATCCATTCATTATGTAATTTTTTGGCTGTGATTTCTGGATTGTATAAAATTCGTTTTATTAAATTTGAAACTCTGTTTTTTTCTTCATCTGACAAATCAGCATATTTTATATCAAAATCTTTTTCATCGTTAAGCTTGCGAATCGCCATAACAAGTTCATGGCATATATTCGCTAAATAATCATATGTTGTATCTCTTTTATCCATTTAAATCATCCTTTTGTGAAGTTTTTAATTCTTCATCATATTGATTTTGCAAATTTGTCCAAAATTCAATACTTAAATTTGTTAGTTTTTTTAAATCATAAGCAAATGAACCAATAGTTTTTTGATGTTGTAATTTTTCAATTGGTATATTTGATTCAAGTGATAATTCATCTAATGTTTTATCATTTATTTCTAAAGCTTCTATTACTGTTTCAAATGGATGTATAATTAAATCTTTATTCATTTAAATCACCTTAAATTTCATTAAAAAAATACCTATTAAAATACCAATGCAAAAAAATATAAAAACAACAGAAAACATAAAAAATATCAAAACCCTAAAAGCAGATTTTTTATTCATTGATTTGATTTAATAGTATTGGCAAAACTGATTTATATTTTTTGATTGTTTCAGTTAATTTGTCTAAATCATGATTTTTGTAATCATTTTTTAAAATAAAACAAATTTCATAAGCCTGATTGTATTTGCCTTTTATAACAAAATAAGTTTCAAGTTTTTCTAAAACAAGTCTCGACAAACCTTTATCAAGTTTGATTGCTATTGCAGTTTCGGTTTCATCGTTTTTTTCAAAAATCAAATTTTGTTCAGTTGATATAATCGAATTATTTTTTGCAATGTTTATTTGTCCACTATTTTCATTGATATTCATTGAATCACCCTCCATTTTAATCACCTTCCATTTTAATCACTCACTTTATACTATATTTTCTATTTTTATTTTTGAATCACATAAATCGTATCTATATTTAAAAATCCAACTACAATTTTCACATATCATATAATACATTGATATACCTGTTATGTCAGTTGGATTGATTTTTAAAACTTTCCAAAAAACACATCCACATTTACAAATCACTAACATTTTAAATCCTCTTTGATATCTTCCAAATTATTTTCAAGATATTCATATATTTGACCAACATTTTGATGTATTGATTTTTTATCAAAACCTCTATATTTGTTTCTTGCAGGATAAGCATTTAAAATTTCATTTGTTTCTGTATTTACTGTAACAACTAAACTCCATCCAAAAACCTGTAAAATTGTATTTGTTAACCAAAGCAATCCTGTTTTCCGAAATTCTTCCCATTCTTTTTTAAAAATGAATTTTTTCTTTGTTTTATTCATTATATCACATCCTTTTTAAATTTAAAATCAGTAAAATCAATTTCCAGTTTTTCAAAATTTTCTTTTACTAAATCTATAACTTTTTCAATATCCCATATTTTATTTTCTGAATAAAGTTCAACTATATAAACAAAATAATCTTTTTCATATCTGCATTCATGTATATATCCAGATAAAATGTATTTGCAGTTAGGGCAAACCATATGCCTTATCATTCTTCCATAACCATCTCTTGGGTTAACAAGACTAGTTATATTGTTAAATTCATCAAATTTAAAATCTTCATCATCTTTAAATATTTTACAATTTGGACAGTAAAACATGTACATCACCTCATATTCTGAAATTCAATGTATCAATTTTAGTTATTTCATCTATTACGAATTGAATACTTGTTTGTCCAGCAAACTTGTTTAAAGTTAATTCTCCGATAACTTCTAGCACAAGATTATTGTTTTGCTTATATTTTTCAAAAAGTGATATGTCTTTCCATTTTAAAAATATCACTTCATTGTATTCAAATTTTATATGTTTATCTTTTAAAATTTGAATTTTATCAATCATTATATTTGACAATTTAAACTTGATTAATGGAAAATCTTTTCCTGTTATACGATTTAAAAACTTTACATTTTCAGCAAGTTTTTTAGATATATCTTCAAAACTTAATTCAAAATCATATTTTTTAACTTCCAATTGTTTGAAATCTTTTCTTTTTAAATTGTTTATGAACCTATTCCAATTTAATACATCAATTTTTATTCCAGCAGCTTCTATATGCCCTTTGCAATAATCATTTTTATCAATTAAACAGTTGTTAATTTCTTCCATGAAATTGATTCCATTTGCTCTCATTGAACCGCAATACTTTCCTTCTTCATCATTAAAAGCTGTAACTATAGTTGGTTTGTTATATATATCTAAAATTTTATTTGCTATTAAACCTGTATAATTTTGATATTCAAGTGGAATTTGAATTGATAAAAATTTATATTTTTTGTTTTGATAGTTCAAGCCAAAAAAACTATTTTGTTCGTTTTTAATTATTTTTTCAACTATTTTATCTTGTGTATTTTTATGTATTTTAGCTTTTTCAATCAATATTTTTAATTTATTTTTATCTTCACATAAAAACAAATCAATAGCCAACTGGTTTTTATTTGCTCTATTTAAACTATTAATTAAAGGTGCTAATGTCCAACTTACAAATTTTGAATCGAATTCATTATTTTTTAAAAGATATTTTAAAAATTCATTTCTTATATTTTCAAACCCATATCGACATATTGCACGATTTTCAAGTGATTTCATTGACATAATATCTGCTATGATTCCACAAGCAGCTAAATCCATAAAATTACAACTATAATATGTTTCAAAAAGACCATCAAGTTCAAGACAAAATTTATATACTACTCCTGCACCTGAGAGATATTTGTTTTCATAATTTTTGTTGCTTGTCACCAATACCACATTTTTGTGGTCTGGATATTGTTCAACTTCATGATGGTCAAGTATTATGATTTTTATGCCTTTGTTTGCTAATTCATAATATTTTTCATAGTTGTTTAAAAGAGAATCTACAATTATTAATATTTCTGTATCTTCTGGTACTTTGTTTATATCAACTTCATGGTCTTTTCCTTTGTTTATGATTATATTTGAATCAATATCAAAACATTTTAAATATTGATACATTATGGTTCCTGCTGTTATTCCATCAACATCAACATCATAATAAATTGAAAATCTTTTATTTGACTTTATCCCATCTTTTACAATATATGATGCTGCTATTATATTGCTCATTTTATTTTCACAAAATACTGATAAATTAGGTGAAAAAAAACTTATCGGTGTATCAATTTTGCGATTTTCTACTATTTCTTTTAATATTGGATGCATATTTATAATATGAGTTTTTATATTATTTATTTTTTCATTCATCGTTATCACCTTCAGATTTAAATTTTTTAGCATTTTTCTTTTGATAATAATTGTGATTTATATTTATGCATCCTCTTTTATTTATTGTCCAGGTTCCACAATATTTACAGTAACTTTTCTTTTTATCTGTTTGGATTGCTTTAATTTTCATAATTTGTCATCCCCTATATATTATTTAAATTCATATATTCTTTTACTTTTTCTAAATTTGTATCTGTATCAAATCCAGATAAATATAATACATTACTTTTTAAAGAAAATATTTCTTGATATGCTTGAAAAAGTTTATGTTGAAATGCTATGCCTTTTGATTCATATGTATCTTTTAAATCAAATTTTTTATTTGTATGTTTAAGTATATAATTTGGTGAATTGTTTAAAAATATAATGAATGATTCCAATTTAATATATTTTCTATTAAGAAGTGATTTATATATATTGTAATCAATATTTTTTAAAACTTTAACCTGGTACGCTAAAGTCGAATAATGACTTCTGTCAAAAATAACAAAATCGTAATTACTGTTTTGGTCTAAATATTGATATAATTCTTCTCTTGCAGCAAAGAACAATAAAGCTTGTGATTTTTTTGAAATATTATTATTTTTATTTAAGAGTATATTACGTATTTGCTCTCCAACAATAGTTCCACCTGGTTCACGAACAACTAATGCTTTTAACTTCATTGAAACAAACATATTGTATAATGCCATTGCTAAGGTTGATTTTCCAGAACCATCAATGCCTTCTAAAATTATTAATTTCATAGTTATTCCCCTAAAATTTATTTTTTCTTATAAATATCATATATAATATTATTCAAACCAGGATATACAAATGTATGTCTCCATTCTATCCAACAAGGTTTACATGTAACTCCATAAGGGTGATACATACATTCTTCACCTTCAATCATATATTTATGGCACATGCTACATATAATTGCTTCTTTCATTAATTTTTTATCATACATTTTAAATCTCCCCTATTCAAACAAAATGGCACAGTGAGGACTTGAACATCGTAAATTCAATAAATAATTCAATCCAAATCACGTTAATTTAATTTTGTTATTTATAATTTACTTTCTCACTTCTTTTCAACATTTTTTAATTCGTCAATTAAATAGAGGTTGAACTGTTTTAACCAGATAAACTATGTACCATAATTTATATTTTTTCTTTTATATTTTTATATATTTTTAAAAGTTTTTCTTTGTTTTTTTCAGATTTTTCAAAACCTTCAACACCTTCATAAAGTTCTTTAAAACATTCAAAAACTTTTTTAATTGATTTTTTTTCTTTGTTTATTGAATCTACGTAAAAATAAGTCAAAATCAAAATCAAACCAATTTCAATCAAATATGCATATTCAAACTGAGTTTGAAAAAAATAACAAATGCCCAATATAAAAATCAAACACATTAAATTTTTAATCATTAAATTCACTCCATTTTAAAAGTTTTAAATTAAATTCTTTATATTTCATATTTGAATCTTTTACATTGTATTTAGCTTTATAATAGTTTATATAAAATCTTTCATATATGTCTACTAAAAAATTATTTATTTGAGTGAATTCAATCTTTTTTATTTCATTCCACCAATATTTATCTTGTTTGTGACTGTTGAACCTATGTTTCAAATTATTCGTTTTCCCAATATATAAAACTTCATCTTTGGTTCCTAAAAATTTATATAGATACATATTTATACCTGAATTTATCTAATAGTAATTTGAATATATTTATATCATCTGATGGTGAATCTTTTTTATTCATGAAGTTATAAGTATCATACAAATATTCAATGTTTAAAAATTCCAAGCCTATATCAAATTTTTTACATATATTTTTAATTTCTTTATTGCTTACATCTTTATCTAAAGCAAGTGTTATATTTTTAACTCCTAATCTCAATATCTTTTCGATTTGATGTTTTGAAGGATATTTTCCACCAATTGCTATAACATTTCGATATCCAAAACCATATAATTTGATTACCGATTTTTCACCTTCAACTATAATCACATGGTTTTGAGCTTTTATGTTATGATAATTTTGATACAGTCCATAAAGTATTTTGCTTTTTGGACATTCATATAAATACACATATTTGTTATCTTCATTATCATTTAAAGACCTGCCTTTGATTCCTATTAGATTCCCAATTTCATCGTAAATAGGAATAATTATTCTTTCAGAAAACAAATCAAAACGTATATTGAATTTTTCATGTGCTTCATAATTTATTTGACTATCAATCCATTTTTTTGTAGGAGTTTTTTCATATATATCTAAAATATTTTCATTTAATTCAATGAATTTTTCTTCAGTTTCAAAATTATTTGTTTCTATATTTTTGATTATAGTTAGCAATGAACTATTTGAATTCCCAAGATTATAATAATCAAAACCACATATTTCACAAATAATTTTAATTGCTTTGTAATAATTTATATCTAATATAAATTCAACTAAAGAGATTATATCTTTAATATAATAATCATTAAATTCAGGTCTTGTATAATTTTCAACATTTAATGTATTTTTATATACTATTATTGCATTTTGGTTATCTCCATCAGGATTGCTGCATGAAAAATATTTAGGATGTTCTTTTATATCATTACATTCTAAATGTTTTAAAATTTTATATATATGATTATCATTTATATATGTTTTTAAATCTAAACCAGACATACAATCCTCCTTTAATTATTTATTGCATATCCAAGTTCTTTAAAAATCATAGAACCTTTATCAACTTCATATATAATTTGTTGCTTATCTCTTCCACCTCTGTTTTTATCAACCACACCAAGATAATATTGTTTGTCTTTTTTAAGTTCCATTTCAGTACCATTAAATGCATTATTGGGCATTGATATCATAACTTTTATTTTATCTTTTTCTGATTTTGTAATAGGTCTGAATAACATCAAATAATCCAAATGATGTTTAACTTGTTTGCCAGTTGCTAAACTTGTGCTGTTCATCAATTTTGAAATCAATGAATCATCTGTCATTTGAAGGGTTATCCATAAACCCATATCTAAACCACCTTTTTTTTCTGAACCTATAATTTCTTTAAGTTTTTCAGCAGTATGAACAAACTGCATCCAATCACTCATACCATTGTTGTATATCCCTCTCATTGCTTTAAAAGTGTCTATTACAGCATAATCTATACCTTTGAATTTGTTTCGTTTAAGTATCATTTTGATTGAATTTAAATCCCATATTTGCATTTCATAAAAATACAATTTTGTATTTTTTTCTATATATTTAGCAGCTTTTATCATGATTTCATCTGCTTTATCTTTCAAATTCCCTAATGCTATATCACTTTCATTTATTAAAATTCCATGTTCTTTAGCGAACATATTGTTAGCAACACACGTAAGTATCATTAATTCAATTTCCATTTTGTTTTGTTCATTCACACAAAATAAAACAGGTATTTGATTGAAAATTGATATGTTTGAAAGTATATTTGAAATCAATCTACTTTTACCATATCCACTATGCATTGCATGAGCATATATAGTGTTTTTTCTCCATCCACGAGTTATTGAATCAATAATAGGGAATGGAATTGTAATACCAATTTCAGGTGTTTCTTTAAGTTTTTCATATGTTTTTAAAATATCTTTTCCCAAAAGCTCAGAATCATTTATATTTTTTACATAGTTAACAGATTTAACTAATTGATTTTCATAAAATTTAATTATGAAATCAGCATCTTTATTTTTGAATTTATCCAGGTTATCTTTAACATTGAATCCTTGTTTGTCTAAATGCCTTAAAACATTAAAAACTTTCAGTTTTTTATACGCTATTTCAAATGTTTCAATGGATTTTGAAATTTCAGCAAGTTTGTTTAAAGTTTCAAATCCTTTAACTTGTTTCCATAATGCTTTGTTTTCATCATCCAATGTTGAAATATAAATACTTATACTTGTTTTATCTAAATGTCCATATTCAATATATGATTCCATTAAAATTTTATATAAAAAATAAACCTCTTGATTTGTGAAATCAAATTTAGGTATTATTAATTCCATATATTCATTTAACAATTCAGGGAATCTATATATAAACCCAATTATGATTCCTTCATTAGCTACATCTTTTAACATTGTTATCCCCTAATTTATATAAAAATTAAAATTATATTTATACATATATGTAATATTTGGTCTATATATAAATATATTGTATTTGATTTTTTTTTATCTATTGCATGTGATTTTTTATAATCAATAATATAATGACTAATTATTAATATAAAACACTTCCATATTTCAAAACATTCTATATAATATAAACATAACGAAATACCTAATGCATATATCAAACTATGTGCTAATAAACTATACCAATCTTTACCTTTAGTTATTGCTAAATAATCGCTTTGTAATGGATAGTCTAAAATATAATGAGCAAAAATAATTAAAATAAAATTAAAAATCATTTTGTTATCCCCTAATTTATATATTCAAATCCATAGAAGTTTTATATTTATATTTGCTTCTATCTAAAAAATTATGTGAAATATAGTATTCCATATCCATTTTCATTTTTTTATCCATATATTTATTTATATTGCTTTTTATTACTTCAATTATATATTTTGTTTTCACTCTATCATTTTTAAAATCTTTTTTGCTTATAATGCCTATTAAATCAATATCTATACAACAATCTAATATATCATTGTAGCTACAATTCCCTTTGATTTTTGATATATCAGCAAAAAACAATGTCGGTATACAAATATTAAAAAAATTGTCTTCTATGTATTTGTAAAATTTGTCTTTTTCTTTTTTATTTATTTGTTGCTTTTTATAACAATCCTCATGAAACCTTTGAATTGATTTGTTTCCGCTTTTTGTTATATGATTGACTACAAACAAATCATTTGGCTCAATCAATGATTTACAAATTTTGCATTTATATTTATGTATTGTTTTTTTCATTTTTTTCATCTTCAATCATTGTGTTTTTTCTATATTCAATATCTATATTAATACAAATATTAACAGGTTCTTTCCCATTTAAATCATTATATTCTCTTATATTTGAAATATTTGTTCCAATTTTATATCTTCCATATTCATATTCTTGATTAATAAATATTTTTTCAATTGTTTTTATTGTATTATCTAAATTATTTTTTACTTCTAAATTTAATCTAGCATTTGCAGTTATTTGTATTTGTTGCCCTTTATTTGTTAATATTCTTTGTTCAGCCAATATAGTTTTTTTTATATTTGAAATTGAATAATTTTGTATTAAATTAATATTTTGTCCAAAATGTTTTTCAATCAAATCATAAAAAATTTTTTTTGTTTCTATCCACATAAAAAATATCTCCTTTCTTCACAAATATGCTTAAATGAATTGTGAAATTAGTATATTTGTAAAATATTATGATGCTGTAATAAAATTTAATTACAGTATGAAAGTTTTACAATATCAATATCAAATACTGGGAGGTAATGAGCAATATTTTTTTTGCTTTCATACTGTAATCTTAAAATATTTACATATAAAATCATATAAAAAACTCTATTAATTAGATAACCATTTAAAAAGTGTTTTTCTGTTATATATAAAATCACATTTCAACTACTCAACAGATACATTTTTTTTGTTCAAAATCAAATCACAAACTGTTTAAAATTTCAACAGCAATATTTTTATCTTTCAAATCATCAGGAGATTTAAGGTCATATTTTGCTAACAATTCATTGATAGCATCAGTTGTTAGTGTATTGTTTTGAAGTCCTTGTTTCATTTGCCCTTTAATCAAAAATATGATTTCAGACATTTCTTTAGCTTTTATTTTTTCAATTTCTTTTTTTGCTTTTTCTTTATTTTCTATTTTTTGTTGTTCTTTAACTTCTTCAAAATTTTTACCTTTTTCACTGACTAATTCTTTTACAGCACTTTCAAAGACTTCAATATATTTTTTAACATCATACTCAATCCTTTTGGGTACATTGTACAATCTTGACCCACAATCAAATTCATATCCCCTGAAATTCATGAACACTTGTTCATTGGTTAATGCAGTGCCTTCAACTGTTTTTTCAGTAGTTAAAAATGTGATGAAGTCAGCAGAATTAAGTAATACATCGTTGTAATCATCTGTAAGATTACAACTTAATTGAACATATTCAACACCTGTAGTGGTCTTTTTCTTTTTCTCTTTTGAATGTCCAATTAAAAATATTCCATATCCTGCTTTTTGAAGTTTGTTTAAAGCATTTCGCAAAATTGATATTGCATATTGTTTTCCTCTGTTATATCCTCCACCTGCTTCATTGATTGTTGCAGCTCTTTTATCTATATCAGCTTTTCTATTGAAAAATTTAATTGTATATTGTTCGGCCATATTAACCATTTCATCAATAGTATCTATACCTATGATTTTGTATGGCATTTCATCTTTACTATATACCAACTCATCAATTAAATTTTCAAAATGGCTCCAATCTTCTACATCTATTGGAACTACATCATTTAATGCTTTATATCCCATTTCAAAAGCCAATAACAAACCAGCGTTTGGAGAACCATATTTTTCAATTACCAAATTTTTAAACAAAGTAGTTTTACCTGTTTTACGCACACCAACAATAATCTGGATATATTCTTCCATGTTTGTAGAAACCACATGTGGTTTTAAGTCTTTTAAACTCATATTAAGTTACTCCCCTATGTTTTAATTAAAATAAAATAAATAATTGTTTATAATTTAAATCCTAATTTTTTTTCTTCTTCTAAGTTATCTGGAACATTTTCTTTTTTTACTATTAAATCAGTTTCAGTATACATCTTTCTTTCAAGCGTAGCAGGGTCAGCACCTTTTATTTCTAATGATTTGTTTACATTAATAATTGGTTCATCTCCCCAATCTCCACCTTTTTTCATGTATTTTTCAACCTGATAATTTATAACACCATGAATCTTTATAAAATCACCAAGTCTTAATGTTTTAAAACTATTTTTTAGTTTTTGAGTATCTTTATTAGACTCTATAACAAAAGTTGTATTATGAATTCCTTTAAAATCATGCACATAAGCATTAACATATGTTTTTTTATCAGCAACAACTTCATCTACAGAATTTATAATTATTTCTTGTTGAAATGTGTTTTTTTCTTCAAAATCTTTTTTTTCAAAATCATCATTTGTCAAATCTTCTTTTGTTGAATAGATTGTTTTAATCAAATACCTGGTTTGATTTTTTTTGTTCCCTTGATTATCTTCATATTCACTAAATTGAAACTCACCATTTACAAATACACTATTACCATCTTTAAAATCTTTTTTGATTTTTTCAATCAAATCAAATTCAGCAATAATATATTCATAACCTTCAATTTTAGCTGTAAGACGATTGTTCCACGGAATCATTTTAGAATCTTTTTTTTGTTTTGAATAAAAACAAACTTTTTCCTTAACTATGCCAAAAAGTTCAACAGGAATTTTATTGTTTTTACTTGTTTGAATATAAAATCTTATTTTATTATATTCTTTGCCAGCAGAATTACCTTTATCTAATACTCCGCATTCATAACCAAAATTCTTTTTGTTTCCTTCTAATCCTGAAATTATACCTCTTAATTGAAAAGTACTTTTAGTATTTTTTATATTATTCATTTTTAGTTACTCCCCTATATTTTTAATTAAAATAAAATAAATATTTATTAGTTACATTTTAATAATTGATTCCATTTTTTTTGAGTAAAAATTGTATTATCAAATATTTTTGTAGCTATTTCAACCTTTTCACCAACAATCATATTTCTATTTGTTATTTTGCAAATTGATTTTTTATATTTTTCATTTACAGCATCAAAAGCAAATATTGGTCTATTCATCATTGCTGATGCTATTCTTATACAATTAATTTTAAATTGGTTTTGTCTTATTTGTTTTCTTATTTGTTCTCTAAATTTGATTAATAAATTAATCTTTACTTTTTTATCAAAATTCCCCATTGCTTTTTCAACATCATTTTTATATCTTTCTTTACAATCTTTTTCATTAATCTTTACAGACCATTCTAAATGTGTAGCTTTATATACTTCATACTCTTCATCACTTTTCTCTACATCCATTCTGAATGTTCCATTTTCATCAATGCTTAGTTCTCTTCTGATTTGTTTTTCAATCTCACTCATAGATTCAACGTATTCTAATTTATCATCAACACCTAGCAAATCTTTTATTTCTTTATTTAATATATTTTGTTGACATTTTAATTCTTTAACTTTTAACATTGAATTAATTAATTCATCTCTAGATAATGAATTCAATATTCTTTTATTTGCTGTTTTCAATCCATCAAAATCAATTCTATATACTGGGATTTCAGCTTCAATATTATATATTATTACTTTAATTCTATTTTCTTTTAACTTTTTATATAATTCATCTGATAACTCAGTATATAAATATCTTACATTTAAGTTCCCATTATTTATCAAATTATATTGTCTAAATATATTTGCATTTCCATTCAAACTTTTTTTTGAATTTACAACTTTTCCATCATATTTTACTTTAACGTTAATATTTAATTTTGAATCTGATATAGCACAATCTATAATTGGAAACAATTCTTTATTTGGATTCTTTATAAATTCTAAACCATCATCTTTTTTATTTGTTTTTAATCCAATACGATGATATTCTGTGTTTCTATTCCAATATAATTTTGATTCTTTATCTTGCATTATACTTGATATAACATCAAGCACAGAAAAATCATTTTCATTATCATCTTCAATTATGAATTTCCTACCATCTTTAAACCTTGATTTTTCATTTTGAATACATTCGTTTACAAGTTTTAATGCATTGCCTTTTTCAATAAAACTATATGAATCTTTAGTTTTTTTGAACAAAGCAATATCACCTAATTTTGTACGAACAATGCTTTCATAAAAATCGATTTCATCATTTGTAAGATATTCTTTAGCTAATACATAATAAAAGTTATCTACTTCATCTGGTATCTTTTTCTGTAATTTAATTTCACATTCAAAATCTAAAGTATCTGAAATAACAGCAACAATATTTTGAGGATAAACATTTAATGAATATCCGCATTCACCAGTTGTTAAATTCATCATTTTTATATTTTCTGATTTTAAAATTTTGCTTTTGGTTTTGTATTTTGAGTTGTTTATGATATTGTTTACAACCTCTTTATACTCTTTTATGTCATCTATATGACAATTATATCCTTGTTTTGAAATTCTTTTTAGAAATGTTTTATCGTAATATTGACCAAATCCAATTGTAGAAACAATACAACTGGTTTTGTTTAATGTATCAACTATATCAAAACAATTTTTTTCTTCCTTTGCAATATCATATGTTACAATACAACCATCAGTGAACAAAATCACATTAGTCATATCAACTATTTTATTTAGTTTGTTTTGAATTTCAAGCGATTTCCGAAGTGGTTCAGACATTACAGTTAAACCAATAGTTTCCATATGTTCAATCTTTTCATATACACTATTCATTTTGTATGAGGTTTTATTGCATTCAACTGATTCAAAAAGAATATATGATTGACCATGTCCAGCATAACAAATAATTGAAACATATCCTTTAAGTTTTTTAAGTATTTGTTTTAACGATTCTTTCATTTTATGCAATTCATATGTAATTGACCAACTCAAATCAATTAATAAAATATTATGAATAACTTCAGCTTTAACCTGTTCAACATCATATTTATAAAAATTAATTTCAACAGCTTTTTCGTAAGGATTTACTTTATATTTTCCAGTATGAAAGTGTAACATATAATCCTCCCTATTAATATAAAAATAATATTAATTTAATAATGTAATAATAATTATATATTATGTTAACCAAAAAAGCAAACTCTTTTTTATATCAAAAAGCAAACTCTTTTTTATATCAAAAAGCAAATCGCTTTTTATATCAAAAAGCAAACTCTTTTTTATATCAAAAAGCAAATCGCTTTTTATATCAAAAAGCAATCTGCTTGTAAAAAATTAACTAAAATGAATAAAGTGCAAAAAAATTATGCAAATCATATCTATAATTTGTTTTTAATTTACGATTTTTTATTTCATTCCCATATTGTTTAACTTCATTAATATTAATACTTTTTTTACTTGTAAAACTTAAAATTTTTAAAAATTTATCTATTCGAAGAAAATAACAAAAATTTTCTTCAAGTCTAAAATTAATTAAAAATCCTGGAACAATAAATTTAAAACGAAAAGCTTTTGATAATGCTTCTATTTGATGAAGTTTTATATTTCCACTATTTTTTTTAGTTCTTTGAACTGATATTGATTTCTGTTTTGTTGATTTTAACTCAAATAAAAACAAAATTCTTTTTGCAAAAACAAAACAATCAAATGGGTTTTGTTTGGTGAATCTTGTTTTAGTTGATGAAAAATCAAAAGGTTGGTCATATATTCTTTGATAAAAACACAAATCTCCAATAGATTTTTTTATATCGTTTTCAAATCTTTTCCCATCATTCATTATGATTTACCATTATTTTATCTGCATCTAATATCACAGGTATTTGCAAACTACCAAAATTCATTAAAGAAGATAAAATTGATAGTTTTGCTGAAATTAAAGTTAAAGACATATTCAACATTTTCTTCAAAACATCTTCATCAATCTTTACATTATTATCATCATTTGAAACTTTTTCAAATTTACTTTTATCAATATTAAATTTAGATAATAATAATATTCTAAAAATAGTTTCAGTTTTTACATTTTTTGAACTTGGTTGTTTGTCTTTTAACTTTAAGCTGACAAGCAATTCAACCAAAGAATCTTTTATTAAAGTTGTTTTAAAGGTTACTTCATTTTGAAATTGCATACTCTTTTCATAACCTGATATTTCATATATATTGATAAAATTAAATTCTACAATTTTAGATGAACATACTTGAACATCATTACATAAATTATTCATATTTGTAACTCCCCTATTAAAATATTATATAAATATTATAACATTTAGTTTACATAACTTCAAATTTGAATACAAATACATATTTTTTACTTTTTGTTTATATTCTTTATATTTTTTAAAAAATCAAAAACTCCTTTTAAATAAAAAGGAGTTTCAATTCCTAAACATTTCCAATTCCTAATTATACTTGAACCTTCGTTCACAATTAAAAAAATTGAAGTTAATATTGCGATATAATTTATTTTAATATCAATTCCATATTTATTTGACAAATGCATCATCAAATAATCTAAAAGCATAGCAACTATTATAACTGTAAAACACAACAATTTATTTACTGCACCTAAAAATCCTTTTTTAATACAAAATGTTTTGTTTTTCATAGAAAATATCATTCCTAATATATAATCAATTAATATTAAAACTGTATATATTGCAATAATTTCATCAAAACTACTATATAAATATGCAAATAAAGAAGCATAAATACTGAATAAACTTTTGTTGCCAATTGCTTCAATATTTATTTTATATGTATTATTTGACAATATATTTATTAAAAAATTCAACATACAAATCCCTCACTATGTTTTTGTATATCTCGTTCGCGAACCACCAGTATCTTGTTTTATATGACATCCTGCCTGCAAAACAAATGGATTGTTTGAAGGTGCTGTTCCTGAAGCTGATATACGTTTTAATCTATATGCCAATATAGCACCAATTTTAAGACCTGTACCATCTTCTAAACCAATTGTACTTTTTATATGTGTTTTGTCTGGAGTATTTGCAGGAATCATAATTTCTGCTGAAATAACAGTTGATGATGGGAATTGATAAAAAGTTGGTGTAGCTGCTGAATTTGAAACTGTATATTCATATTCGAATTTTACATATCTATCTGTTGTATCTACTCCATTTGTCGCCCAATGCAAATGCATTTCAAAATCTGTTCCTTCTTCATATTCATGTAAAAATTCAAAATTATCATATACATAATCATTCACAGCAAAAGTATATTGTTCAATATTCCCTACAAATGTTGTTAATGTAGGAACCCCACTTCCTCCAACTTTTGATTTTATAATTGGATTTGGAGGCACATCATTATAACTTCCAGCAGAACCATTAAATTGTAAAAATCCTGTGTTTTCAAATTCAGCATAATTGTTTTCTGTTACATTTCCAAAAACACCAGTCATCCAATAATTACTACTAAATGCATACCAATTATTATTATTAGATATTAATAATTTATCTTCATGCGAAGTTAAATTTACTATTGTTGATATATCTGGTGCTGTTGGTGTTGCTGAAATTATATTTAAATTATAATTAGTTGTATTCAAAATCCTGTACCATAAACCATCTTCTGGATAACCCAAATACAAATCTTTGTCACTAGAAGCACTAAAAATGACTTCTCCCATATTTTGAGAAGTCAATGTAGGTGTTGCCGAATCTCCATCTAAAACATACACAGGTTTTTGTTTTATAAAACTCAATTTATCACCCCCTTAAAAACGAACACGTTTAAATACACCTGTTAAATCACCATAACTTAACATTTTTCGTGCTATTTTATATGTCCCAGAATCATTATATTTTATATTTCTAGTTAATTTAAAAGCAGTTTGAGCAGCATTATAATGATAAAATCTTCCACCAGATTCACTTGGTTCTTCTTCATCATTGCCTTGTGTAGCATCATTTTCACCAATAATAAAATAATATGGTTCTCCTGCACCAGAGCAAGCCCACATTAATCTGTTTGCATCTGCCCACATACCCTCAGCGTAAAAGAAAGGATAATCAAAAATCGAATAACTTGGTGCATTTAACATGTTTATTGGAGATGAAAAATCACCAGGGGTTCCATAAATATATTTTGTATATATTATTCCACTATCATTATATATATACATCATATGCAAATTTGTTCCATCATGACAAATACCAACTGCACCAGCGATAACAACACCAGGTATATTCACTAATGTCTCTCTTGATAAACTTGTTCCTGTACCACTTACCAAATATACATATTCATATGTTGTATAAATAAAATATACAGTTGAATCTTCTGTTACTATATTTGCAGAATACAAGCCATTATCTGAAAATGGTATAGTAGTCCATGAACCACCAGATTTTACATAACAAGCTGTAACATATCCACCAATACCATCACTTTCAGAACCAAAAATATAAATATTATTACTTATATCTATATCTATTCCTGTAATCAATGAATTTCCACCATAATATGTATTCATTGATTCCCATGCTGACCATCCTCCTGAATTTTCAGTATAATAAATATTTATACTATATAATTCTATTGCTATATGTGTTGTTCCACTTGTATCTACTACAATATACGGTGTTATCGGATAATTTGATGGTAAATCAATAATTTCCCAAGTCCAACTACCATTATATTCTCCATATAATACTTTATACGTAAATGGTGCTGGACTTTGTCTTGCTTGACAAACAGCATAAATTACATCATTGCTATCAACATATATACAAAACGTTGAAAGACTATATACACCATATGTTTCTGGCAATGGTATTTCAGTCCATGTTGATAAATCTACACTTTTAAATATTGTATCTACATAATAATTACCAGTAAATAAATACCAATAATTATTTGTTTTAAAACTTTTTCTTGTGTATGCATTACTAGCATCTGTAATTGTTTCTTCTGGTATAAGGTCATATAATGTTTCACTTCCATCAAAATTCATAATATCACCCCTAACTTATATACCAAGTACTATTATATGATGTTAAAATAATAGATTCTAATGGAAACAATTTCATAGTAGAACCATTTTCTAAATCACCTGAAATTGTAATACTACCTGATGAAATATTTTTAATATATTTAATACATCCATCTTGTGTAGGTGTTTGCAATGTTACTGTTATACCTGCAATTGTACACGTTATAACTTCTTCATCTAACATCAAAACAGTTTTGTCTTCATTAGCATTTAAAGCTTCATATCTATTATATGCATCTGTATCAATCCAACAATCATCATCTCGTGGTGTTGCTGGTTCATCTGGTTGAACATATATATATTGTTCATAATAATTTACCCAATATTCAAAATCTGGCATTTCTGTAGCACTTAATGAATATGGCCCTATTTTATATAATTGTGCCCATTTTCCAGAAAAATCAACTGATGCTTGAACACAATCTAAATAAACATGTATTCCAGAATTATTTGAAAATTTAAGTTTGTATTCTGTGCAACTTGGATGCCCTATTTCAGCAGGGTCAAAAGCAAACGTAAATCTTGAATCAAGCCATGTTTCAGGAGTTTCAAATGTTAATGTTGTTGATTCATTTCCATTATTATCCCAAATTGTGAAATAATTATCGTTTGTTTTATCGTACACTGAACATATTATTTCTCCACCTCCACCAGTCGCACAACGACATTGAAATGCTACACGAACATTTGCATAATTTGTCCAATCTGGATTTATAGCTGCATCATCAGATTGAATAATTGTTACACCATCTTCAATTTTACATGAATATGTTCCTTGAAATGATGCTGTTGAAGATGCAATACCATCAGACCAATTTTGTGGAATTAATGTATCAGGGTCAAATATTTCAAACGAACTATTCCAAACATAATTTTTATGATAATCTAAAAACTTTGGTTCTATTCCATAAGCATCTAATATTGTTTCAACTCCACCTTCATGTCTAACTCTTATTTTACCGTTCAATATATCAATCAATTGAGGTGAAATTGATATGCTTCCATCTTCATTTTGAATATATACATTTTTCAAATACAAACTTCCATCTGTTTCAGCATAAAAAGTAGGTGTGCTACCTTGAAGTATTTTGAATCCAATATCAGGATTTAAATAAATTGTATTATCTCTTGCTGTTGTCATTGTTAAATCCATATCTGTAATTACAATGCTGTTTTCATTGATTTCTACTGAACCATCACCATTCGTGATAGCAAAAAATTTCTCACAAAAAATTCCTTCACTTGTTATAGCAACTGAAATACCATCCTCATCTTCCCAATTATTTCTTGTGAATAAAATTCTATCTCCTAAAATTCTCATTTGACCTGTAGCTTCAAGCACATCTCTTAAAAATTGACCTCTACGTGTTAATGTTGTTCCATCACCCATTGAAATTGTATTGTTTTCTGTATCAATTTCATCACCTGATTGAATCAAGTTTTCTTCATTATTTGAATATTCAAGATATGTTTCTCTTTCATTATTTAACAATGTTGAATTTTGTTGTGTAATTGCCATCATCGAACTTAAATAATCTAATTCAGAATTAAAAAAAGGTTTATTTGATACAGTTAAACTTAAATCATCATTATCAGATGAATGTGTAATTGCTGTTATTCTAGGTTGTGTTGAAATACTAAAATCTTCAAACTCAAGATTTATTACATTTCCTAATTCGATTTTATCCCATTCATATCTTCCATCTATTGTGTTATATAAATCAACTAAACTCAATGTAAAATCAATCGGTGGAGTACTTCTTATTCCCATTACCTCAACACCATAAGCATACAATTCATCATCATCATCAGTATCACAATTTACAGTATCTTCGTTTATAAATTGTTGCAATTCAATTAATTCTGATGTTGTAAATCTTTCTGAATATTCCAATGCTAATGTTATTGCAGTTATATTCTCTTGTATTGTAATAATTTCAGCTTCTTTATTTGCTATTTCAGTTTCTTTTATTGTTATTTCAGTTTCTTTAGCTAATGTCAATTCATGAGCATCATTATATTCACCTGGATTTATATACCTTAAAATTTTTAAAAGTAAATCTTCGTTATCTTCAAGTTGATATAATTCTGTTTGAAGATTAAATAATTCTGTTTGCAATGTTGTAAGTTCTGTTTGTTTAGTTGTTAATGTGCTAAGCAATTCGCTAAATGTTGGAGTGCTATTAGATTCATAATATTCTTTTAAATCATTATAATCATTTAATGCATTATAAAGACTATCACTCATATAAGTTGAATTATGAAAATAATCAAAATTATCTATATATGGTTTTCCAGTTACATTTACACCATTTATTACAGTATCATCTTTACCAGACACATAAAGCCTGGTCACAATTTCATCGGTTTTTATTTCTTTTGTTATATTATTTAAAAAATTTCTATCTGATATTACAACATTTGAATTTAACGACAATTCATCGTAATGAATAAATCTCAACTGATGATATGCTGTATCTTTGAAACAAATACAATTAAACATATCCTCGATTCTTCTTATTACTTCAGGTATTGATGATTCATTAAAATCAAATGTTCTGTATACATTTTCAATTTCAGGAGAAACATATGTCACAAACCATGTATCTTGCAGTTTTTCTTGAATCACATAATCCATTATTCCACCCAAACTAGGAGTTGCAGCATCAAACGTATCACCTGTGTATATTTTTCTAGTTGTACTAAATGTATCAGAATCAGTAAAATTTCTAATTTTTATCTTATTCCAAAGATATTCTTTTGAATAACAACTAACTTCTTTAACCAATCTTTGGTCACCTATGAACTTAGTATTGCATATATAAAAATATTCTTCTTTTTGCAATGTATCATCAATATATTTTTGCAAAAGCACATACAATCCATCAACTACTAAATCAAAATTTTCATTTGTTTTAGCATTATAACTTCCCCAATCTCTATCTATATCATTCCAATATTTATTAATTGAAAAATTTAATTCGCTTACATTTCTAAGCTCTTCTTTAACTGATGATATTTCACTACATTCTGTTAAACATCCCAATATTTCATGATTTGGTGTACATCCAACCATTGAATCATAAGGTTTGCAAAGATACATTTCATAAGTATAATTTGAACCTGTTATATTATCAATCAACATATACATTCACCACCTTATGTAAATATAGGGAATTGTGTACGAAATACAATTGTACAATTACCTGTTATATCAAGGTTATTGGTTCCTTGAATCAATCTTAACCAAATTTTATTAAAATTACTAAATGGATAGGTTTGTGTATCTGAAATGATTCTTTTCTTTTCATTATCTATATATATAACCTCATTTTCTGTCAATCCTGATATTGTAGTTGTTCTATCACTATCACTTGTATTTACAATACTTATACTTGTTGTATCTGCTCCAACAGTTATTTCTATTTCTGGATTATAATAATCATATACATTTGAATTATTCACTAAAACAACTGTTGTTGGTGTTGCTCCTGTTGTGATTGTATATGTTGGCGTTGCTTCAGTTGTTAATGCATATGGATAAAAACTTTTAAATTCAACATCAAAATACCCTTCATTTGTTACTGTTCTGATACAATCAACATTACTTGATGCCATTAAATAAAAAATCTTTTCTGTATTATCTTCACTGTAAAATTCTTTATAATCATTCTTAAACAACCATGAAGCTATTTCATTTAATTTTGTATCAGTTAAAGTATTTTCTAAAGTTGAAAATCTTAATTTAATCGTATATTGTTGATATTTTGAATCATAAAAAAAAGGCCTTTTAGACCAATTTGGAAATTCTTCATTTATTTTTTTATCTGGTATATATGGAATATTTACAATATTAGATTCACGAATCAAATATATCCCATAATCTTCACTTGATTCACCATCAAAATAAAAATTTAATCCAGTCATTATATCACTTCCTTTTTTAAAAAAAATATACAAAAAAACACAAATCATATAAATATCTATCTCCCCTGAAAAATATATTTATACAATTTGTGTTTTGTTCTTTTGTTCTTTTGTTTACTAACCTATAACCAAATGTTCCTTATCATTCAAATACATTATAACATAAAACATAAACCGTGTAAATATTTTTAAAAAAAAATAGTTTTACACGGTTTATATAATTTCATGCAAATGTTAATTTGTTTATTATGTTCCTTATATATATTATATTAATATATATACATTATGTCAATATATATATTATTTATATTGACCTTTTTTGTTTAAAGCTTTTTTCAATTCTTTTACAACTTCTTTCCCTGTTTCTTTTATTAAAGGAATTGTATTTTTATCCACATTCCCATAAATCGGCATATGAATAATTACATCTTGATTGCCAAAACTATTATTAGTTATATTAGGAACTGTTGTTGCAAGATTTTTAATCAAATTAAATATTTGTGAATTTGTAAAAACCCATTCAGGATTATTTGAAGTACCATGAAGCAAATATTGGCCTGTTTGAGTTACAAGTCCTTTGTTTATTCCGCCAGCATAAGACCTTAAAGTCTTTTCATCATACGTTGATGGAACCCATTGCTTCAAATCCTCAAAACTCCATCCCCACATATCCCTTATTGCGTTTGCTTGAATTTCAAGTTCTTTTTGTCTGTCTGCATTTGCGCTAGGATATTCAATTTGCAAATCACGAATCTTTAATTTTGCTTTTTCTTCTTGAAATTTTGGGTCTGCTGTTATACTTGCAATATCTAAAACACTTTGAGCATTTTGTTGTGTTGGTGTTTCACCAGTTGTATAAAATCCTGAATTCAAATTAGCAAACCTTAAATTTTCATATTCAAAACCATATTGTTCTCTAATTGATTCAGCTTGTTGTTTATATGCTGCTCTCAAATCTTTATCTGATGTGTTGTCATATTTCAATTGCAAACTTTGAATTTGCATTTTTGCTGCTCTTTCTTCATATGTATCTATTGCTGAAAATGCATTTTGAAGTTGAGGTAAAATATCATCCACAAATTTTTGACTAACATCTCCTAAAGTATCACCAAAATGTTCTTCATATGATTCAAATGTTGTAAAAAAATCATTAACACCATCACCCAAAGTTTGAAAGAGTTCAGGTAATTTATCCTGTAAACTTTGAAATGATTCTGACATTATAGTTTCATGAATCAATGCTCTACGTTTGATTATATCAAATTCATCATCTATCAATTTTACAGCTTCACTTGTTTCTTTTTCTTTAGCTGTTACATTGTCTTCAAGATTTTGTCTTATTAAATCCCTTTGTCTTTGTTCCTTCATTTCTGATATTTTTTCATCAAATTCTTGAAGTTGTTTTTCAAGTTCTTTTCTTTTATTATATGATTCAAGTGATGAATCAAGATTTAATCTATTGATTTTATTTACAAGTTCTTGTCTGTTTTTGTATTCTTTTTCAAGATTTTTTTCAAAATCTTCAGCTTCATACTGTCTTTCACGTTCTTGTATAATGCTGTCAACATGTTCTTTGTAAAGATTCAATTCTTCTTCTAAAGCTTCTTTTCTAAGTTCTATACCTTTATTTAAAATATTATTAATTCTACTTTCTAAACCTGAAATAGATGCTTTTGCATTTTCTTTTTGTTGTTTTGTAAGTTCTTGAAGTGTTAAAATATTTTGTCTTAAACTTTTTTGAGTTTCATCAAGTTTATTTTTATATGCATCACTTGATATTACATTGGCATCTGTTTCAGCTAACAAATTATTTAATGCATATCTTTGATTTTTAACTTCATCAGTAATTAATCTTACTTTTTCCATTACTAAATCAGATGTTTTGGCAAGTTCTGTTTCTCCACCTAATCTCTGAATTTCATAATCTAATCCTTCTAAACTTCTTTTATATCTTTCAGTAGCTTTTACAAAACCTTTAAGTACTTGTTCTATTTTTAAAGCACTTAAACTTTCATTAATGTTTTTTATTTCAACATCAATACTTCTCCAACTATCAATTGTTTGAACAAGCTCTTGTTGTTGTATTTGATTAAATCTAGTTATATTGTTTTGTAATTCTTCTAATTGTTTTTTGTAATTTTCATATGATTTTTTTCCAGAACTACTTGTTGAATTTCTATATTTATTAACTAAATTAATTAATCTATCAATTCTTGATTTGGCATTAGTAATCATTTTTTCATCACCAACACCAGTAAATTTAACACCATCGTTTGCTAATTTTTTTTCTAAACTACTTCTTTCAGACCTAAGTGTTCCAGCAAGTTTACTATAATTTATTTTTTGTTGTTCAAGCAATTTTGTTTCTTTTTCCATTAATGCTATTCTACTTTTTAAGCCTGTTTCCATACCTTCATAATATTTTTGTTTATCTCTATTTATTGTCAATAATGCATTTTGTTCATTAATTAAATTATTTATATCTGTATATCTATCTTTTAAAAGAGCATCATTTTTTGTTGTACTCGAACTACTTCCACTACTACTACCAATTGAAAAACTGCCACCTGTAAAATTAACTGTTTTTATATTACTTGAAATATTTGATAGTTGTTGTAATGTATTTTTTAATGTTCTTAATTTTTTCATTTCTGCTTCAAACTCTGCTCCACGACCATACATCCAATATTGAGCAGCAGTTGCATTCATAAAATTAATTTGAGCTTTTACAGCATCTAATTGATTATCATAATATCTTTCCCAATTCTTTCCTATTATTTTTATCAAACTACTTTCAACTTTTGATTTTGCTTGTGCTAATGAATTAAAATTTTTTAAATCATCACCATATAAAGATGCTAAATTGTTATATAATATTTGATTGTTTTGTAACATATTTTGAAAAAATGCTCTACTACTCAATAATTTTTCTGCATATGCTGCTTGTGCTGTTTTAGCTTCTTGCTTTACAACTTTATTTATTTCTTCTTGTAATTTTTTCCTATCATTCAAACTTCCTATTAAATTTGAATTAGATTCTAACAAAGCAATCAAATTATCTTCTGTTACTTTACCTGTTGAATTTAATTCATCTTGAGCTGATTTCATTTGTTGAATAGCTGTTTTCGCATCACTTATTGCTTTCTCAAAATCTCCAACAGAATCACCTAATGTATTAAACATTTCTTGATATACATTATTTACAAGTCCTTCTAAATCCAAATCATTCATATCTGGAACAATTAAATCCATAAAATTAGCTTTTTTACCATCTTTCATATCTGTATCAAATTGTCTTATCTTTTTTAAAAGTTCTTCCATTTTATCTTTATATTTTTCAATAGGTACATCATCAAAAGTCTTTACCATAGTTTCATATAAAGCTGTTTCTTCTTCATTCAATACTTTTGTAGATAAAATTTCATCTCTTATTATTTCTCTTTTAGTTTCCATTAAAGCATTTTCTTTTTCAAGCAAAGGCCTAGCATCATTCATTCTTTTTTGTACTTCAGCTAACAATTTATTAACAACAGTTGCATTATAACCTTCTTCTTCTCCAATTTCGAAAACTTGTCTTATAAGTTCTTCATTACCACTTCTTAAAATTGTTTGCATTTTTTCTAATTCAATTAAATATTCTTTATATCCCATTTTTTGTGCTTTATCAAAAAACATTACCATTTTATCTAAACCTAATATATCAGTTTGCCCAATTGAAGCTTTTGGCAAAGCAAATTCTATTTCTTTATTTGCATCTACTTGAATTTGTAAATCATTAGCTAAATTTTGCAATTCTTGTTTTCTTAATTTGCTTATTTTTTTTATATTTTCTTCATATTTGCCATTTACAAAATCCAAACCTTCAGCTTCTTTACCATATAATTCATTCAACTCTTTTTGAGTCTCAATCAATTGTGTTTTTACATTTTCATCTTGTTTAACTAAATCATGATTTTCTTTATAATATGTAATTGCTTCTCTTAAAGTCTGACTATTTTTAGTATGTTCAACAATTGATTCTTCCATCTGTCTAGCTGCTTCTTTTTCTGCTTCTTTCCATTTGTTTATTTCTGAAACTAAAATACCAATTGCGATAGAAACACCAGCAATTGCAACTGTTGAAGCAATTCGTACTTTGTTTGAAGCTGCAGCAGTATCACGCATTGCCATTGCATAAGCTCTTTCTTGCCTTTCAGCAGCAGCAACACTTAAATTTCTAACTCTTTGATTTGTATTTAATCCAGTTAATATTCTTTGATAGTCCTGTCCTGTTATTATTCCTGCCTGAACAGATTGTGCTAAATATTGTTGTGCTCTTGTTGTTTCAATAGTTACATTTCTAAATAATTTCATACCTAAAGAAGTTTTCATTATACTTTGAAATATAGAAATATTAAATACTTTTTGAACTCCCACACCTAATAATTTTATAGCCAAAGCAGTTTGTCCTATTGTAATTAAAAATTTTTGCATTTCAGGAGATAAAGAACTAAAAACACCTAATGTACCATTTACTAAACTCGAAAGTGTTTTCAACATATCAAACAATCCAGCATCACCAATCGCAACAGCCAATTCTGAAAAACTTACTTTAAGCTGTTCGACTTGTTTTGCGTATGTTTGCATTACTTTTTCATTTTCTTTAGCTGAATACCCTATTGCTTCATCTTGTTTACGATTTATTTCTTCAATTTCATTCCAACTATCAGTTAACAATGCAATCCAATTCTTTCTCCATGTACCACCTATTGACCTTAATATTTCATCTGTAGCTAAAGAATTTGATTCAAATTCATTTAAAGCATTACTTACATTAGTCATTATTGTTTTAAAATCTAAAAATTCTTTTGCATTCTTTTTTACAGCTATTCCATAACTTTCTAATGTTTTAACTGTTTCAGGTCTTAATAAATTAGATTCCAATGTCTTTATAGCATTACCAACTTCACGACCACTTGTTTGTGTATTTTCAACCAATACAGTTGTCAAACTATTTACATCTTTAATTGTTAATCCAAGTTTTCTACTTGCTGCACCTGATTTTGAAATAGATTCAGCAAAATCATTTGAATGTACAGCATATTTATCTGACAAATAATTCCATTGGTCTATAATTGTATTTGAATCCGAAATGTCTAAATTTAATTGTTTGATTGTTGAAATTAAATATTTAACCATTTCATCAGCATTTTTAATTTCAGTTGTATTTAATCCTATAGCAACTGTTTCAGTTAATGCCTTTAAATCTTCTTCATTGCTTATACCTGCTCTTGCTAATTCTGTTTGAGCATCTTGAATTTCTTTCAATGCAATACCATAATCTGATGCTGTTTCAATTGCTTTTCGGCCAAGCCTTTCAATTGAAGCACTTGTTACATTATCCATTGTTCTACTTAATTCAATCAAACCCAATTCAAAATTTTTATTAGTTTCAACTAATTCATTTGTTGCATTCCCTAATTGACTTATTGCATTTGCAGACATTGAATAAATAAAACTATTTGCCACTTTATTTAATATTCCTGCTCTTCTATCGCCTGAACCTAAAACACTACCTCTTCCAATCCCTAAAAATTCACCGATTCCAGTTGTCCTAACAGTTTCTTCCATCCTTTGCATTTCAACTCTAACAGATGCAACACTCCTTGAAAATGCTCTTTGATATTGATTTCTTTGTTGAACTAATCCCGAAATCGCTCTGCCTTCTTGTCTATATTGAGCTATTAATCTATCATATTCATTAATTATTCTTCTAATATTGGTAGGCATTCGTTGTTGTTCTATTGAAAGCATTCTATAATTATTAATCAATCTATTTAAAGGTTGTCTGTTCATTTCATCTGTTAGTCTTCTTTCAACAGTAGATAATCTTTCTCTTTCTGCAATTATTCTTCTAAATTGAGAACTGTTTTGGTCATATCTTGTTGAAAGATTAGTCAATGCATTCATTGTATTTCTTACATTAGTCAAATCATTTTGTTGCTGATAATCTAAACTTTTATATGCATTTATTATTTGATTTAAACTTCTTTCAAATTGAGTATTTGTATTTATTAATTCTTGAGTTCTTGATATAATTTGCCCTTGTCCGTTTGAAACAATATTTGTTGTTAATCCCTGAGCATCTTGAAGCAATGTTGAAGTTGATGAACCTGATTGTGTTGTTCTCTCAGATTGCCTAATTATATTCCCTGGAACATTTGAAAGTGTTCCTAAATTATTTTGTGTATTTGGTGTTGGTTTAGTTCCTGTGCCATTTCCAACTGTTCTGTTTAAAATATTTCCTAAGTTACCTAAACCCGATGAATTTTTATTTATATTCATAATCAATTGATTCAACCTACTAAATTGTTGAACCATTAAAGTTATATTATTGTGCACTTTTCTAAATCTTTCACCTTCTAAACCTTGCAATTTTACATTTATCTGTATATCTTTTTTACCTTGATTAATCAAACCAAGTATTTGATTTATTTTATTTACATCATCTTGCAATTTCCCATATCCAACCCTTACTTCAGCAAGCAATTTTTCTTGTGCCATAACCATCACTCCCCATAAAAAAAAGATTGAATTATTTTACAAATTCAATCTTTAAACCAGTTTGTTTTAATTTGTCCAAAGTCATTCTTTCTTTAGGCTTTTCTTTTTCATTTTCTTTTATCTTTTCTATATTTATTGGATTTGCTTTATCCACAAATTCAAAAACACTTTCATCCGCGTAATCTCGACCAAGTATATTTACGCACGCCATATATTGTAATTTCGAAGCAACTTCTTCTAAAAGGTCATTATAATATATATATTCTAAATTTCGTAAATCTTCATATGTATATCCAGTATGAGCACATATTAAAGCCATACCCTTTCTGATTTCTATGCTTTTTTGTTTTTCTGATTTTCCTCCTTTTCCCTTTTTTGATTTTCTAAAAAATCATCAATTTTTACCTCGTTAACTTCATTAGCTAATTTTATAATTTTATTTAAATTTACAGTTGTTAAATTATCATAAAAATCTATTTCATCCACATCAAATATAGCTTTTAAAGCATTTTCAACTATCTCTCTGCCATCTGTATAAACCAACAAATTATTGTACCCCATTTGTTTAATCAACAAAACATTACCATACATTGAATTTTTAGCTTTACCTAATATCTCAAAATATTTTAATTTTGTTGGTTTTATTTCAACAACTCCAAAATCTTCTATATATATTTGATTATCATTCAAAACTTCGGGTGCTTCTTTTTGTATTACTTTAACTTTTTTAACTTCAATATTTTCACTTTTTTTCATTTAAATTCTCTCCTTTTATATCATCCAAAGGGTTATAAAAATCATTATTAAACAATGCTTTTTCACCTTTTTTTAATTTTCCACAACCAACCAAATCAGGATATTTAACATTATCTACAAATTTATATTGATATGTTAAATCAATATCATTTTTTACTTCTCCTAGTTTTCCATCTTCATTTTTACCAATTTTCATTTTTTTATTCAACACAACACATGGATTTTGGCATTTATTTTCAATACAAAAAGATTGATATTCTCTCATTATATGTTGTAAAAAAATACCACCATGAGCAAAAATTTTATATCCTTTTTCTTTTGCCATATTGCAAAATGCCATATCTTCACCTTGTTTATGAAACCCATATTGAACATTTTTGCAAACATCTTTTGTCAACAAATATACTGCTCCAGTATGGTCAACTTCAAATATTTCATTAAGTTTCCAATCCAATATATGAGTTATACCTTTATCTACATTTTTAAGCAAATTAGTTCTAATTTTAGGATATTTTGCATTTGGCCTTAACATACTATCATTATTTATTACAGCAGCAATTATATCTTTTTGAGCTTCTAAAAGCTTATTCAAACAATCCAAATTAATATCAACCATAATATCTGAATCTAAACTAAAAAAATAATCAGTATCAATATTTGACAAAATATAATTTCTTAATTCAGCAAGTCTACTGTATGTTTTTAATCTTATTTTTGTTACCCTTGCTTCTTTAGCAGATTTGATTTTATATTTTTCAATTTTAATATTTAGATATTCATCTTTATGTTTTCTTTCAAACTCTTTTAAATCTGAATATGTTGAATCTTTTGAATTGTTAACTACAAAATATAATTTTATTAATTTTTTATCATAGTTTAATTTGTAAATTCCATTTAAAAATCGTTCAATAAGATATGCCCTGTTAGATATAGGACAACCTATAGTTATAGTTTTACTATTCATTTTTAATACTCCCCTATAAAATTAGTTAAAAATTAAAAAAAATAAATTATATTACAATTATAACAATACCTTATATCAATGTCAAATTATGGATTGCATAGACAAAAAAAATAAAGAACTGAGGAAAAGAACAAGTTCTTTATTTTTTTTAATCTCATTATAATTTTGATTTTGAAGTCTCACATAAATATTATCATTTCAATATCATTTTGTCAATCACAAAACACAACTTAAATATATTGGTTTATTGTTTTCTAAAATCAAATCTCCACCACCAGATTCAATTTTTATTAGTTTATGTTTTAATTGATTTTCACCATAGTTTTTACTTCCCAATTCATTAAAGTTTAAGTTCAAACTATTTAAAATTGTATCTTTTAACATATTTAAATAATTATTTATTGAGTCAAAAGGCATTTCTGGTATTGAAATTGATTTCAATTCGATTTGTCCAATTTCACGTATTTTTAACAATTCAGCTCCATAACATCCTCGAACCAACCATTTCCAATAATGATTCCAATGTTCAATTGTAGGCATAATTTCTATGCCTGCTAACATATTGCCAAATAGAATTATTGCTCCTATTTGATTTTTAACTGGTTCAAATTCTGCAACAAAATCATCTAATTGTTTTTTGAATGGAGTAAAAAAATATTCTAAATGAGCATAACTTTCCATAAAATTAAAACCTTTTAACCATTCTCTGATTGCAGGCCAAAGTTTACCACAATTGCAATCCTGTCTTAATTTTTCTCTTGTTGCTGCCCTTCTTAAACCCAAAGGCAAAATATCATATTCATTATTTTTATTCGTACCATTTAAAAATCCATGTTGTTTTTCTTGAACACAACACGCATTACTAAAATTTTTATATGTACCTGCTTTTACAACACCTGCTTCAATCATTGCATGGTCTTGAACTTGTACCTTGTTGTTTAAAATCATTGTATTTGATGGCACAATCCCATAGTTGTTGGTATTGCTATCTGCATTTTTAAACTCCATTGAACCATAAGTTCCAACTTCAAAAAATTGTATATTTTCAGGTGATGAAATGTTTTTACTTAAACCATCTGATAAAAGAGGAATCATACTCATTTCGTCTACAATTTGCATTTCATCATATTCTATATTTTTAAAACCTAATTTACTCAAAATATCCATTTCATCACCCTTTTAACCTTTTCAATTCTTTAACTTCTAATTTTTTATATTCATTAAACAACATCTTGATTGCTAATTCTTTGTTATCCATTATAAGTTGAAATATAAGATTTGTTTTAATCATTCTATAATTTTCAATTATAAATGGTTTTATTTCTTTTATCAATCTTCTTGCATTTCCTGTTTCAGCAGCAAAAACAGGATTTATATGTATAATATTAAATTCTTTACCTTCTTTTTTTAATTTTTCATATATTTGATTTGTTAATCCTTTTACATTGTTTTCATAACCATCAGATATCAAAACAATTGTATCAGGATATTTATTTACAGCTTGAATTAAAGATTCCCAAATTTTTGTTGCTCCACTTGGTACAATTGCTTTTGGCATATTATTTGAATATGTATCAACATATTCACCACCAACAAACATTACATCTTTTACATTTGGCAACTTACTTACTAAACTCAATCCTGTTAAAAATGGATGATATGGTCTTGTTTCGGAACCAATCATAGATTTACTTGCATCCATAATCACTACAATTTCACCTAAATCAATATCCATTTTTTTATTTGATTGAAATTCAATTGCTTCAGCAATCAAATCCATATCATTTGTTTCATTGTTTGTTAATTTTACATAAAACATCTTATACAAATCATATATATCATAATTTTTATAATTTATATCTTGTTTAGTTCCAGTTCTTTCAACTGCTCTTACCTTTTGTATCTTTTGTTTTTCACTCATATTTCCAGCATCATATATTTCACTTAAATCAATATTTAATTTATATAAAGCTTTAAAGCCTATCAAAATTTCAATGTTCATTTTTGATTTTTTAGCTAAATCTAAAAATGAATCCAATCTATTTTCTTTTGCATATTCTCTTAAACATATATATGCATTCATCATATTTAAATCTTTTGTATCAAAAGATTTGTTGAAACAAAACTTCAAAACATCTAATGCTCTTTCATGCACATTTGTTATACCAAATAAATTTCTCCCATTTAAAACCCTCCAAATCTTTTTACCATATACATGTTTCAAAAGCAATTTTATTTTATCTTTAAAATTACAACACATTGAATCCAATGAATTTAAATCCCTTTGAAATATATATTTCAATATTATATTTCGAACTTTAGCATTATTCACTCTTCCAATGTTTGCATTTGTAAACATTAAAAGATTCTTTAGTGCTCTTGGCATTGGTTGTTTTCTTAAACCATTCAATATTATTTTCTCTTCAAAATCATTAGTTATTTTAAAATCTTTAGAAACTATCTCAGTAGTTTTATTTTTACATAACAAATGACTTATTCTTCCAAAAGCATAATCTGAAGTTGGTAAAAACAAAATCAATGCAAAAAGCAATCTATCATATTGCAAAAACTCTTTCCATTGCTCTGTTATTTTTTGATTTTGTTCAGATTCAGTATTGTAATATGACCCTTTTGGCGTGAATTGAAGAATACTTGCATCAAAATTAAATTTTTCCATAAAACCATCCTTAAAAAATTAGAATAAGAGTGCAATTTTATTAATTTTAATTTGCTTGATTTATATTCAAGTGTGTCTACCAATTGCACCATCCCCGCATATTTAAGCGGGGAATAGGATTTGAACCTATAAAAATATTCTGAAATCACACTCAGTTTCTAATTATATATTTAAATAAAAGATAAAATGCATATGCGATTGCAATTGAATTTTTGTTTAAAAGTAGGAATTGAACCCACAACATCAATATCCACATTATTGTGCTCTACCAATTGAGCTATTTTAATATTCTGAAATCACATAAAGTTTTTATCTTTTAAAAATTTTTATTTAAGAAAAAGAAACAATGAAAATGCAATTCTATCGTTGAACAAAAAGGGATTTTAACCCTTAACCTTTAGATTAAAATTCTAATGCTCTAACAATTGAGCTATTAGTTCTAAAATCACATTAAGTTTGTTTCTTTTAATTATAATATCATTAATTAATTTATATGTCAAATAAAAAAAAAGACTTGTGATTCACAAATCTTTTTTTTTACCTATTTGAAAATAACTTAAGAAAAAACATCCTATATCGACTTTACATATTTATTTTAATATTATATCATTGTTTTGTCAAGTAAAAAATAATCTTTATAATTTCCTTTTTCATCTTCATAAAAAGCATTGTCAAAAGCATGTCCAAAATCCATAAATACTTTATTCATTTCTCTGGACAACTCCCAACATATTACCTTAGCATTTACACCAGCACACACTAAAGCAATATCAAATTCTTTTTTCCTTATTTGATTCATACAATTTTCAATATCAATATATGATTTTATACCATTTACAAAATCAATATCAATATCCAATTTTTCTTTTATTTTTTTTACAAAATATTCTCCATTCCGTCCATTTCTATTTCCACCTCCAACTACTAAAATTTTATTCTCACATAACATTCTAACAAATATTGGATTCATAGGCAAATGTACATTATCATATCCATAAAAAATTTGCCTTGGCTGAATCCCTATTTTATTGAAAATTTTTATTGTAACACTATTTTGTTCAATAAATAATCCTACTGCTTCTGAACCTTTATATGCTTCAATCATTCTATCACGCAATTCTAAATTAGGTAATGTTGTTCCACAATAATTTGAATTATTCCACCAACTTACATGTGCTCTTACGTTATTTGATGGATAAATATAATCTTGACCTAAAACATTCTCTTCTCCATCACCTATACGAATCCATGAATACGGTGCTTTTTCTTTAATGCATAATTTGATTTGTGAAATATAATCAATAAACATTTCACTTTTAAAATGCAATGGTGAAATTCTATTATCCCATTCTGGTATATTCAATTTTTTCACTCCCCTATTTACAATAAATAAAATAAATAATATAATAATATTAAAACATTCTTCTGTTTTGCTCATATATAAAAGAAACCTATATAATATAGGTTTCTTTTAATGTTAAAAATTTTTTAATTTCTATTTGTTTTAATTCTTTAATATTTTTAACTTCTTGTATTTTTTTCAATAATTTGAAATCTCGATTATCAAGCCTTATTTTTTTTTCTTTTATTTCTTTTAATATTTTTTTTGATATTTCTTTCATCATATATACATTACAATATATTTTTAATTCATTATACCTATCTGAATAAACAAAATATTTATTATTTGTTTTTAGTACATATATATCATATCCACTATTTTTATACATTACTTCACATTTTACTTTATGAGCTATATTTATTACTCTTAAATTTTGAATTATATCTTTATAGTTTTCTTTGAAATATGCTTTTAACATATATTCTTGAGGATTTTCTATATATCCTTTTAAATGAATCCATTTTATTTTTTCACCTTGTTCATTTATTTTCCACTTTCCTTTTGGTGTTAACAATACATACATTAACATCTCTCCAATCTTTAAAATATATGTATATTATATCACAATACCTTTTTTCTCATAATACCAAGCCATTTCATTTAAACCAGTATACAAATTATATTTTGGTTTAAATCCAGTTGCATTTATAGTTTTTTGCATATCAGGACATCTTCTTAAAACCGAACCTTCTGGTTTATCATATATTTTTATCAACTTATTAACATTAAATATACTCAATATATTTTGTACAACTTCTTTAATTGAAACTTCTTCTTGCATTCCAACATTATATATATCATTTTTGCAATGTTTTGATTCTGCCAATCTCATTGTATATTCAATACAATCTTTAATATATAAAAAAGACCTTGTGCAATTTCCATAAATATTCACAAAATCTTCTTCGCTAAAACATCTTTTAAACAATGCTGGTATAACATGTTTTAGTGAATCTCTGATACCATATATATTATGATACCTTAAAATTAAAAAATCTATATTGTTTTCAGTACAATAGTTTTTTACATACAATTCTTCTAAAATCTTTGTTCCTCCATAACTCCATCTAGGATTCATTATATCTTCAACACTTAACAAAACTTTTTCATTTGTTGGTATATCACATATATTTTGATTTACTGTGCTTGCATAAGCTTCACAACTAGATGTAAACACAAATTTTTTACACTTTATATTTTTTAAAACATTCATTGTAGCTAAAAAATTGTTTTCAATTATCTTTGTTGGCCTTCTATAAAAATTTTCTGTTCCATTAATTGCAGCTAAATGAAATACAATATCAAATTCTTTTTCAGTTAAAGCCCAATCAACATTTGAAAAATCAGTCAAATCTAAATCAAAACTACAAATGTTTTTGTCATAAACAAATTCTTCATACATTATATGTGCTTCTTCAGTATCTTGATTTTTGAAAAAATTGTCAATTAAACAAATTTGATGTCCTTTTGAATATAAAAAATTCGCTAAATGAAAACCTATAAATCCATAAGCTCCCGTAATTAAAATTTTCATTTTTTTATCCCCTATTCATATAAAATTATATACATTTAATCAATCCCTGTGTTTATCAGGGTTTGTCTATATTGTTTAAACCCAGTGAATTAGATAGTTTGAAAGGTGTTTTTTGTATAGACTCGTTTGTAGCTTCACAGTTTTTTTTAATCGAACAAAGTATCGTTTTACATAAATAAAAACGCTAGAAACAAGCGTATACAAAACAATAAAAAAAAGCGTATGAAGAGAATCGAACTCTCACAATTAGATTGGTAATCTAATATTCTACCGTTAAATTACATACGCATATTTGTTTTTTAATTTAATATTGTATATTGTTTTTTAGAAATTATTATTTCTAAATCTAAAGCATTAGCATATAAAATAAACAAACCTATATTGGGAGTATGTCTAAAATTTTCAATTGATTCAATAACATTTTTATGTTTTCCGATTTTTTCTCCAACTTGTCTTTGACTTAATCCAAGTTCTTTTCTTCTTCTTTTGCATTTTTCAATTAATAATTTTATTTCATTTTCAATATTAATTTCAATCATCCTTTATTAAATTAATTTATTACCCCGAACAGAATCGAACTGTTACTCGAATTTGCCATATATTAACTTACAGCACCGTACGTATACTGAAACCATTAATATACCAATTATTCTTCACGTCGCCAGACAGGGGCAAAAATGTTGAAGAATGGAATTGAACCATTGACACTCGGATTTTCAGTCCGATGCTCTACCAACTGAGCTACTTCAACTTATTTGTATGAAAGCCAAATCAATTCATCAACTGCATTATTTAATTCATCATCATTCATTGAATCAAAATTCAATTTTATACCAATTATTTGTTCACTTAAATCTTCAAGCCATTCTCTATAAGTTTTAGTGATATCACAATTTTTTTCAACATCACATATTCTTTTATCTAATAACTTTTTTGTATATCTCATTTTATTCACCTACAATCAAAATGGACATTCAGGGATTTGAACCCTGCACCCTTCGATTAAAAGCCGAATGCTCTACCAAATGAGCTAAATGTCCTGTATGTATAAATAGGTCTTAGAGGACTTGAACCTCTGACAATTCGGGTATGAACCGAACACTCTAACCATCTGAGTTAAAGACCCAAAATGACGGATAACAGAATCGAACTGTTGTTAACCGATAGAAAGTCGGTTCTCCTGCCACTAGAGTAATCCGCCAAATTTAAAATTCAATAAAACTATTTTTTGCTTCTTCAATTGTACATTTGCATCCCATTTTTTCATATGCTTTTTGAAGTTTTTTACCAAAATTTATAACGGTTAAATCTTCACTAATCTGCAACAAAGCATTACAATAACTACAATCTGTTGTTGAACCAATATATGTTTTTATAATTTCTTCTCTTGTTAAATCAATTTTGCTTTTCCCCTTGCATTCAGGACATTCAAAAACAAATTTATTATTCATTTAAATACCTCTTTTTTTTATTTGAACAAAGGTAGTCGGATTCGAACCGACATCTAACAGTTTTGGAGACTGTCGCTTTAAGCCAATTAAGCTATACCCCTATATGATTAACAAATATATGTTTTTATTAATTCTAAATGATTAAAAGCCCAATCATATTTTTCAATATCATCAAGTTTTATCCATTTAACTTCATCAACTTCATTTTCTTCAATATTTGTAATATATGGAATATTCTTTTCAATACTTAATATTACAGTCTTATATCTAAATGAAATATTTTGATAATTGTTGCTTAAATCATCACTAAATTCTATATATTCAAATTTATCTTTATTAATTTTAAGCCCTGTTTCTTCAAATACTTCTCTTACAACACAATCTAATAATGTTTCATCTCCATCTAAATAACCACATGGTACACATTTTTTACCTATATTATCTGGTGAAGCTTTTCCTCTTGTTATCGCAAGTACATATTCATCACCATTTTTATCAAATCCTTTAACAAAAGCACTTACCGCACAACTTCTTGAAACCCAATATTTTTTTCCTTGATGTTCAATTTCAAAATTCTTCATCTTCAATCTCCTCAAATGATTCAATTTCAAAAAAATGATTTAGATTTAAAACAATATCCCAATCATCATACCAATCACTTTTTTCATAATCTATATCAAATATTATACAATATTTTTTATCAGGGTACAACAAACCATCATCAATCATATCTCCAATTGCAATATCAATATCAAGTTCATAAGTTTCGTCATCAATTAAACAATAAATTATTTCGAAATCTTCGTATTCAAAAATACTAACAATACACGTAACAACCATTTTATTATTAATCCTTACTAATTATATTGAATTATTTTATTTTTTTTAGTTATATTCCAAATGTCAAAAACAACTTCATTTGAATATATATGATTTTTATATTCATCATGATTTACAGCTATAATCAAAACATCTGCTTTTTTAACTTCATCAAATGATTTAAAGTATTTACAATGTTCTTCAGGTACATCTTCAATGTTTACATTTGAATCATGAATCATAATTTTTTTATAAAATCTGTTTTCAAAATATCTTATGATATTCGGAACAATAGAATCTCTTGTATCATCTGAATTCGCTTTGAATGTATAACCTAAAATACCAATTGACTCATCTTTTATCACACAAGATTCAATATCTGGTAAAAAATATTGTATAATATTTTGATTGATTGAATCAATTGTTTCAAAGAAACTGCTATACATCGTATCAGCATCAGGCATTCTCCAATCCTTAACTAAACATGTTCCAGCTGTTAATCCTGGTCCAAATAAAATTGGTCTAGGATAATTGTTGTTTGATATTTCCAATATTTCATGTATATTTGAATTATATGTATCAGCTAAAATAGTTAAATAATTAACTATCCCAAAATAAGCATATCTGCTCATATTTAAAAACACTTTTGAAAGTTCAGCATTTAATAAGGTTGTTTTCAAACTTTCCTTTTTTACAATTTTACTGAATAAAATTGATGATTTATAAAAAGATTTATCATCTTCACAACCTATAATTTGTGGCAAATTTTGAATTTCTTCTAATGCTTTGCCTTCAGCTAATCTTTCAGGACAAAAACTGAAATAAAAATCGTAACCACACTTCATATTTTTTTCTGATTCAATATACTCTTTTATTCTTTCGCTTAATAATGGTTTAACTGTACTTCGTAAAATAATATTTTGGTCAATTTGTATATATGGAATCAAGCTGTCTAAAACATTTTTTAAATATGAAAAATCAATTTCTCGATTTTTCAAAATCGGAGTTCCTATACAAATCACAATGTTTTCACATTTAAATACATTTTCATCATATTCATTTGATACAGTCAAATTTGATTTCTCTAACAATTCTTGACATCCTTTTTCTTTAAAAGGCATTTCTTTATGTTCTATACTTTTTAATATTTTTTCATTCAAATCAATTCCAAAAACCTTCAAACCTGCATTATCAAAAGCTAATGCCAAAGGTAAACCAACTCTTCCCAAACCTACAACACAAACATCATATTCAAACATCTTTATATCCTCCTAAAAATCATCTATATCATTTAATAAAGCATTACCAATTACTTCAACATATTTTGAATCTATTTTATTATCAAAATCAAATAAAGTATAACTCCATTTCCCATATGAATAACTTGACAATCTATTTTTACCATACCAAAGTGTATTTAATCTATAAATATATTCAAAACATCCATTTTCTTTAGTTTTTAAAACTATACCTATTTCTATATTGTGGTCTGTATCATTTTTATGTGGATAACATTTTACTATATCAAATTCTTTTATCTTTATATTATTTTTATCAAAAAATTTAGTTTCATCAATAATCATTTAATATACTCTACTTTAATATCATTTAAATTCTTAAATGTTTTTCCACCTTTACGACCATACCAAACTACATTTATAGCAAAATCTTTAAAATTTTTATATTTTTTTGTTGCTGGATAATATGTTCTATTTTTACATTCTTCAAATTCATATTTTCCAGTTTCAAAATATTTTTCAAATATATCTACAAATGAATAATTCATCTTCATATGAAAAATTTTGTCATTATATTTACATAACATATATTTGTTAAAATTTATCAATTCAGTTATTTCTTTATTTTTTGCGATTTCAGGATATTTTTTAAATAAAAATTCCACAATTTCTAAATAAAACAAATCAAAATTATCTATAAAATGAAGAAAACTTCCTTCTTCAATCGGCCAATTTATATCATCTACTATATATTTAAAACTTCCTTTTTCAACTGCAACCTGATTAAATATATGCATAACTTTAAAATATTCATTTTTTATTAAATTAATACTATTATTAAATTCTAAATATATTAAATTAGTATAAAAATCTTTGTATTCAATTCCATATACATATTTTAAATGTATAGCTATATATTGAGTTAAACCCAAACAATGAAATGTTTGAACACTCCAACTAAACATACAAGACCAAACCCAATCAGTTCTAAACATTTTTTCTGTTTTTACAACAATGTTTTCATATTCAAATATCTGGTCTTTTTCAAATTTTGTATGTGTAGCATACATTGGAATCTTTGATATTTTTATATCATATTTTTCTTTATATTCTTTTTCATTTAATTTACTATTTTCTAATACCTGACAATAATATACAACAATATTACTATGTTGCATATTATTTAATAAAATATTAAATCCTTCTTTAAATGATTCATATGTTTCTTCTGGAAGACCTAATATTAATTCTGTATATACTGGAATATTTTCTTTGTTATACATTAATATATATTTTTGAAAATCTTGTATACCCATATTTTTTCTTTTAACAGCTTTTAATGTTTGTTTATTAAAACTTTGAAATGATATTGTTGCCCCTTTCGAAAGATTGAACTCATTTAATTTTTTATTCATTTTGAAAATTGTTTCATCACTATTTTTAGTATAACAAACACGAAATTTATTTGGAAATCCATATGTCTTTTTTGTTTCAATTATTTCATCTATAAACTTCATATCTCTTTTGCCATAAAAACCATAATTACTATCACAACCAAAAACAAAATCTATTTTATTTTTCCCAAACCATTCTATTTCAGCATTTACACGGTCTTCATTAAACAATCTCATTTTTTTATTTGTTACCTTATGATTGCCCCAATCACAATAATAACACTGATATGGACAACCTCTATTTGTTTCAAGTGATGCTGTAAAATTATATTTTTCTTTCATTATATCATCAAATATATCTGTTAAATATGGACTTGGTATATCATTTATATCTATAAAATCATTTTTTTGTTTCAATATCATTGCTGAACCACCCATATTAATTGTATGGTTGTAAAAAAAATGATTTTCGCCTTTTAATGATTGAAGTATTTTATAAAATGTATATTCACCTTCACCATTCACAACAAAATCAATAAATGGATATTTTTGAAATATATCTTTATCAAATCCATTTATCTCATGCCCTCCAAAAATGATTGTTGTTTGAGGGTTTTTTATATTGATTAGTTTTGCAATTCTGAGATTGTATTGATGATTCCATATATATGAACTCATTGCAAGCACATCAGGTGTACCTATTTCGTCCAAAATGGTGTTTATATCCTTTTTAATATACAACATCTTATAATTTATATCTTTTGTTTTGGGCTTGCAATAAGACACAATACAACCTATAGAATATGGCAAATAAACATTATCGCCTATCATATTCCCAAATTGACATAATACAACATCCATAAACAATCTCCTAAGCTAAAATATAATCTTTATCAACTTTAAATAAATCACTTTTACAATTTCTAATATTTGTGATTAATTCAAATTCCCATTTATTAAAATAATTATAGCATATAATTACTTTTATATCATGTTTATCATTTATTTTATCATATTTTTTTTCTAAAGCATATATAAATTCATTTTTACATTTTTTAAAATCTTTAATCAAATTTTTATTCATTTTATTACAAATTAATTTAAAATTTTCATTATCAATTTTCAAAATGTTTCCAATGTATTCTTTTTCATTTGAATATGAAAGTATTCCTAACTTAACATATCTCATTTGTTTTCTCCAAAACTATTTAATTTTATTCTATCTTGAACAGCTAAATTTATTCTTTTAAAATACATTCCTCTATCTTGATTTCCCAAACCTATGATTTTATCATCCAATTTATCACTTGCTCTTTTTCCAGTACAATAATGAATATGTTCGAAAATCACACTATCTGAATTTCTATCATCTTTCAACAATCCAAGTTCATACAAATTCAAAAACAATTCATTATCCGCAAAATAATGTTTATAATCTGGATGAAATATAATCATATTCAATTTCTTTAAACATTTAAATGTCATTACAGGCATTGAAACAGCAGGTGGTATGATTTTTTTTGAAATCATTTTAGATATATCATATTCATAATGTTGATATCCATCACGAATCATTAAAGCCCCATTCCATAGTTTAAATTCATCAACTAAATATTCATCCCAATTTTCAGGACATTCAACATCATCACAAACCACAATCACAATATCTTTATCATTCAATTTCAAATCTTTTGAAAGCTCATAAATTGGATAAACAACACCTAAATTTTCATCACCTGTTACTTTTACTTTTACTTGATAATCTTGTAACCTTTGTGATATTTCATCATAATTCAATAATATTTCGTCTTTTTCATCAATTGTGTTTACAGCAACTAATGTATGAATAAAATGCTTTTTGCTTGCATTTTTCATCCAATTTTTATGTCTTTGAATGAACATTTTAGGCCTTGCAGTCGCCCAAAGAATTTGTATCATATTTTTTTACTCCCCTTTAAAATAATTAAAATTATTTGTCTTTATTTTTATATTTAAATCCAATTATATTTTTTTTAAACATAAATTCAAATAAACAACTCATTAAATCTATATATTTACAAATTCCTAAAAACAATATAAATATAAAATTTAAAATTATACATACAATAATCATACCAATCAATAAAGCTAAAATTTTTGAAATTATCATTTAATTTCCCTCATATTTTGATGCAATTATTCTTAAAATAATTCTTAAAATGCTACCTATTATAAATCCATCAATTAAATAAAAAATATATTCCATTTGATTCACCCTTTATACAAATCAAGTATTTGTTTCATTTGTGCATCTAAACTATATTTTTTACGAATTTCATCATACAATCCAAGTTGTTTCCCTAAATTTTTACTCCATACCAAACTGCTTAAATTATCAACTAATTCATTTTCAGTATATTTTTGTATGCCTTTGTTTGAAAAAATATAATCTTTATAATTTGAAATTGTAACAATATTTTTCCAATGTCCTTGACCCATGTAAAAAACATCAGTTCCACAACAAAGTGCTTCAAGTGCAACTCTATCACAACCCAAAACCAAATCAGCTTCTTGCATATATATTTCAACATTTGAAACCGCACCTGTAATATTGTATTGAACATATTTTTCATCTTTTTCTTTTACTTTTTCTTTTACTTCATCTAAATATTTGCCATCACCTACAATATCTATATGCATATATGATTTTATTCTATTACTTACATTTAAAAATTCAAAAACAGGTATTTCTTTGTTATCTTGCAATCTTGATATTACAGCTATTCTTGTCTTTAACCCATCATATTCTTTTTTGGTTTTTGATTTTGAAAATCTTTTTGTATCAATACCATTTGGTATTACAACTGTTTTATAGTCATTGTAATTCTTTATTTTATCATTAACCAATATTATTTTATCTGTTCTATCACATATATAATGTGGAACAGTATAACAATATTCACCATGTATTGTTATAAAAAATTTTGCCTTTGAATAATAACTTCTTACAATATTACCTCTGTCAATAGCACTAAATGGATGTGCATGTATAATATCAGGCATAAAACCATTTATATCTTTTATTACATCACCCCAATTATTACTCCACGGTGATGATATTAAAAGATTTTTATGTGATATTTTATTTTTATAATATTCACTAATTGCGTTGCAATCCAAATGAACTCTATGTCCATTATTTAAAAGATATTGTACTTTGTTTATTACATGCTCTTCAAGACCACCTAAAGTATCAAGCCTATCACATGTTATCAAGATATTCATATTTACTCCTTATTAAAATATACACAAAATATAGTTTGTTTATCTGTATCTTTAAATTCGTTTATTGTTATATCAAAATTTCTAAATATACCTATAACCTTTTGTATATCTTTAAATACTTCATTATCTTTATTCACACAAAAGTTATACGAAAAATCATTTTTTTCAAGCTTTTTTCTTATCCCATCACATATACTTTCAACCAAATTTTTTACATTTTCATTTTGATGTTCAAGACTCATTTCTATTTGTTTTAATTTATATTTTATATCCAATTTTTATTCCATCCTTTCATATCTAATCAGGATTTGTTTATAATACCAATTATCAGTAGTTACTATTTTTGGTTTTCTTTTATAAAACTTCCCAATTTCTTGTGGAAATGACTCTAATTCAAATTTATTAAAATGCTCAATTGTTGTTCCTTCGATTCCTAAAGGAACCATTATCACAATATACTTTTTTGAAACATCTAAAAAACTTTTAATGAATTCTTCGTAATCATCAACACATTGTAAAACATTGTTTATTAAAACAAAATCATATTTTTCTCCATTAATCAATTCATTTAAAAAAATTATATCTGGATATTTTTCCTTTGCTAATTTTACAGCATTTTTCGAAAAATCATATCCTGCTATTTTAGCCTTTGTAAATCTATTATATAAATAATTTGTTCCATCTCCTAAAGCACATCCCACATCTAAAATGTGAGATGTCTTTAATTTTGAAATCCATTGTCCAGGCAAATTATTAATCATTGTTTTCATGAAATTTTTTGATTGATTGCATCCGTTACAAAGTTCCCAATTTGTTTTACCATTTTGAGTTTCAAATCTTTTATCCCAATATTCAACCGTATTTATATTTTCATTCATTTTTTAACCCCACTTAATCACTAAAGTTTCTATTGCTCCTAATTTAACTAAATCATATTCAAATCCTAATGCACATAAATATTTTAAAAAATCATGTCTTAATTCAATATTATTTAAAATTACATCTAAATGTGTTTCTCCATTTTTTGATTTTTTTTCTATTTCATCCATTACTACTTTTTCATTTAAATCATATTTTTTAGACATTTCATTAAAAGTATCAACATTTTCTCTTGCTTCAGCAGCAGTAATCATAATCAATTCTCCCCTATTTAATTTAATATTAGTTATTTTTAGCTCTTAAAGCTTTTCCCAATTCACCTGCTAATTCATTTGACTTTGAATTGTCAACAGCTTTTTCAGCCAATTCTTTAAGTTCATTGTATGCTTCTTTCAATTCAATTTTCAAAGTTTCATTTTCATCTTTTAATTCTTCAATTCTTTCATTTTTGTCATTTATCTTTTCTTCAAGCAAATTCGTTTTATTGTCATATTTAGATTCAATTACTTTTATTTGTACATTTTGCTTTTTTTGCAATTCATTTGTAACATCTTCAATTGTATCTTTTTTTATAGTTTCAATTTCTTTTTGCAAATTTTCAATCAAATCATTTTTTGATATTACATCTTTTTCTCTTTTTTCTAAATCTTCAATTATTTCATTCAATTCTTTATACTTCAATCTTATCAAATCTTCTTTTTTTTCATTTTCTAAATCAACTTGTTTTTGCTTTTCTCTCATTTTTTCTTCTAATTCATCAAGTTCCAATTGTTTCATTTTTCTTATTTTACGTTTTTCTTCTTCTTCTTCATATTCTAATTGCTTTTTTAAATCATCTTGTCCTTTTTTAAACATTTTTTCGATTTCATTTTCTTTATCTTTTTTCTCTTGTTCTAACTTCTCAATTGTAATTATAAGTGCTTCTAAAGTTCCTGTTTTTATTTCTATATCATAAATACTTTTTAACTCTTCTTTCTTTATTTTTATTGCTTCTTTTATATTATTGTATTGTTCTAAAATAGAATCAAATCCACTTACGAATTCTTCTAATTTATTTATTGGACTTTTTATATTGTCAGCATTATTCAATATAATATCATTTTTTACTTGTTTAGAATCAACAACCCTATTTTTTTCTAATTCATTTAACACATCTTTATATGCTTGAAAAATTACTGATTTTGTATCTTTTAATGTTGCTTTTGTCATCTTAATTCCCTCCGTTAATTTAATTTAATTTGATATTATTCATTTATTGCTATTGCAGCATTCGCCCAAGAAACAGCTTCTCTTAGTTTTTTTATTGCTTCATAAAATTCTTCACATTCAGGACATTCAGCATTAAATATATATGCTATATTTTTTACACTAGCTCTAATTCTTTCATATTTTTCTGGTTGTCCTTCTTTTGGTGGATGATATACAAAAATATTTTCTATATACCCATTTTGCATATTAGCCATTTGCATCTAACTCCTTAACCTTTTCAGCAACTTGTTGGAATCTTAATTCATAACTATGAAAATTCCTAACCCATTCTCTAGCTTTAGTTGCTTTTGCTTGTCTTTCTTCATCAGTCATTTTTAAAATCATCCTTGCTTTTTCAACCATTTCTTTACCTGTTTTAGCTTGATAAATATAATCTCCAAATATTCTATCCTGTGCTTTTGTATACCATGCAAGATATACAGAATTATAAGCAAAACATAATGTTTCATAAGGTCTACATGATGTTTGTGTTATTGATTCATCAGAACAATTTAAACCAATCATAATCTTGGATGAATTTACAACTATCGGAAGCCATTCATAAGGTAAGACTTGGTCTTGTGTTCCTTCTTTTATCATCCAATAATATTTTTCTTTTCCATAATCCTGAAGTTTAAATGGTTGTGTTTCAGACATCCACCACCAACCATAAATTGTAGGGTCGAATTCATCCTCTAGCAAAGGCAAAATGAATTCTTTTGCTTGTTTCCATCTATTATCATAATTACTTCCAACAATAGATATTCCTGATTTAAATCTTTCTTCTGGTGGGTTTATATCAAATTCAGGATTGCAACCAAATAACAATAAATCTGATTTGCATCCCATATTTTCATATTTTGATATAAATTCTTGTGTTGTTGTCCAAATAAAATTAGAAACACGAGCAAAATTTTCCCCAATATGAGGTGTTACAGGGTCTTCAATCGCCCAATGATGATATTGAACATTATATTTTTTACAAAGTGTTATTATTCCTGGTGCATTCATACCACCATAACCTTCACAAAATATAACATTTATATCATATTTTTTAATTGCTGCTTCTATTCTTTTATATTGTTCTTGCTGACTTTCAGTAAAAACCCTTGTTTTTTCATCAGTCAAAAGCACAGCATTACAACCACATTTTTTTGCTCCCCAATACATTCCATATTTAATTAAACTGGGTGCAGGATTCAAAAACAAAACGTTTATATCCCTATTATTTAAAATCATATTAAATCTCCTTATTTACCAATTTCATTATACAATTTTCTATAATATCAACTCTTTTTCCCCATGAATGCTTTTTAGCTTCTTTAATACATATATCTTTTGTCTCTTGCGTATCTTTGTGCTTTAAAGCTTTTTTTATATTTTGTAAAAAATGTTCTCTGCTTTTTGATACATATACTACTTTTCTATCAAATTTTTCAGCTTCTTCAATCTTTGTTGAAATACAAATTTTACCATGTGATAATGATTCATATATTTTTATTGGGTCACTGTATAAAGCTTCTTGTTTCCTATTAAAAGGCAATAATGTTATATCACAATGATGATAATACATTTGTAATTCATCATATGTTTTGCATCCCAAATATATAAAATTATCTGGAACATTTGGAACACCAAAAGGTTTTCCAACAAATACTAATTGATATAAATCAGCTATTGTTTCTAACAACTCTATATCACACCATCTTGCTAATGCTCCACTAAATAATATGATTGGTTTATTCATATCAACATTCTTTTTTAAATCAATCGGAATTGGATATTGTTTGATTTTAATATTTTCAAAACAACCATTAGGACACATTACAACATTATTATGTTCCTTTTTCCTTAATCTATAAATAGATTGAGAAGTAGTTAAAACAATATCAGACTTACTTATCATCATTGATTCATCTTTACTGTTTTCTTCAAAGTTATCTAATGAATCATAAATCACACCAAGTTTAGGTTTGATATCAACCAAATCTTCATATCTTTTAGACCAAGTACTAAAATAAATATCAGGATTAGCAAATCTTTTTTTAAAAACTTCCCAATCATAATACACATATAAATTATCATTTATTTTAGTTCTCATTTTATTTTGTCTTTTTCTAACTGAAAAATCAGAATCAAACCAAGACACATCATATCCTCGTTCAGCAAGTATATTCATTATATGATGTGGCCTTTGTTGAAGGTCAAAATCATAATCAATAGTCCTTGCATATACTATGTTTATATTTTTTTTATTCAATTCTTTACTCCCCTAAAAAATAAAATTAAGTTTACATAATATTATTATAATACAACTTAATATAAATGTAAAATATTTTTCATAAAAAAAATACATAAGCTTTTAAACTTATGTATTAAAAAATGTATATACCAAAAATTCACATATACGAGAAACTATGGACATAGGTGGATTTGAACCACCGAAACCACTTGGATAACAGATTTACAGTCTGTCCTCTTTAACCACTCGAGCATATGTCCTTTAAAACATTTTAATTCCTTTTTTTAAAGCCAAATACATTAAAGCATTTTGAGTTCTAGCATCAGTTATTTCATTTGAAATAACAAGTTTTAATGCTTTTTTTAACTCAATCTTAAACACTTCTATATTTTCATCAAAATCTTTTTCAACATTGCATTTTATACCTTTTTGACCTGTATATATATAATTTAATGCATTTGAAAACCCAATTGAACCATGTATTTTTGTAACAAATTCAACATTTGTAACTGTATAATTTATCTCTTCCATACATTCTCTTATTGCTGTATCTTTTGGATGTTCATTTAATTCACACAAACCTGCTGGAACTTCAATAAACATTTTATCAACTGATTTCCTAAATTGTTTTATTAAATAAACATATTCACCATCTTGCATCAACATTGAAGCTGATAGTGGATGTTTAACAACCTCTCTAACAGTATTTATTTCCCCAATTAAAACATTATGTTTTTCAACACTTATATATCCATTACTAGCACTATATACAATTTTTTTTGAAATAGTTTTTTCTTCTTTAATTCCCATATTATCTCCATAAAACATTTTTATTAATTTTATATTTTTTTTATTCAATTGTCAATAACGTTTTATTTAAACCATTATATAAATCATAAATCAATAATTTTATCATTACTATATATGATTTAAATTGTATAAATTTATGATTATATATACAATAATTTGCTCCAAAAAAAGCTTTTAATATTTCTTGCGTATTAAAAAAATTACATTCACAATCAATAATATTTTTTATTTCTTGCACCAAATTTTCATATTTATAAAAAATATTATAACAACAATTTGTAATTATTTTAAAATTCACTTTACAAAGTTCAAATTCAACTTCTTTTTTTTGCAAAATACTTTTAATTGCTATTTCTAAATTGTTTGTATATAAATCTATTATTTGTAATATGTTTTGTCTCATATTGCTTTCTCCAATTTCTTTTAAACTAGTATACCATATCATATATTTTAATACATTATATAATATAAATTTAACTTATTTTTTTGTTCAATTCATCAAACTTTGAATCATATTCTTTCCTTAATTCATCTAATTTAAAACAAAACAATTCATGTTCATCATTCAACATCTCTAAAACTGCCCAACGTGGAAACATACCATCAATATCTCTTGCCCAAATATCACTATCTATAAATCCATATTTTACAGCTTTTTCAACTTCAATCATTTTCCATGCTTCAATATGTTTTAAATCTTTTCTTGCTAAAATTGGTTCAATTCCATAATATTCACAAATCATTTTATAAATACTAATTGCAACCTCTTTTTGATATTTAGATGATTTCAAAATTGCTCTATCTTGTTTATTACTGAAAAATCCTGCTTCAATCAAAATCACAGGACAATTTGTTTTTAACACAATCCCTAAATTCAACCATTTTTCTTTAATTGTACATTTATATGTCCTTGTATAAGGTATCAGATTTTCTTTAGAATGCTTTATATATAAATCAACTAATTTCTTGCTCTTAGAACCACTGTATAGCAACCAAAGTCCTTTAACATTAAAATTATCATTGTAATTAGCATGAATTGAAACAATAATATCGTTCATACAACAATTTGCATTTATAAAATCAATTCTTTGTCTAAGTGTTTTATCAAGTTTGTTGTTATCATATTCAAGTTGGTGTATTTTAAAAATATCTGGATGTTGTTTTAACAATGGATTTAAATATATAGGAACCTTAATATTGAAATCATTAAATTCTTGAAACAATCCATCATCCGCTACAATACCTTTTGCATGTTCTTTCTCCCATGTATATTCATAATGCCCTGGACTAATAAAAATATTATACATAATCACTACTCCCCTCATAAAAAATTACATAAAAAAAGCACCTGAAATATTCAGATACTTTTTTTTGGTAAACACTTAATTTTCTTTAAAAGTTGCTATGTCATTATTCTTCAACTATATCACATATTACATTATATATCAATATATTCTTTTTGTAAATAACTTTTTATAAGTTTTTTTAATAAAACAAAGGATTGCATTATACAATCCTTTGTTTTAGTTATAATCAATTTATTTTTTTTTATGATTTTCTTTTTTTTATATAATTTTTTTATTTTTCAAATGCAAACATTTCCTAGGATATTTACATTTAATTAATTTTTAGTTTTATATTTATGGCAACATTGAATTTGGCACAAATGAATTAATATCATTTAATGTAATAGATATCGCATAATTAGCACCTTTAACTACGAATATACCACCAAGCAAACCATCTTTTGTATACATACCTGCACCAATTGCTGATGAATCACAATTGTTGTAACTCCTTAAATAAGCTTTATCTCCTGTTGTCAACCAATTAAAATCAAATTCATCTTTTACAGTTGAAAAATTATAAAAATTTGGTTGTTGTTGAATAGAACCAACTAAAATTATATCTTCTCCTGCTTCTGGTTTTGTTGTTGCTAATTTTGCGAAATAATCTGACTGGTAACCTTTTGTTTTTAATAATACTAATCTTGAATTTTGAGCAATAACTTGTGGCTCAAAATTTATTTCTGTATTTTTATAATCTAAACTTTTTAAAATTAATGTTGGTTTATATACTTGTTTTGGAACTATTACTAAATCTTTATTTAAAAATATACCATTACCAAGAAATGTTCCATTTCCTTTATAAAATCTAACTCCAGATTTTGCTAAATCTGATATGCTATTTGAATTACCATTATTAGGTAATGGATTTGGAATAAAGAAATTAGCAGTTCTAGTTTGTTCGTTCCAATTTTTTAATACTCCATATGATTCAAGTTTTGAAATATTTAAATGAGTTTGACCATTTCTTACAAGAATATCAGAATTATCAATTTTTTGACCATTTATATATGTGTCATATGTTGGAAAAAATGCTTCCACTCCACCTGCTGCTGTAACAATACCACCAAAAGCAAGTGAAAATACTAATGCAACTACTAAGATACTAAAGATTTTATTTTTTACTTTGTTTTGTTTTTTGAACATTTTAAATCCTCCTGTTATATTTATTATTGTTTCAATACAAACATATTGTAACATACTTTAACAAAAATGCAATACAAAACTTGTATATTTATAATATTTTATTTATTTTTTTTAAAAATTTTTTCATTAAAAACTTCTTCATTTATTTTTAATTTACAATACAGGTATTTACTTAAATCAACACACTTTAAAATATTACTTTGATAACATGAAATATTACTTATTCCGTCTGCATATCCTCTGCCTTTTGAAATTTCAATTTCCTTTATCACAAAATTTTTATTTATTAATATGTGCCCTCTTGTTGCTCCAAATTTTCTAATTGCCCAAATATTTTTTAATCCTAAATGTTTCATAATATAAGTTTTATCAGTAAAATATTTATTATCTTTATCAAATTTTTTATATTTATCAGTTAAATATTCATCTAATTCTAAAGTCAATTCATTTAAATAAAAACCCGAACCTTCATACATATTGAAACTATTTAATATTTTCACAAAATATCACCTTCTTTATATATTTCTTCCAAACCTTTTATTTGTTCATCAATCGCTTGTTTTCTTGCTTTTGAAAGCAATCTGTATTTTTCTTTTGCTAACCTTAAATCATGTTTGTCGTTTATATCATATGTTGTTTTACATTGTTTACAAAATTTTGCATCAAAATATACTGTTTTATCACATACATCACATGTTCCTGTTGATTTAGAAGCTATAATATTACAAATAAAAAAACATCCTATTATTGGTATAAACATGAATATACCAATTAAAATTGTTGCTAATGAATTATATTCTATTTTTGAATTAAATCTATATTTATCAAAATCATATCTTATATACAAAAAAAATATTGATACAAATACATTATATATTATCAAACACACAATTGCTATCAATATAAAACATGACATATTCCCCTTTTCAATATACATACAATTCAAAACCTCCATAAACAAAAAATAGCATACACATAATCATATGATTATATATATGCTATTATATCAAAAAATATTCTATTTTTAAATTATTTTTTATTTATATAAAATCTGCTAACAAAAACAAATCAATTCCATCATTAGAATCAATTTCAACTTCTCCACCTGTTGTTGTTATATCTTTTCCTGAAAAGGTTATCAATCCTGCATCCATGTTTACTGTTGTATTTTTAGTTATACCTTTACCCGAAAAAGTTATCAATCCTACATCCATATTCACTGTTATTGGACTTTGAATTATAGGTTCTTTTCCTGAAAAAGTTATCAATCCAACATCCATATTTACTGTTATATCAATTAATGCAGAAAAATTATATGTCGCATATCCATCAGCTAAAGTTTGAGCACTAGAACCAGCATATCCATAAATTGTTCCTGGTGTTTCTACAGACATATTGTTCTCTAATGTACTAGATGAAGTAAAAGATAATGAATATATATATATATTTGCTAAATTAGTATTATATGAAAATTGATTTGACCCAAATGCTGTAATTGTATTTGGCACAACAACACTTGTTAAACCACAATTGCAAAACAAATAATTTGGCAATGTAGTTACATTTTCTGTGATTGTTAACCCTGATCCAATTGTGCAATTATAAAATGGTGTATTTGAATAATTTGGTATACTTGTTGTTATGTTGGCATCAAGTATTACAGTAATCGAACCGTTATATCCAAAACAACCATCGTCTAAATTCATAACATGGTCAAGTGTTATAGACGAAATTGAATTTAACGAAAATGCCCAAGCACCAATTGATGTTAATGAATTTGGTAACGTTATTGATGTTAATGAATTTGTATCAAATGAACTACGTCCAATTGTTGTTAATGAATCTGGCAATGTTACAGCAGTTAACCCACAATTAGAAAATAATATATCTGGAATTGTAGTAACATTTTCTGTAATTGTTAAATTTGAACCAAGTGTACAACCTTTAAATGGTGCATTATCAGTTAATGTAATACTTGTTGTTATGTTGGCATCAAGTGTTACATTAATTGAACCGTTATATCCAAAACAACCATCATCCAAATTTATAACATGGTCAATATTTATTGATGAAAGTGAATTTGATGAAAATGCCCAAGCACCAATTGATGTTAATGAATTTGGTAAATTTATTGATATTAATGAATTTAAATCAAATGCATTGTTTTCAATAGTTGTTAATGAACTTGGTAATGTTACTGCTGTCAATCCACAATTATAAAATAAAAATCCTGGAATTGTTGTCACATTTTCCGTAATTGTTAAATTTGAACCAAGCGTACAATTTTTAAATGGTTGATTATTTGCAGACACAGATGTTGTTATATCAGCATCAAGCGTTACAGTAATCGAACCGTTATACCCAAAACAACCATCATCTAAATTCATAGTATGGTCAAGTGTTATAGATGAAAGTGAATTTGATGAAAATGCCCATGTACCAATTGATGTTAATGAACTTGGTAACGTCAACGATGTTAATGAATTTAAATCAAACGAACTATTTCCAATTGCTGTCAAACTATTTGGTAATGTTACGGCAGTTAACCCACAACCAAAAAACAACAAATCTGGAATTGTTGTAACATTTTCTGTAATTATTAAATTTGAACCAATTGAACAGCCTTCAAATGGTGCAACCGATGATGTAACAGATGTTGTTACATCAGCATCAAGTGTTACCGTTAAACCTGAATTATTTGCAAAACATTCATCATCTAAATTTATTGCATGTTCAATTGTTACACTTATTAAACTTTTACTTTTTAATGCATTTGCACCAATGCCAATAACTGGATATCCATCCAAACTCGTTGGTATAGTAGGTGTTGCAGAACCACTATAATCTGTAATAGTGGCATTACCTTCGCTCTCAGTATAAGTCCAATCTCCACTTACAGCCATATGCAAACACCTCCTATACTACTGCTGTAAACATTCCATCAGCATTAAAACTTACTGTAAAATCGCTTGCACTTGGCGATTGTTCTGAATCAAAATCTAAATATGCAATAATTACACTTGAATCTTCATCATATAAAACACCATATCTTGTTGATATAGTAACAGCACTAAAAACCACATCATCAGCATCAAATTTACATGTATTTGAACCTGATATATATGAAATAGATATATTTGAAACTGTTTCACCACCAGCAGAATATCCACTTCCAGAAACTTCATCACCTTCTAAATCTTCTATATAAACATGTACATCAACATTTGGAGTTGCCGAACTTGATAGCAACATTAATTTTATTGTATCTGTATCTAAATCAACTTCTTTATTAAATAATTTTATAGGTAAATAACCCATTATATTTAATGAAGCCATAATATCATACCTCCTTCTTTATACACCTATAGCACCTAAAACACCAATACTAATAGTAAAAATACTTCCTGATGGTGGTGTAAATCCATTAACAGCTTCTAAAATGCCATAAACATCTGGACAATTTACAAGTTTAATCATTTTATTTATATTTACTTTTTGAATATAAACTGTATCACCAAAATCAACAGGAGTATCTATTGTTGCAAATCCTAAATATTTGCTTCTATCAGCTTCAGGAATATTAAAAGGTGAATTGTCTGCAATTGCAGTTGGCGAAGCATTATAAAAATGCAATCTAAAACCATCCATACCACTTGGAACAGTATTTGTATTAATCATAATATTTGCATTTATTATAATTACATTACTTCCTGGTATTTTAGTTATATTTGAAAATGTCAAAATACTTCCTGAACTTGTTGAAATTACATCATTATCAACATATATATTAACATTGCTTGGTCTTGTTATTGTTGTGCTTGCAAATCCAGAATCCCTATAATTAGTCATTAATCACACCCCAATCTAAAAAAAAATAGCTGTACAGACCGAAGTCCATACAACTATTTTTAAAAAATCTATATTTAATTTATACTTCATATACAATTAATTGATACATATTTCCGTCATCACGTCTTGGGTCTAAACCTTCAAGGTCTAATTTAAATTGTGATGCTTGTTTATATTGACCTGAAAATTCATCCGAAGGCATTATTTTTACCTTATATATTTCTAACTGTACATATGCAATTATTGTTGAATCATCAGCATCAGCATCACTGTACAATGGGAATTGTATGATTGCTGAGCCTGACAATGCGAAATCTGTTGTCTGTACTGTTAGTATATTAGTTGTACTTGCAGTTGCAACATAATAATGTGGATATAATACTTGTCCTGCTTGTGAAGAATCAAATGTTACAGTAGTTGTACTTGCTCCAATGCTTACTACAAATGTATTAGCAGCAGGTGTAGCACAATCTGTTTCTTCTGTAAAATCATTTATCTCAACAGAATTAGCAACAGCAGCATGTGGTAATGTAATTGTATATGCTGAAGCATCTACAGTATATGGAGTTCCAAAATAATAATAATTACTTGCAGCAGTAGTTTTGGCACCACCAGATTTTAACCATAAAGCATCTAAATCCCATTGTGTATCAGTCAAACTAATGGTTATTGTTTTCTTTGTATCTATTCTTGCAAGATTGTAAAAACTCCAACCTCCCATAATTTCAACATCTTCACCACCCAATGTTACTGTACCTTGAGCAGCAGTAGCTAAATGAGAATTACCATTTGATGTTTGTAATAATACTTTTGGAACATCTATAATAAAACCTTTTCCATTAAAAGCCATATATTACTCCCCCCTTAAACAAAAAAAATCAACAGTATACTTTTTTATATTCCAATACTGTTACAAAACGTTTAAACCAATTACTTGATGATATTAATTCATAAGGTTGAAAAATCCTTAAATTTCTATCATTTATTGAACTTGTACTCAAAACTTCTCCTATTCTATCTGAAATTTTCAATGTTCTTGATTCAAAATTCTCCATAATATCAATACATACTGGTACATATGATTCAACACGAACATAATTCCAATTTACATAATAATTATTGGTAGCCATAGGAGTACCAAATCTAATTAATAATCTACAAATTGGGGTATTTGTGAATTTATCAGAAATATATGTTTGTAAAAAATAATTATCAATTAATGTACTATAATCATTATGCAAACTTGAATCTATATTCATTAATGTTTTTAATGTTGAATCTTGTATCAAAGATTTGAAAATTAAACTCATATCAGTGGCATTGTCCATATTACCACACCCCTATAAAACGAAACTAGATATATCTATTTGATTTATCACATTATCAATCACTAACTCTAATCTTTGTCTGAGCTCAATTATTCCATTTTCAAAAAAATGTGCTGGATTTTGATGAAAATATGGAATCTCTTGTCTTGTATCAGCAGTGCTTTTATAATATGTTCCAGTTTCATAATCATAAACATATTCATCTGGTCTAGTATAAACCTTAAATCCTTGTCTTTTACTATCATACATTTTTGTTGCCATATATTCTTGTAAATATTGATTCGAAACATCTAAAGTTTCACCCATACCATAATTTATTAAAAGTCCTCTATTTATAGTTAATGCATCAACACCAACTAAACCAATTTCACGAACCAAAGTCATTGTTTCATCAACAATTGCAAAATTTATATTATTCATTACATCTTTACGCCATTCAGTAGCACCAACACTATCGTATGAACCAGAATCAGGAAGTTTTTGTATTTCTTCTTTCATTGTATTAGATATTTCAGATGAAAGTTTTGTAAGTTCAATTGAAAGTTTTTTTATAAATACAGTTACAAAACTATTACGAACTTTCATTTTCTCCACCACTTTTAATTTGAGCATATATAAATATTAAACCACTAACCATGTCACTATTCATCTGAGTATAATCCAAATCAACAACCTCATACCTTTGATTAAAATAATCAAATTCATCATGTATATTTATATTTGCTGTATCATCATTATATTTTAAACCAACAAATATTCTTTGAGTTCCAGAAATACCAACTTGCCCTTCCTTTGAATCAAATGTTCCTTGATTTGTTCTCGAAATATATCCATAAACATTAGCTATTTCTACATAACTTGCTGGTGTTGCTGTTACACCATCAGAATCAATTTTTTTGTTTTGCCATCTTTCAAATGTAAAATTATAATTGCAAATTTGAATTTGAGTAGTTTTACAATTCACATCTACATAAACAGTTGAATTGCATATGTATACAATAGAATCGCTATCTGTCATGTAATCACCTTTATTTATATCTAAATCTAATGAAACAGCTAATTCTTTCTTTTCATCAACATCTCTAAAATTACCTCTAACAGGCATTTGAGTAACTAATCCATAAAAAGTTGTTGGAGTTGCTTCATCATAATTTAATGTATAAACTTCTCCTAATGTTTCAAGTAAAGTATCAAAATCATTTTGCAAATAATCGGGTTTATAGAAATACATATCTATTCCCCCTTTATATTATCTGGAATTCTTTTTATATTTCCAGCAACATTAAATATATATTTTTTAAAATCTTCATAAGATATTTCATTTTTTTTCAAATTATCATATTTATACAAAATACCTAAAACCCTTTTGCTCATTAAATTACAATATTCTACAAAATCATATTCATTAACATTTACAATATCTAACTTTTTATTTTTATATTCAACTTTAACTTTCATGTCTAAATTCGGCCTTCCGCCTAAATCGTTTAATCATAATCATACTCTATTTTTTCTACATCTATAGAACCTATATCATCCATAGATGTATATTCTGTCATTTTGTAGAATAAATTAACTAATTGATTTTGTTTTTTTTCGATAATTTTTTCAAAATTTTCATATGGCTTATTTGCATTTGCAACTGTTAAAGCATTCGTAGTATAACTTACCAAATCATTCCAATCACAAATCAACCATTCATAAAATATAATTTCAGAAGCTAATACACAATATTTAAATTCTAATATATTTAAAGTTCTAGTAATTGTACTCACATTATCAAATTCGCTATTCCAACTATCTTCATCACCAATATCAATATAAAGTTGTTTTGTACCTTGAATAGCCATATCAAGATATTGAGCACTAGTTAATGCGGTAGGTGTTCTTTGATTTGCTGTGTTGGTTTGTAATTGAGTTGAAATTGATTCTATTGAAGTAGACATGAACGCCCACCTCCTAACCTATTTCATCTATAAAAATTTCTTTTCCAAAAAAATCTTTTAACCATTTTACTTTTTTCATTGTTAAATCTGCACCAATTTCTTTTAAAACTTTAATCACTTTATTTTTTGCATGTATTTCATCAAGTTGATTAAATCTTTTTTTCATATTTGAAATATTACCCTTTAACAAAGTTTTTATTTCATCTTCAGATATAATATTTTTATTAACTTCATTATATCCAAGCATTTCATTTATTTCTTCATCATCAACAAACAACATACCTCTTTTAAACAATGTTGATATAGAATCAACATATGCAATTTCATCTTTACTTAATTTTGCAAAACTCATAGGCATTATATTCTGTTCTCTATAAGGGTTTTGTAATGTTATACCTACTGCAAAATTATTTCTGTTTTCAACTTTATATTTTTCATCCATCCTTAATTTCCCTCCATTGATAAAAAATTACATCTGAGGATATAAAAAAAATATCCTCAGACAAAGTATATTTAAATTTTAAAGAGCAGTATCTTCATAAACACCTAAATATGGATTATCTCCATATATAACAGCACTTCCGAAATATTGTCTTAAACAAACATCCATTGTGTTGTCATCTATGCTTACAGCATCCATGCTTTCAACTCCACCTTCTATTACAACCTTTAAAGGTGAAACTGTTCCAGCAGGAATTATATAAAGCAATTCAATCATTAATACTTGACCATCAACATCTGAACCAGATACAGTTGAAGGCAATGTTCCTCTTTCAAAAGGATTATTCATTTGAATAACATTTGAACCTTTATATGTACCAATAAATCCATTTTGATTTTGTTCAATTATAATGCTATCAGCAAATTGTTTAGTGCTTGTAGTTGTTGTAAAACCTGTACTATCAGCAATTTTTTGAAGCAATACAGGGTCGCCAAGCAATGTTACATTTCCCCAACGTCTAAATGCTCTAATCATTGGGTCAACAGTAGCAGCAACAAAACCAGAACCACTAGCATAAAATGGATAATTATAAGCTGCAAAAGAAGCATATAAAGTAGCTTCTATATTTTGAACCATTTTCTTTTCCATTTCATCAGCAGCATCATTTATAAGTTCATCAAAATTAACTTTACCAGCAGCCAATTCATACAAATTAACATATGGTCTAGCTGAAACTTCTTTTGTTTCAATACTAGTATATGCATTATAAATTCTTGACCTTTCAGTTGTACCATTTTTAGCTTGAATATAAGCTTGTACCCCTGATTTCTTAATTTTGAAATATGCTTTTTCTCCAATACTTACATTTTTTGTATCAGCTAACATTTGTAAATATTGAGTTTTTTGGTTTATAATATCATTAACTATAAAACCCATTAACTGAGCAATTTCATATCTATTTGCAGGTGTAGGATTTTGAGCTAATGTTTGAATAGCTTTTCTAGCTTCTTGCACCTCAATTGACTTTTCATCTATTTTACCTAAATGTAAATTACTAAATATTTCTACGGCCTTATCTGTTCTTTTAGCCATTTGTTACTCCCCCCTTCTCATTTATTCATCTAAAACATAGCATACATATGCAGTAGTACCCCATAATGAGACAACTTCCTTAACAACAAACTTCTGAGAAGGACTACCACTTGTTGCTGTAATTTTACCTGTTGTACCAATATCAACTTCATCACCAGCACTTGGCGCAGTTCCACTATATCTAGTAGTAACGAACATTTCACCAGGTAACAATCTTTTTAATCTTAAATATTCACCAGCACTAATCACAAAATCTAAATCATCTATTTGGTCTTCATCAACAGTATCAATTATATTTTCAACAAAATAACTTATAACTGTATTACTGCCTGGTGTAGCAGCAGTTCCAGCAGCCCAATTTATTTCAAGAAAATCACCATTATGTACATCAGCATGACCAGTTTCAAGAGTGATTGTACCTAAATATTTATTATTTCCAACTTTTACAAAACCTGCCATCTATATCCCTCCCTAATTACGAGTTATATACTTACTTACAAAATCCCCACCATTTAAATCAATTGGGTCATTAATAGAAGCAGTTATAACTTCTTTTTCTTTCTCTTTATTAGCTTTTTCTAAAGCACTATTTATAACTAAATCTTTTAAATAATTTGAATTTAATTCAAGAATTGCATTTTTAACTTCATCAGATTCCATAACTTCTTTAGATAACAATTTAGAATATTTTTCATTTAATTCTGTTTGTTTTTGAACCTTTTTATTTTCCGCAATTTCTTTTTCCAAATTTTCTAATTTAGTTTTACTTTTATTAAGTTCAGCAATTTCATTCTTTTGTGAAACAACTTCTTCACTTAATAAATTAATATTTTGTTTTGCTTCAAGAATTTCTTTATCTTTAGATTCGATTGAATTATTTAATTCAACAATTTTTGATTCGTTTTCACTATTGCTTTTTTCTAAAGCTTTAATTTTACTATTCAAATCTTTTATGGTATCTTCATTCTTATTAGTATTATTTTCAGAAATTTCAGCAGTTTTTTCACCATCTTTCATATTTTCTGCTTCAGCTAAAACATACGTCTTTTTAACTTCATACATTTCACTTATATCAACTTCATCATTATTTACTGAATAATCTATCTTATGTAAATTAGAAGTTTCATAACTTCTTAAAATTATGTAATTATACCCAAATTCTGAACAGTAATAATCATAAACATCTGAACCCATTTTTTCTCTGCATTTTGAATAAACTTTACTCTGAATCTGACTTAAATCTAATTCAGAAGATTCAATCATTACAGTTTTTTCGAAAAAATCTTTTTCAGTCTTTTTATTATCAGCCATATTTTCACCTTCCTTATCCTCAGCAATTAAAATTTCAGCAACCGAAGTTTTTTCGGCAGGATATGAAACAATACAATCACCGATTAATTTGTTTCCTTCGTGAGCATCTATAACTCTCTCATTTTTATTGCTTTCTAAATATTCGGCAACATAAACTTCAACACTAAAAAAGAGCTTATCTTGTTCATAAAGCTCTTGTATTCCTTCACATATTTTAGGGAATCTTTTAAATACTTTTGCTACACCAAATAATTCATTTCTTTTTTTTTCTTTATTATATTTTGAATAAAATGATGTAAAACTTCCTATTTGGTCTGTTTCAAAAGTACCATCTTCATTTTTTGCATGTCCTAACATTTCATATTGTTTGTATTCAATTTTTTTTCTTTCACATACTAAAGGCATACAATTATAAAAATCCCTATTTTCAATTACACTATTAATAAAACCATCTGTAAATCTTGCATTGTTTAAATTTTTTTTATTTGTTAAAAGCCTAATATGCAATGACATAAAAATATCATTTGATTCATCAGAATTTATTTCAACAACTTGACCTAATAAAATTTCTTTCGCCATATATCCACCCCCTATTTGTTAGAAGGTTTAGGTTGTTTACCAGTATCACTCTGGTTTTTATCCCTTTTTAAATCTTTAGTGTTTTTAGTTGGCCTACCAGTACTATCATCATTGTTATTATCTCCACTACTTGTGTGGGGATTAACTGGAATAGTAAAAACTTTTTCATCATCTTTTTCCTTTTCTTTCCTTTCTTTTTCTTGGTCATAATTATAATCATGTTTTTCAAGCATAGTTTTTCTACTTAAACTACCAGATTGCCATAATGTAAAAGCTTCACTTTTTAACTCATTACTATTAGTTAAATTTAAATTATTAAATTTAAATTCTGGAATATTTTTTATTACACCATTCCATAAATTATTTAACCTATAATGATATTTATTTATTGCTTCAGCAACATTATCTTGATTTTGACCAATTCTTTTAGCAGCAGTTTCAATGCTCATATTAACACTTGCAAAACTATCATTACTAGAATCTCCTGTAACTATAACTGTCGAAATCCCTCCAGCACTAAGGATTTGTTTGTTAACTTCTGAATATTTTGAATTATCAAATAAATCTTCTTGTTCCATAGTAATAAATTTTGCATCTGTCAACCAATTTGTAACTGCCAAAGGATATTTGTTTAATGCTCTTTTAAAAATACTTACAACTTCATTTAATTGATTTCCATTTGGTGCAGGTAAAATATCTTTATCTCCAACTTTTACATGCAAAAATCCTTTTGCTCCCATATTTAATAAAGTATCTTCATAATATGAAATTAATTCTTTTTTAGCTAAAGGTTTTAAACAAGTACTTATAAAAGGAATAGCATATTTTTCCCACATTGGTTTTGATTCTTGAACTACTAATGTTCTATCTGGATTCAATTGAACCCATGCACTAGCATTTCTTTTTAAAGACTCTTTTATTTCTCTTGGATATCCTTCGTATTTTTTCTCTAATGTTTTTATAAAACTTTCTTCAACAACATTTGATTTAATGTTATTTAATTCCATAATGTTAAATTCTAATATTGGTTCGCCTTTTTTCATTAAATCTGAAATTTTTATACGGTGAGGTGGTAAAGTAATTAAATGTCCATCATCCATAATGTAAATATAACAATTTCCAAATGTATATAATTCAAAAAATATACATCTTAAAACATCTTTAAATCCAGTAGCAGCATGAAAATCTTTATATTTTTTTATAATTCTTTCTCCACCACTTAATGTATATCCTGATGTCATTGAAAATGGGGTTAAAACTCTTTTTATTAACCCACTAAAAATATCATCAGCATCTACATAATAAGAAGCTAATTCCATAAATTTATAGATATTAGCTTGCTTTTGTTTTAACAAATTAGCATAATTATAATTTTTTAATTCGCCTTTATATGAAAAATCTTTATTTTCATATGAAAAAAAATAATCCTTTGGGTCTTTATAATTTGCTCCCATACATTCAAATTCAATATCTTTGTTGTTCAACTTTTCCAATTCCTCACCTCCTACATCCTATATGCACCACCAAAACAAATTTCATTTCCTTTGTTTTTTTCTTTTTTATTTAAATTTTCTAATTCCATTATGTATTCTAATGCCATGCCTAGTGATGTGTATCTATCCTTTAACATTGATGCATTCGAAGTTTCATAAATAATATTTCCACTATGAGTTATACGTGATACAATATTTCCCATTTCATATTGCAAAGCATCTGTTTCTATAAAAATAGCCAATTTTTCTTTTGTCATTTTTTTATTTTCTTCATTTTCAAAATCTCTTCTTAAATTGGCACTTGTTAAAGGCATTTTTAAAGATTTGTTTTCAAGATACATTCTTGTTGCAGTTGCCATCCTATTATTGTATTTGTTATCCGCACGAACACACCTTATAATCTTACTTCCTTTTAATGTATGTTCTGAATCATCAGGCAATAAAGGTGGATATTCTTTGTTTTCATCAGAAACAAAAGGCACGTTTAACAACGAAATCATACCTTCACCTAAAGCATTTATATCAATTATTATTTTGTCTATATTCGGAAATCTTATACAGAAAATTCTTAATTCCTCAGTTAATTGTTCAAGCTTAAATCCATGATATGTTTTTATATTTACTAAAAACTTTTTATATGTTCCATTTTCATTCGCCACAATCTTTAACAAACAAATACATGCATTGTCAGCAGTTTCTTTACTTGAAGTTGCAATATCAAAAGATAAAATATATTTTGTTTTTGAATGTCTTGGTTGAACTAATTCAACTTTATCCAACACCCTACATGGTTCCGTTAAATCATATGGAAAACATGCACCATCAGCAGAACCAATAAACCTAGCATTCCATTCCATTTCAAATGAATTAATTGGCATTTGGCTTTTTTGTGCTAAAATAAATTCTTCTGTCAAAATCCCATATTTTACTCCAACAGTATAAGGTATAGCACAAACGAATTTATTATCATCTTTTTTCATATCTGAAAGATTTTTCTTAAATCGTTCAAAATATTCACAACTTTTTAAATATGCCGAACTTGTTTGAATAAACTTTGATGGAAAATCTTTAAAACCCTGGTCTTTTAATTTCCAATATACATCTCTTTTTAATTCCAACATTGGCATCAAAACAGTTAAAACAATCTCTGTTGAAACCCAAGCAGATTCATCTATATATATTATCTTTTTTCTTAAACCACGAATATTACTACCATCACTATTCATTGCTACTGCCTTAATTTCTGTACCATTTCTTAAAACAACAGTTCCTTCATCTTTTGAAATCTTTATGCTCTTTAATTCTCTTGAAACATTTGTATTTTTTTCAGCAATACTTTTTATATATTTTATTGTTAATATAGCTTGTCTTGCAGTTTTTGAAACAACTAAAATTTCTGATTTTGGATAAAGCACACCTAAACCAAATAAAGCTAATGCAGCTTTAAATGTTTTACCTAAACCACGACTTTCAACATCATCTATAAATTGACAATTTCCTATTTGACGAATTATTACTTTTTGAAATGGATATAATTTTATTGGATGGTCTTCAGTTGAAAAAAAATCTTCTACAAATATATCTAAATGTTTTCTATAATACCAAATCTGTTGAACCCATTCTTGTACATTTTTTATTCTACATTTATTTGAAACAATGTTACTTTCTGGTAATGATGGATGAATAAACCCCTGTTGTTCAGCTTGCTTTTTTCGTGAAAAATTTTGATATGTTCCCATTAGAATTTTTCACCTACAGCAGAAATTATCCATCTAAATTCATCTATTATTAAATCTATATCATCATCAGAAAATCTTACAGGTTTGGTTAAAAATCCATCATCTTCAAGTGCTTTTGTTAATTCTCCAAAACTACCATATCCAACAACATCATTTGTTGACCTTGATTTTTCAGCGAACTTAGCACTTTGACTTAATGTATCAAAAATAGCTTTTAATTCTTTATATTTTTTTTCTGCACCTTCAACACCACTTTGCATATCTGCAAAAAATTTATCCATTGCTAAACTAGCTTTACAAACTTTTTTAGCATAATCCCTATAACTATGATTACTTAACCTAAAATCATTATCTAATCCTTCATAATATTTTTCAAGATAATCTATATCTTCTTTTGTATAATATCCATGCCATTTTTTATTATATGATTTCATTCTTTCATCTTGTCTTACTTCAGCTACAACCTTATCTTCATCTTTTAATTCTGTTTCTATAAATTTATAATATGCTCTAAAATTCATCAAACTAAAACAATTATTTCTAGTTGTTTTTAAAATCTTATCCATCTTTTCTTTTCCTTGCAAAGCAGGTAAATCTTTAGATACACTTTTTTTTGCTTTTTCATAAATTTTACCCCAATAATTATTGGGGTAAATTCTTCTATTATCATCAAAATATTCTTTTAATACATTTTCATCAATCACTAGAATCCTAGCACATTTTTTGCACCATCTATCTCTATAAAATTCTTCTCTCCATTTACTATTTGAATAAAAATCATTTAAAACTTTTTTTTGACCACATTTAACACATTTCTTAACTATATCTGCCATACTATCACCCTATTAAAATCATTTTTACTGGGATGATAGGAGTCGAACCTATGATACCAGATTCAAAGTCTGATGTCTTACCTACTTGACCACATCCCATTTTGTATTTATACACATGTACCTAACAATGTTCCACCTAAAAATAATGTTGTATTTAACATCGTATAAGTCATTTGTGCTTTTTCTTTTCCTATTTCATCTGAAATATCATTTATATAATATAAATCATTGTTTATAAAAATACTATCTGTTTTAAGCAATGGATACAATAATGTATTCCTTTGTTCTATATTAATTTCATTTGCATCAAATGATGTAAATATACCATCAACTCTTATACCTCTTACATTTTCACAAATACCTTTTTTAGGTCTTAAAAGAAATTGTATATTTGAAACTTGTATTTGATTTTTACAAACAAAAATATCATCAAAATATCTTTTTCTTAAATATCCAACTAATAAACCTATATCTTTTTCATCTTCATAAATAAATAAATAATCTAATCCCATAATTACATTCCCCTATTCTTTTAAATAACTTATTAAATTAAAAAAACATTCTTCACATAATATCTCTTTTAATTCACTTACTAAAATTTCAACAACTTCATCATTTTTATCTGTTACTTTTTTTATTCTTTTTACTTTTTTACTTATTCTGTTTTTTATCTTTTCTATATCTTCAAAATTTATAATCTTTCCATTTTTCATATTGCTATTATCAACAGCTAAATATATTTTATTATTGTTTTTCTTCATCAAAATCACCTTTTTCAGACTTTGAAATTGATAACTTGATTTCATGATTCAAAAACATCTTTATTATCTTTATAACATTTACTGTTTCTGATTCATCTTTTCCAGCAACAACCATATCACCATTATCATCAATTGACACTAACAACCCATTAACACTAGCTTTCGTATCTAATTTAACTAAATTTGCCATAATTACACCCCTTTCAAAAAGTATAATGTATAAAGTCAAGTATATTTTATACATATTTTATATTTTTTTACATTTCAAAATTAAAAAAATATAATAGTCATTTATAATTACATATTATTACATCATTTGTAAATATCTATATATATTTTTTATTTACCCAGGCTTTATAATGCATGTTATATTTTTTAATTATTTTTTTATATATATTATTTATATATTTTCTTACTTCATGATATTTTAATCCTAATTCATATGAAATCTCTATTACTTTTTTTTCATCTTTATACATTTGAATTATAGTTTTTTCTAAACTACTCCATTTTATTTTTTTTATTAAATTATTTAAATCATATACAATGCAACCAATACTAGTTGTTAAATCTTCTTTACATCTTAAAAGTTCTAAAATATTATTTCTATCATTAAAATTAAAAGGCACATAATCATTATCTTTTATATTTATATTATTTGAATTTTTAAAATATATTGTTCCTAAAACTGAATCTTTAACTAACAATTGGTCTGTTACTATTTCACCATACATTGCTCTTAAAATCGTTTTTCTTTTTTTATTTTTTAAATTTTGAGAATCTAAAAAGCTTAATTCATCTTTTATCTTTTCTTTTAAATATTCATAATCTTTTAAAATTGGGATTGTTTGAAAATCTTTTTTTGTTATTTTTTGTTTTTTTACTTTTAAACAATTTTTTTTATACTCAATATAAATAATTTCATTTTTATCTTTACTAGCATAATTAAAATATAAATCTTTAATTATTATACCTATGCTTTTTCTTTCAGCAGTTGCTTTTTTTATTAATTCTGTATATTTATAAATCTTATATGTTTTATCATCATCTTTTTTTTTATATACATGCAATAAATAATCAGCCATTTTTTCTAACATTTTAACAATTTTATTATTTGAAACTAAAAAATCACTTTTATTTAAATTTACATTTATATTATCTAAATATATTGTCAATTCATTGTTTAAAACTCCGTATTCATCATACAAAATATTATTTAAAATATTCAACCGATAATCTAAATCACGATTTGAAAAATCTAATTCAGATAACATTTTCTCTATATTGTTGTACATGTAAAATCATTCCCTATTTGTAAAATATATTTTAATTATAATATATTTTTTCAAATATGTCAAATATATACATTCTATTACAAACAAAAAAGGATTATGCTACATCATAAACCTTTTTTGCTCAAATTCAACTTAGTTAAACATTGAAAAACACAAACAAATGATTCGACGTATATATATTATATTATTTCAAACTATAAATCAACAATGTTTTTAAACATTCCATATATTTTTCAAAATTTCCATATATCAATCCTTTTATTGAATCTATAAAATCCATCCATTCAAAAAATGTACCATTATTTGGAATCCAAAATTCTTCTTTCTTTTTTGTTGAAAAATCAATTATTTCATTTTTATTCTTCCATTCAAAATATTTAGAAATCAAATAATTTGCTTTATCAGCACAACAACAAGTTCCTTCAATAGTTGAAATTACATTTTCAATATTGCATTCAAAAATATTATAATACAAAATTATATCAACATTATTTTTGCCATATACACTTTCAATAGCTGTTCTTAAATTAAACATAAAAAACAAATAAAAATTTTTAGGTTTTATATTTAAATTTTTAAAAATATCAATTATATCTTTTAATTCCGTTTGTTTTTCTTGTTTAAATGCATTAACTAAACTCTCAATCACTTTTTTCATATCTTCTTTATTTATATCACTCATTTTTACACCTCATATTATTAATTTATTATTTATTATATCGTTTATATAAGTTTGTTTTTTTATGCTTGTATTATTATTAATTGCAATAAACAATGCTTTTGAATTCACAATCAATATAAAATTCTTTTTAGCTCTTGTTATCATTGTATATAACAAATTTCTTTTTAAATTAATATAATGCGAAATATCCATAATCCCAATAACTAAATCAGCTTGTGAACCCTGTGAACTATGACATGTTATAGCATATGCCAATTCTAAATCATTGTATGGGTATTCATATTTTATGATTTTATCTTCATAATCTACAAATATTATTTCATCTTGAATATCAACTATTATACCAAAATCACCATTGAAAACACCATATTCATTCAATGTTATATCATAATTTTTTTTATCGTATTGTTCTCTTTCATAGTCATTTTTTATATGTTTTACTTTATCGCCAATTGAAAAAAGAACTCCTTTAATTTCAATACCATCTTTATTATTTACTATTTTTTTTATACTTTCATTTATATTTCTTACTCCTAAATCACCTTTTTTATACGGTGATATCACTAAAACATTTTCAACACCATATTTTTCAATACTTTGTTTATAATTCCCTAATAATTTATTCATCATATTTTGTTTATCATTCAAAAATAAATTGAAATTATCTTTTATATTTATAAAACCAATTACATTTCCTTCTTCATTTGTTTCAAAATGATTTTTTGTTTTTAAAAGCTCTTTGAAATAATAACTATTACCTTTACGAACTTCATTAGCAATAGTTAATATACCTGATTCTTTTGCTTGCCTATATACTTCTTTATATATCACCATATTGTATTCTCTTGATTTTATTAAATCATAGAATACATTACCACATTGAACACTCTCTAATTGCGCAATATCTCCTATAATAATAACTCTACAATCATTATCAACAGCATTTAATATATGATTAAACATATATATATCTATCATAGATGCTTCATCTATAATCAATAAATCACATGGCAATTTATTAGTTCTGTTATAAAAAAATTTACCTTTACCCTTACACCCTAACAATCTATGAATTGTTAAAGCTTTTTTACCTGTTGATTCAGATAAAACTTTTGCTGCTTTTGCAGTTGGACTACAAAGTTTTATATTATAAAATTCACTTGAATAAATATCTAAAACAGCTTTAACAGATGCAGTTTTACCAGTTCCAGCATAACCACATAATAAAACCAAGTTATTTGTATTTAAACTTTTTATAAATTCAATTTGTTTTTCAGAATATTTAAATTCAACATTGTTTTTTATCCCAAATTCAAGTTCTTCATCTTTATAAAGCTTTCTACAAAAAGAATTTTTTATTTTATTTAAATTATCTATAATTCCTTTTTCTATTAAAACAATCTTTCGTAATGATATTTTATCTCCATTTAAATAAAATTCATTTTTGTAAATATAATTGTCTAAATCATCAATTGTGATTTCAAGCAGTTTTTCTAATTCATTATATAAATAATCTATATAAATCCATGTATTACTTTGATTTAAATTATCTTCTAAAACATAATGAATAGCAGCATCTATTCTATTTTTATCATTTCCTTTTATCCCTAAATTTCTTGCTATTTGGTCTGCTTTTATAAAACCAATTCCATTTATATCTTTATAAAGTATATATGGATTCTTTTTTACCTTCTCAACTGCATTATACCCATATTTATCTATTATCTTTTTAGCCAATTTAAAAGATATATTGATTTCTTTAAACTTACAAATCGAATCAATATATATTTTGTTTGCTATTATTTTTATTTTCATATCTTTATAACTTTTTTCACTAATTCCAATTTTATCAAATTCAAAATCTTTTTTTAAAAAATCAGTTATAGGATATTCTATAAACCTTATAACCTTGTTTAATAACCTTTTCCCAAATAAATTAGCAAACAATAATTCTTCATCTTTCTTTGAATAATCAACTTTATAAACATTTTTAATCCTATATTGAGTACCAAAAATATTGTTTACTTCTTTTTCAGCTTCAATTATATATTCTACATCTATAATTAAATCATATACTTCACCTAATATTGTTTCATCAATTGAAAGTATATTGCTGTTTTCATCTATTATATTAACTTTATATATTTTGAAATCATTTTCTTTACTCTTAAAAACTAATCGATTAGGCACAACAATCATCTTTAACATCAATTCATTACTCCCTTATTATACAATTATCCACTATTATATCATAAAATTTACCTTTAATTATTCCTGTTATTTTTATATTATCATTTTGTTTTAATTTTATTATATTATCTTTTTTTTTAATATCTTTTTTAAAAATATTACACGAAACATTTATATATAAATACTTATCTGAATAAAGATTAATTGTAATATAATTTTCATCAGATTCTATATAATTAATTTTACCATAAACAGTATATATTTTATCTTTATATACATGATTACCATATTCTTCATTTTCAGTATATTTGTTTACTAAAGTCTCTACACTGATTTCATCATATTTAAAATTTTTGTCTATTTTTACATTTCTTTTTTGAGAAAATACAAGATTAGTATTTTTAGGATTTAAATAAATCAAAAAAATACTAAAGTTAACTATTACAGTAATTATTATTATTGCAATTATACCTATAATTTTTTTAAATTTCATATTTATCACCTTTAATAATTATAATATAAATTTAATATAAAAACAATATTGTATTTATAAATATTATGTTATAATATATGTTTTATAAATATTAGGAGGTTTAAAATGATTTCTAAAATACTAATAAATATAAAACAACTAAGTATAATTACATTATCTTTTATTTTTATGGGATATTATACTTATTTCACTATTAATTATTTTTTACCAAAATATTCAATAATATTAATATTTTTATTTTTACCATTAAAAGCATTATTTTTAACTTTATATTTTCATCATACTAAAACCAATATTAGAAACATTAGTTTGATTTTATTAATTTTAATTATTGCTATAATAGGAATTATGTATATATTAATACCTATAAATAACAATAATATAATATTTGAATTTATTGGAATCAGTATATATTTATATTTACTTGTTAAGTCTACTTAATATTGTTCTTTTAGTAAATGTTGATAAAATAATTTTGTATTATCTTTATTTGAACTTACTTTATACGTTATAGCTTTATTATATACTTTATTAAAACCATCAACATTAATAAAATGTTCTAATATTGTCAAATTAGTATTTATATTATAATTTTTTTTTAAATACATGTATACAAGCTTTAATTGTTCATCAAATTCAATTCTATACTTATTTCTATATATATTAAAATATATACCTATAATATATCTATTACTTTTTATTGTATGATATGTTATGTATATATCAGAATATTTATTAATTTCTTCAATTCTTATTTTTAATTTATTTTCTATAAATCTACTAATTTTAGTATCTTTATCAATATTAGCAAACTTATATAAATCATCTAAATATATAATTCTATACTTTATTGGTTCATATTGTTTTAATAAACAATATAAAATAATAGAAAAATCATATTTTAGCCTTATTATGTTTTTAAGCTCAAAAATGATGAAATTAGACTTTAATCTTGAAAAGGTATTTTTATACTTAGAATTTATTCCAAAAGAAATTAGACCTAATTTTGGACGAAATATGATATGTTTAAATATTATTTTATTATTTACTTTTAATCTTGATAAAATATTTAAATCTTCTTTTAAAATTTTATAATTGTTACTATAACCAAAATACTCTACTATGTCAACACTTCTAAATATATATTCATTAATTTTTAATTGCTTTGACTTATTATTTAAAAATCCATATATATTACATAATAATTTTAATCTTCTAAAATTCAATTGAAAAACATCAGGAAAGTTTTCCAAATAATGTATTTTTACTTTTGCAAAAAAATCAAGATTGTTATACATTTTTATATCCTTATTTTTTTTTATTTTTTTATTTTTTTACGTCTTATTATAACTATTATAATAGTTATATATAGTTATAGGCATACTTCAACGCCTGTCATATCAACGTGTTCAGAGGTCGAAAAACTTGTCTATTATGTACTATCCCTTGTCTCTTATGTACTATTACTTGTCTATTATGTACTATTACTTGTCTATTATGTATGCCCTCTACAACCCAGTTTATCACTGGGCTATAAAGGAGTTAAATTTTGTAAAAACAATCATTTTCAAACCACTAAAACAAAATCTTCAACGCATTGATACTACTTGCTTTTGAGGATTTTCAATCAAAAAACTTTTATTTTTGTAATTGTAAATTTTGTAAAATTTAATCATTTCAGTGGTAATCATTTTTACCAATTCTTTACTATATAAAAACTCTTTTTTGGAATTTATTAGATTTAAATTTTCGATTAATTTAACAAATTTTTTTTCTCTTTCGCTCAATGCATTTTTATCATTATATAATTTATTTACTATTTTTTTTACTTCTGATACATTAAAAGCTGAAATTTTACCATTGTTTATTAAAAATTCATCATTAACAGCACCATTTTTTATTAGCCCTATTCTTTCACCCAACTCTTTTGTTTGTTTGATTATTTCATCATTAGTTGTATATTTTTCAAAAATTGTTGTTTTATTAAATTTGTCATATGAAATTTTTTCCAACATATTTTTTGTATCATTACTTAAATCACTACATTTTATTTCTTTTATAATTTCATTATATGATTTTAACATATAAAACACATCCTTTTTACTCTATAATATCTATTTTATCAGGCTTTATAAATATAATTCCATTTCTAACTCTATCTATAAAGCCTGTTATTTTCTTTTTTTTATTCATATCATCATCTTGTATTTTTATATTTTTATACAAAAACACATTATATCTACTATTATCATTTATATATACATAATACATTTCTGTATATCTGTTATGCTTCTTTATTTCAGTACATTCAAATATAACTCTTGAACCTACATATCTTTCAATATCTCCATCATTTATTGTTTTTTCAATATTTATAGTTTGAATTATAGTAGGTTCATTATATTTTATTTTACTTGTATTTTTAAAAAATACAAATGAAATTATTATTACTAAAAAAAACATTGTTATTATTTTCATTTGTATTGGAACTTTTTTTTTCATTAAAAAATATTTAACTCCTTAGCTTTATAAAACCATCCAACAAATTCATCTGAAATCATATCATACAATTCTTTATTGCTTATTTTTGTTATATCTTTAATCTGTTTAAAATCTACATTATCTATTTTTCTTTTGCTTTCATCCATATCATCTAAACTTTCTAAAAATTCAAACCTTTCATTGTTTCCAATTCCTATAAAAAACCAAAAAATCGGTTTTTCTGCTGATTGTATAATTAATTCTTTAGCTTGCTTTTTATTTGTTGTACATCCATCTACAACACATAATATCAATTGAGGTTTTTTATTACAATGTTTTAATATTTCTTTTATCATTGCCACATAATTTGTACCACCAAAATACCAATCTTTCTTTTTATTAAAACCCATTATTTCTTTTTTAACATAATTTTCATAGTTATCATCTTTCACATGCACCTTTAATTCTTCACAATACACTGAAAACGGATACATTTCCATCTCTCCGTTGTCGTCAAGCTCTTTTGCTATCGCAAAAAATCTTTTTACAATCTCATTTACTGTTCCATCATCATATAATTTCCCACTCATATCTCTTCTATTCATACTTCCTGATATATCACAAGCAAATTTAACTTCAGCTTCTATATCATGTGCAATATTTGTTTCTTGATATTTCTTTTCTAAGCTTACAGTAAAACTTTGTTTTACTTCTTCTCTTGCTTTTTCTAAACTAAACATATTCATTCTCCTTTAAATTTTTATTTTTCAAAATATTATTTCATCAAAACCTTCTTTTTTCATAGGTATTGTAGATTCTTTATATTTTCTTTTTATTGTTTCTTTAAAATCATCAAATTCAGTTCTTTCCAAAACCACATCTAATGGAGTATCTATTACAACACATTTAACACTATATTTTTTTCCATACTTTTTAACCAAATTAAAAATATTTTTTCTTCTTTCAATTGTAAGATTAGTTTCATCTATAACCACATTATATCCTTTTTTTAAAATATAAATCAATATATATTCTCGTATTGCCTGTATCATTGGTTCAAAACAAGCAATATATTCTTTATTATGCACACTTTCTCTTATATCATCTGCTGAAACAATTACATACTTATTTGAACTAAATTCAAAACTATAATCACAATATGTGTTAATCGTTATATTGTATTTATTTAAAATATCTTCAAATACATCTTTAACTATATTAAAAAATCTATGTGTTTTTTCTTTATATGCATTTTTATCATTTTTTTCCATAACAATATTTATCATTTTTGTAATATTAAAAAATTCAACCTTGTTCATTACCAGATTTTTTAATATTATATTTTTCTTAATCCATGTGCTTTTACCACTTCTAGGCAATCCACACATTACTATCATTTTATTCATCTTCTATATTCTCCATTCTGATTTTTTTTATTGTATCAAAAAATCCTAAAAACAATGGATGTGGTCTATTTGGTCTTGATTTAAATTCTGAATGAAATTGTACTCCAACAAAAAATGGATGTGTTTCTTTATCCAATTCAATTATTTCAATCAAATCTAACTTTTGATTAAAACCAGTGAACTTCATTCCTTTTTCACTTAAAATCTTTCTATATTCATTATTGAATTCATATCTATGTCTATGTCTTTCATTAATTGATATTGTTTTATAACATTCATATGCAATCGAATCACACATCAAATTACATGGATAACTTCCTAATCTCATTGAACCACCAACTTGTTTAACATATTGTTGGTCATTCATTAAATGAACAATATATTCAGGATTTGTTATCATTTCGTTTTTAAATTCTTGAGATGTTGCATTTTTAATATCACAAACATTTCTTGCAAACTCAATACACATAATTTGCATACCCATACATAAACCTAATGTTGGTACATTATTTTCTCTTAAATAATTACATAATGTTATCTTATTCTCCATGCATCTGTCTCCAAATGCTCCTGGTATTATTACACCATTAAACATCTTCCATTGTTCAATGGTGAATTGAGACTCTATATCAACAAACTCTACCTCTATATTTATATTTTGATTTATAGCAATATGTTTTATAGCTTCTTGTACTGAAATATATGTGTCGGTTCCATGATATTTTTCTGCTATTGCAATTTTATATATATCTAATCCTATTGGATTCCACTTTTTATATTCAACTTTTTTTTCATCATAACTTATTCCTATCTTCAAAGACAAGATTCTTAACAAACCTTGACTTTCAAAATATTTTGGCAAATCATAAATATTTGAAATTGTTTCACCAAATAATATATATTTTACATAGTCTTCTAATTTATCTTTTATGTGTTGTTTATCATTATCAGTCAAATTTTTATATGCTCTTACAATTAATATATCTGGTTCAATCCCATAACTACCAATTGTTTTGACTGAATTTTGAATTGGTTTAGTTTTTATTGAACCACTTTCACAATCTAATTTCGATAAAAACAAACACACACATTTATTTTTAATCATAAGTTTTTTTATTGCATACAAAATTGAATCTGCTTCATAATCACCTACTGTTCCACCAACTTCAATTATTACTACATCTTTTTCAATCCCTATTTTATTTATTTTTTCAATTATTTTATCGGTTATATTAGGTACTATTTGAATATCTTTCCCTAAAAATTCACCATTTCTTTCAGCCAAAAGCACTTCATTTGTTATTTGACCCATTGTCATACATGAGTCTTTTAAAAGATTTTCGTCTAAAAATCTTTCATAATGCCCCAAATCCAAATCAGTTTCTTTACCATCTTCAGTTACAAAAACTTCACCATGTTGGTCTGGATTCATAGTTCCACAATCAATATTTAAATATGGGTCTATCTTTATTATACCAACACTTAAATTCATTTTATTTTTTATAAGTTGACCAAGCGAAGCAGCTAACGCACCTTTACCTAAACCACTTATTACTCCACCAATTATTGGTATATAAATTGGCATAATACCACTCCTTTAAATAAATATTTTTTTTATTATATCATTTTTATTTAATTTTTTATATAATATAATAAAAAAAAGGAGTGCTTTAATATGATTGTAAACAATATATTTTTAATCAGTAAAATAAGTAAAACAGAACTTAAAGATATTAAAGGCCTGAATTCAATCAATGATTCACATGTTTTAATGGATATAGAAACATTCAGTCAAATTAAAGATTTGATTTCTACGCTTTTAAAATCACATAAATTTGACGAATTTAATAAAGTTAAAAATTATGCAGATTTAATACGTAAAATATTAGATGATTAATATATCAAAATTTCGTCCAAAATGATACCTAAAATCTATTTGAATTTTGATATGTAATAATATGTATATCGTAATAATAAATAAACAACATGTAAAAATGACTGAAAAAACATTATATATTGTAAAATGATTTATTAAATTTAAAATTTTCATAATTTGCCCAAATAAAAATATTCCAATACCTAACATAAATATTTTTTTTGATTTTTTGTTCAATTTTTTAAACCCATTAATTATTTCTTTAAAAATTTTCATAATTAAACTCCACATTATCATATTATTATCTCTTCTATAAATTTTTCTTTAAAATCATATTCTTTTTTATTTTTGTTCCATTCTGCTTCTGTATATTGAAATGCCCATTTTATCTGATGCTTTTCAACCATTTTTTCTCTTGCTTTATCCCATGATGTAGCATAAACTTTTTGTGCATATCCTTCATTTTGTTGACCAAAACCAAATGTAAAAAAAAATCTTTGGAAATCATTTTGAATATTTTTATTTCTCCATAAATATTCAAAATATTTTGAATATTGTAAATATGCTGTAAATAATAAACCAAATGAATCATATCCAAATGATAATGATTCTTGAGAAGTTTTATTATACATATTACCACCATAAAAAATATAATAGTCTACTTTAAAATAAAAATCTAAAGGTAATATTTTATAGAATTTTATTTGTATATTATCTTCACTAAAACCAGATTCATATGCTATATGTTTTAATTTATCTATCCAAATTACTAAATCATAAATATCATTTTTTATAGAACCTTCTTTAACTTGTTCTTCTTGTTCTTTATATTTCAAAAAAATATTTTCTGGATGCATAGTAAGAATTCTAATCTTTAATCCTTTTTTAATTTTTTCTTTAATCAAATCAGTTTGTGAGTCTCTTAATGATTTTAAACCATACGCAATAACATCAAGATGTTTTGACATAGTTCTCATTTTTTTATCACATACTTCATTCATTTCTTTTCTTGTTTTCCAAATTTCAATCAATTTTAACACTCCTTTTTCAATTTTATATTTTATTATACAATATTTTTATCTATGATATAATTAAATTAATATTATTTTTTGGAAGTGATATTATGAATCAATGTTTTTTTTGTAAAAATTCATCTTATGATTATCATATAAAATATCTTGAAAATGATAAAATTATGTATGTTTGTTTAAAGTGTGTTTGGATTCAAAATATTCCAATTAAATGTAATATTTGTAATAAAAATATTGTTCAATATCATGTGCATGGTATATCAATATGCAATGAATGTGCTAGAAAAATTATTTTATAAGGTGGTGTGTATATTGATATATTTGGTTTTTATATTTTATATGTTTTTAGTATTTTTTAATGATGAAGTTTTCAAAAAAATAAACAATAAAATTATATCATATTTATATTATCCAACAATATTAATAGTAGCCTTATTTATTATAATTTTAGCTACTATTAATAATAATTTTATTCTTTTTATGCTTACAATTTTTGTATATTTTATTCGATTATTTTTATATTCTATAAAAAATTAATATTTTTAATTTTGAAATTCATTAATACATTTTACATATATTTCAAAAAATATACTTTCAGCAATTTTCCCTAAAATTAACTCATTTGAATTGTTAACTTTAGATAAATATATATCTGGAATTACATCTTTTTTAATTAATGTTTCAACTATTTGTTTTGTAGTTTCTATTGAATATTTTTTCATATTGTTCAAATTTATTTTTATAGATTCATTATTTTTATATTCATTGTATATTTGATTTAACAATTCAATATATATATCTTTTTCTAATTCATTTAAAGTATCAATTGTTTTAAATATTTTATCTTTTAATTGTTTTATTTTTTTATTTTCTAAAACAATCCATTTTTTTAATTTTATATATTCAGAATCATTATCTTTTATATATATATAATTTTTGCTGCCATCCAATTTTAATATATAATTAATAATTAATTTTATAAAAAATCTATTATTGAACAATTTTACAAATTCATCTTTAAATATTACATTATATTTATAATTCAATTCTATATATGTTATAAAATCTTTAATATCAAAGATTTTGTATACATCATTATTATATTCTACTTCATTTTTTAAATTAGATATATTTATTGTTATTATACAATAAATATGACGTGCTACATTATGAAAATCTATTTTTATATTTTTTGGTACTGATTTTATACATGCATCCATATAATATTTATTTAGGTTAAAATGAAAATTAGATTCATTAATTTCTTTTATACTTATAAATTATTTATCTGCTAAATCATTTATTTTTTCTTTTATTTTTTCAATATCAATTTCTTTTACATGTCTATACACCATATATTCTTTTACATCAGTATATTTTATTATTGTATTAAATTCGTAATACGAATCTATTAAACTTACTAACCATAAAAACATGTATATCTTCATTTGAATATCATCTGGCAAAAAATCATTATTACGTTTTTCAAGTTTTTCTAAAACATTTTCTTTCATTGAATAATCATAATTGTCAATTGTTGCATTTTCATTTAATACAATTATTCCTTTTTCATGAAATTCTTTTAACAATTTAAATATTTTTATAACACTTACATCTTTTAAATCATTAATAAATCTTATTCTTTCTGCCATATCAGGTATTGATATTTTTTTGTTTTCAATTATTGAAATCTGTAATTCAGCCAACAACGAACTTTCAATACAATCTTTTGATTCTATAATTCCATTTAAAACTTCATCGATATTTTTGTTTTTGTTCATTTAAAAACCACCTTTTTATATTAATTAACTAAAGTTAAACACATACATTTTTTGAATGCATTCATAATATTTGAATTAATAGAATACATAAAATTTCCATCAATACATATACTTTGATGAATATTTATCAAATTCATTTTTCCAAATTCATGTATATATTTTTTTATATCATAATATTTTGTAAAACTGTATTTTTTTGTATTTTTTAAATATTGAATTATGTAATCAATATCTATTTCAAATTTTATCAAATGATTACAATTATTTTTATATTTAAAATATTCTGTAAACAAAAAATTTAAAACATCAGATTTTTCATCAAAACTATTTAATGTGTTAAAAATATATTTTTCAAAATCCATAAATTCACACCTTATTTTTCGTATGTTCCTTCAACTTTTCTTTTTTCACGGTCTTTGGTTCTTTTTTCAAGTTCTAAAATCGCACTATTTATATCTTTTATTGCGTTTTTATTATACTCACAAGCTAATCCACCTTTTTGAAACTCATTCAATCTATCGACACAAATATACAACAAATCTTCAATTGATATACCGTTAACTCCTTGAGAAAATGGTTGGTTTTGAAAATTCAGTATACACAATATACTTTCAACATCATTTTTCATTGAAACCAAATATTTATTTATACCATTGCCATCGCTTTCATCTCTGTAAATATCAACATTTTTGTTTGAATGTTCAATCAATTTTAATTGTTTATTGCATTTATTTGATTTTTTTTCATCACACATCAAAATCACTCCTTTTTTTGTATACAAAAATTTTATATCAATTTCCCATATTTTGCAACACAAATATTTATTTGTCAAAGACCAAATTCAAATTTTGTCTATTCAACATTAGTATACAAACCTTCAAAAAATTCATCATCATATTTTCGCTGCTCATAGTTTGTTGATTGAATAGGCTTTTGAACATATTGAACCTGTGACTTTTGTTGTGGTACATATTGAACTGGTGTTACTATTTCTTTCAACACAGTACTATAGAAAAATCTTCCAATATCATAAATCACATATCTCACTGATTCCAAATGATTTTTAAAATTGTTGACATAATGCAAAAGCAGCTCTTTTGCTTTTTTACCTTTTTTCCTAAACAATGCTTCAATACAACCCTTTATCAATACAGCATTGTATTTTTCTTTAAACGTTTTTATAATTTCACAAATAAAATCATTGTCATTTTTTGTAAGTGGTGTTTTTATAAATTTCTTTTTCGATTTTGATTTATTTTTCATGATACATGATATATTATTATATATATTATTATTATATATATCATGAGTATCACGTGCCATTTTTGTCAATAGCTTTTTATTGCACTTTTTATCAGTGTTTGAAGCTATTTGACACTTTTGGCATTGACCATTTTTGTCAATAGGTTTATCAGTACCATTTTTGTCAGTACCATTTTTGTCAATAGGTTGTTCTGGTTCTTTCTTACAATTATCTGGATTGTTTTTGTTATCTTTATCTTCATCAAGATATTCTATATTATAAAGCTCAATAATATATTTATCTTTAATTGTATAT